CCTGTGTTACTGCTCCCGCCTGTATTGCTGCTTTCAGTTGTGCCGCTGCTTTCAGTCGTGCCGCTGCTGCCGCCTGTACCGCTGCTGGTAGTCGTGGTACTGCTTTCAGTCGTGCCGCTGCTGCCGGTGGACGGCGCGCTGCTTCCTGATGTCCCGCTACTGCCAGTAGACGTTGAGCTGCTTTCAAACGCGCTGCTGCTGGGCGGCGCCGCGCTGCTGGACACTGTGCCGCTGGACGGCGTACCGCTGCTGGAAACGGCGCCGCTGCTTGTCAGCGTGCTGCTGCTGTAAGGCGCGCTGCTGTCAGATGTTGCGCTACTAGACGGCGTAATACTGCTCGAAACCTCACTGCTTGCCGACGAATTACCGCTCGACGGCAAGTTGCTGGACAAGCCGCTGCTCGCGGTTGACGTCGTGCTTTCGTTCGTAGAGGTATAGCTGCCGCTCGATACGCCGCCGCTGCTGCTTGAGGGCAGGCTGCTGCTAGACACCAGACTGTTGCTGGACGGCAGGCTACTGCTGCTGCTAGACACCAGACTGCTGCTGGACGGCAGGCTACTGCTGTTGTTGCTGCTGTTGCTTGACGAGCTACTACTCGGCCGCGAGCTGCTGCTGTTGCTCGAAGAGACGCCGCTGCTGGACGAAGATTTGCTGCTGGAGCAGCCGCCGTTAACGAATACTTCAACATCTTTTGGCGCAAAAGGAATGACAACTTTACGGTCTGCAGAATTTGTCAGTTTGCTGTAATACGGTGTTTGACGCGAGTCAACAATTTTGTTGATCCACACGTGGCAGGCCACGTCTGTGTCTACAACCGTATACTCAAAGTAAAACGCAGTAGCCAGCGTGTTTAGCGCTGGATCAACAAGATCAGCCAATCTTTTATCGGCGCCGTCTTTGTCAAACGCAAACTCAAGCTGCAGTTGTTCAAGCGCTTTGGCGCCGCGATTTTTGGGGCTGTTGAAATTAACAACAAACCGCATTTTTTGGCCGGGCACAAACGTCGGCGTGTCTGTTAAAAACGCGCGCGGCCGCGCAGGCGGCACAGCTGTAAAAGCGGCGCGCATCGCCATTGGCGAGCTTACAAGCTCAACTTCTGAATCGACTGGGCAGCACTCGCTGCAATCTGGGATGGCCCCAACAAGTTTGAAATTGTATGTGTTTGGTTCGGCTTCGGGTTCTGTGATCTGCAGCGTTAACGTCGGTTCTTCGCCGCACGCTGTTGTGGTAATTTCAGATTCTTGTTCAACAAGATTTACGGGCCGTTCAGGTGATTCAAGCGTGAACGTGTAATGCTTGTCTTGGCAACCTGACGGACCGCTAGACGCAACTTCTACGGTTAGTTTTGGCTTATCTCGACCCGGCGAAGATGTGTTGACGCATGTTGCTGTAATTTCAGGCGTGCACTGCGCAGCCACGCCTACAGCAACCGCCATGACATATTCGCACGGCATATCCGGCGCTGTCGGCGCCGTTTTTGTAATAACTACCGCGCCTGTTGGTCCAGATGCTGTGTATACCGACACGGTGCCCGTAATCGTCGGGCAGGGCCTTGGCGGTGGAAATTCTGCGTCAAGATTGATCCGATACGCGCAACCAGTTGCGCCGGGTCCGCTAACAGAGAATGCGAATGTCGGCGCTGACCGGCCTGGCGTGACAATTACGGTTGACGTTGCAGTAATTTCTGGTGTGCACGGCGTAGGTACGCCGACACCCATTGTTAACGCAAACACACATTCGCCGTTCGGGCCAGTCGTTGGCGCGGCGCTTAAAAATCCAGTAGGTGTTGCTGCGTGGTAAACCGCGCCTGTGGCAGTAATTTCTGGTGTGCATGGCGGCGGCGGCATCTCAAGCTGTAAATTGAAATCAAACTTGCAACCAGAGACCCCCGTGACGCCAAATACGAGTGTGGGCGACGAACGCCCCGGTGTAACTATAACGCTGCCGGCCGCAGTAATTTCGGGGCACGGCGCTCTAGGTACGCCAATTTCAACGCCGAGCTCAAACTCACAAGTTCCGGGCGTGTTCGACAACGGTTCAATCGTGATTGCGCCGGTAACCTGGCCGTTATCAGTCAAGTAGGCACTGAACACGCCAGTGATGACCGGACATCCGGGCGGCGGCAGATCAACTTCCAGGTCGATGTCGAACGTGCACTCGTCCGCCGCTGAACAGCCGTGCTGCACTACGGTTTTGTTGACCGAAAAATCCAGCCGCGGGATCGTTACAGCCGGACTATAAACGAGTGCGCCCGTTACGTTGATCGAGGGGCACGGCGGCTTTGGGATAGGGATATCAAGATCTAGCGCCAGTGCAAATTGACAGCTATCGTTTGTACTGCAGTCTCCGGGAATGACTTCTTTGATTACGTACAGCGAGCCTTGCGGTCCAGGTACGCAGTCGTCGTAGCCGACGTTTACGTTAACTGGGCCGCCCTCAATGGTCGGGCACAGGGCGGGCGGGATCGGAATCGCGATATCCAAATCAATCGCAAATTCGCACGCGGCGGCGCTGCTGCAATTGCCAGGCCGCGTTGTTTTTGTGACCCGCAGCTCGCCTGTTGGCCCCGTGATGGCACAGCCAGGCCGCGCAATCTTGACGTCGACGCCTACGCTGCCCCCCGTAATGTCAGGGCACGGGGGCTTCGGAATCGGGATATCAAGATCCAGATCGATCAAAAAACGACAGGCCGCGTTGTCTACCTTCGTGACAAACAACGAACCCTGCGCCGGCCCCACGCAATCTTCGTAGCCAACGTTTACCTTAACTGGGCCGCCCTCGATCGTCGGACACGGCACCGGAGGGTCGCGCGGCGTTAGCGGCGGCGTGCAATCGAATATGGGCGGCGGGGCGGGCGCAATCGAGCAATCCGATACAAAGTCAAAATCCAGACTTGGTACCGAGCCGATATTGTCGCACTTGTTTGGATCAAAAAGCGGAGCTGCCATTATGCGCCTCCGCCAGCCGCGCAATTTCCTGCGATATTGTTTGTGGCCAGCGCTACGCGCACGGTATGAGTAGCCGGATCTGTTGTAATTGTGACGCCGGTGTCGTGACTAATATTGACGTTGGCGCCGCCGACGCCATTGATGGTGGCAATCAATTCATTGCACGCCGGACCGCCGCTGAAAAACTTGCTGTCTGGCGGCAGCGGCTCGTCTTGATACAGCGGCAGCTCGCCGCCATATTGGCACTGTTCGGCGTCGAGCGGTGTGCCACCGTTTTTTTCTGCGCCGACGCGCAGCTCGTTTGTCCGATCTAGTTGCCGAATTTTGCAGTTGTAACCTTCTCGAACTTTTAGGTTGCCCTGCATGCACCGCGCGTTCACGATAATATGCCGGGTCGTGTCTCCGACACTGTCACTGCACTCTGAGTATTCGTCGCCTGTTGGCGGCAGCGCCAGCACTCGGCTAAAGTTACCCAGATTTACAGACCGCACATAACTGCGGACTAAGCTCTGCAGCCGGGCCGGTTCAATTACCCGGTCGTCTGCCGAAAACGTGATCGTTTGTCCGGACTCGAGCCATTCGGATAGTGCCGTCAACGGGCCCGTGACTAAAAACCCCTCCCACACGGGCGCGGCGTCGCAACCTTCTTCGGTGGTTTCGTCATCTGAGCTGGCGTATTCGTTTTCCCACGGCAGCGCGGTTTCAGCGCGTTCAAACACCAACGGAATTTCAGCAGCGCCCGGCGCGTTGGTCGAAAACGTGAATGTGTAGAGACCGCCAGCTCTAGAAATAGACGACAGCCAGACCCGGTGTAAGCTGGCGTCAAAACCGCTAGTCAGGCCAAGAATGAATCCGGCGTCGACAACAGTCGAATCCGGCAGGGCCGGGCCGGTATAGTTTGCGATATAGATGAACGGGTATGCGCGATACTCGTTGTCGTTGTAAAACCCGGGCTGCGGCATACTACACCACCTTTCGGCCGACGGCGTCTATTTTAATGTTTCCGTCCTGCACGAATACCCGCAGCACCGTATCTGTGGCGCCGTGAGCTGTGGCCGTAAGTGTAAAGTTACCAAATTCGTCTGGCCCGCAACCGTTAATGGTTTTGACGAATCGGCGGGATTGAAACCGGTCGTACGGCGCGCAAAGATATCTTTGAAACAGCGGCTCTCCGGTGATGTCCACACGAATAACGTCGGGGGCCGCCTGGCGCACCATCACCCCGCGGTCGCCGACAAGCCAAACGTCTTCGGTCAACAGTTCGGCTGTCTCTGTGGTCAGCCCGCGCACGCCAGGCGATTTCACCGGAATAACAACGCTTGCGACAAACTGCGCCGACGCGGGCCTAAATGTGTGCGTCTCCGCCGGCCACGCGGCAAAACGCGCCAGCCCCAGTTGCGTTGAGAGCAGCATGCCGCACGGCCGGCCCAGTGTGTCCAGCAGAGTTACGACGCCGTCCGCCGGCGGGTTGAGCGCGCTAAATGTACCTGCGGCCCTAGTTTTAGACCCGACGTCTCCAATCCCGATGGTGACCTCAACAGCTGTCACAGTCACTGACGAAATGTAGGTTTGGTGATCGCCGTCAATGACGTACAACGAGGCGTCAATGAATGTGTCGCGGCCGATATCGAGCTGGCGTTCGACAGACAGCAGACTGGCTGTGTCGGCAAACGGGTACCGCGAGTCGGCCTGCTCGTCGCGAAACTGCGGAAATAAGATGCGGGCGTCAGCCATGACTAGCTCTCAAGAATTCGGAATGAGTTGAAATACGTGTAAGCCCGATTGCTGAATAACCCTGCCTGCCCAATCGGGTCGCCGTAATTTTCAATCGGCACAGCAAACGTCACAGTCGGCGCGGTTCCGTCGAGCGACTCTGCTTCGACGTGCACTACCGCGCTTGTGCCAACAATTTCTGGCCGCGCCGATAGCCTGTACCACTTGTTGACGTATGTTTTCAATCTGGCTGAGTATTCCAGCACGAACTGCGCCCCGTTGTAGCGCAGCAGCCGCAGCGCGGATTGGTCTGCGTCAATGACCGCTGCAAAATACGTGGTCGGAATACGCAGCGGCGTGTAGCCGGGCAGATAGTTCAAAACCAAACCGCCGTTCTTGCTCAACCCGTCCGCCGTGATAAACAACTCTGTGCTGATTGTGCGGCCGGCGGCCCAGTCGCTGGCGCAGTTTTTGTAGAGTGACAGGTTGACACCGACAATGTTGGCTGAGGCGTACGTGTAATGTGTTGAGTACGTTATGGACGCATTCAGCACGTCGCTGAAATGCCAATTCTCCGCCAGCGATGAACTCAACGAGTTTTCTGGGCACGCGTCTGGTGCTTCCAGCGAGTCAAAAACGAAAAGCCCCTCTTTGACAACAAAATTAGGGGCGGCGCCGTGCGTGAACTTCACGCACAACGGCAGCGCTGCGCAAATTGACGAAAAGCTTTGATCCGGTAAGCTAATCGACGACTGCACGTCTGGCGGCTGCGGTTGCTCTGGAATTTGAGTAACCGGGTTGTACCAGTATGCGTCGTCAGAATTTGCGCTCGGGTTGCAGTCGTCGGCGTAGCGCCGCCGGCTTTTTGTTACGCCGCGGTTGCACGCCTCAGACAGGCCTGTGTCTGTGATGATGTCGATTCCGTCGCACGTCCATATGGCCTCCGACTGCCCGACGCGCTGGATGTTTTCGCGAATCTCATAGCCTGTGAAACCGTCTAACACCAGGTTGATGTTGCCGTCGCAATCAGGAATCACGCCGTTAATGGTTTCAATCGGCGGTTTTGGGCATGTGCCGCTTTCCGGGCGCTGCCCACACGGGCCAAGAAAGTATTCCAACGGATTGCGACCTTCAATGTCGCCTTCAAGGCGCAACACGATTGCCGGCGTGTCGACGCCGTCGATTGGGTGTACCTCGTATTGCGCTGTCACCGGAGCCAGCCCGGAAATTTTGATCACGCCGTCAAGCGTCGTTGCAAGGTTTTCTTTACCCAGCGTTTGAACTGGCAGCGGCTGATATGCGCGGGCACAACGCGGCAAAATTAAAGATTGCGCGGGCGTGCTGTACCTACCAATGAACGGCGTATCAATACCGCGGCCGAAAACAACCCAACCAGCAACTCCTGGCAAAACCCCAGTAACGGCATAATGCACGTTAGCTGTTACTGGTCGCGGTGCCGTGACAGCTGCCACAATTGTTGTTTCTGTCGCGGCCGGGTTATCCGCCACGCCGAAAACTACTGTGACCACATTTGGCGCTACAGTGATGCCTTGTACAAAAACATACCGACCTAGCGTAATCGGAAAGCGCAGGTGACAATCCACGAGAATATCGTCGCGGATCGTGCTGCCAGCGTCGTCTTCGCCCGTACTGGTTTCGTCCAGCGGATAACGCCGTGAAGCCTGCAGGTCGTACCAGTTTTGATTGCGTGTAGACATGTGTTACTGCTGGCATTCCAGTGTGTTGCCGTTCTCATCGCAGCTGAGCGCCGCAGAATCACTTCCGTACGCAAACGAAGTCGGGTCAGACGGCTCAAGCAGAATCGGCGCGCCGTCAAGTTCGCCGGTTAAATTAACAGTTACAGCATACGGATAGTTGTTTGGGGTGAGGCGTAACCTAAACTTGACGTAAGCCGAATTACCGACGTCCACAGGCGGCAACGTAGCCGAGAAAACTGGCCACGCGCCATCAATGGCGAACGGTTTACCGGCCACGCCAGGCGCGTACATTGTGGTATGGCCGCAAACCAGTTCAGCAGTTGCGTTATCCGGATACGTTGAAAAATTTGCTGTCATGGTGACAGATTGTGCGCACCGCTGCTGTTGGTTGCAAAACATCAAAACCACATCGAGCAACGGGCAGAACTGCGGCGTCAAAAAGGCGCGCAATGGTTTTTGCAGTCGGCAGTCTCGTTGCGTCACCCAGCGCTCGATGTTGTTTTCGTGCAACAATTTGGCTTCATGTGTGCGGGCGCCAATTTTTTTGTACCGATTGCGGACTCGGTTCATATACAACGCCGTCTCGCGATAATCCGGGCAATCGCAGCACGCCGGGCAATTGCTGCCGATTGCAATAACAGGCGCCGAGTTGGCGTAAATAGGCGTAACAACGCCCGGCGCGACGAGCGCCGTGGGGCGCCGTGTCCACAGGCAGTCGCCAGATGTAATTGTGAAGTCCCCGTATTCATTTGCGCGCGCGCCGCCAATTGAATAAATCGGCGATGTCGCATCTGCGGTACAGTCGGCGTATTTTCCGGTTCCGGCTCCGGGTTCGGCTATAAAGGTAATCTGTGTTTCGTTTCTGACGCCGGCCGCGGCTAACGCCGCGGTAGCCAGCCGGATGTTGTTGCCGCCACCAAAGATAATGCCGGTACGTTTGCCGGGGTCCAGCGTCAACGCGCCGCTTTTAACGCGGAGTGACTTCAGCCGCTTTGGCATTCGTGTAACTGTGCGCTCGTCCAATACGGCGCTTTCAGGAACTAAATGCGCAGGCCAATTGCGCGGGGCGGGCTCGTCGGTCGGTTGCCAAGTTTTGTAGACAACCAGGCGGCACACAGCGTTGTTACCGATCCACTCGTAAATATCGTAGTCGGGGCCCCAGGCGCGCGTATCAAATTTGTGGTATGTACTGTCGCCGCCTGCCGGCACCAGCTGTGTCGAGTCAAACACGGTTTGGTCATTGGCGTCGACGATAAGAATATCGGCGGCGTGCACAGGTGTCGGCGCCCACGCTGGGGCAGACGCCGGCGCGCAACCCACGCCGTAAAGCCACTTCACGCGCAGCGGGTGCTCAGCAGCCGGCACATCTGTGCGGTAGAGCCCCGGGTCGTCATACGCCAGGTAGAAGTCGGCGAATAGATATCTAACGTCGTCCGATGGCGCAACAAACGGGTAGTCCAGTCCGCTCTGTGGCTGGACCACACCAATTCCGCGGCGGCCTTTGGGCGATTCTGTGAACTCGTCGCAACTCATGGTGCCCCTCGGTTAGCATGTGCTGCAGCCGGTATCGCCCAGGCGGCTCCCCAGAACAACCAGGGACATCTGCGTCACTTCTGAACTCAGCCGCGTCACAAAGCTCTGCAGAGTTGTTACACCATCGCCAAAGCGATCGATCTGCGTTGTAATAGCGTCAAGCTCTGTACACCCGCAGCACGGTTGCGCGCAGGTGTCAGACAAAAACAAACCGCCAGTGACTCGCGCAACATCGACGCACTCGCCTTGGTTGATCTGAAAGTTGCCGTCCTTGCTGCATTCGCCGTTGATGCACCGAATACACGTTCCCGTGTCATGCACGTCGCAGAAGCAATCTTCGTTAAGATTCAGCCCTGAAATGGCGCTGAACGTGATTGTCGGATCTTCGTTCTCTTGAGTGGTCAACCCAAGCCGCATGTTCGTCCCGGCGGTCAAAATGACGTCGCCGTAAATCGGCGCGCTCACTTCGCCGCTGTTCGAGATTCGCAGCCGTGTCACGGCCCGGATGTTCGGCACAATGGCGTCTGGCTCGAGCTGGCCGGCTGCGGGCGAGAAAAAATACCGGCCGGGCGGTAGCGCGTCGATCTCGTCAAGCCGGCCAATCACGATTTGCCCGATGGTGTCGGCAAAATCGTCAATGCCGCCGAGCGCGTAAGCTCTGTTTGGCGAGTACGTGCTCTTTGCAATATTGGCTGCTGCAATATCTGGGTTGTCTTCTGTATTCGTTTCGCCGGCGTCATAGCCGATGGTGATGTTGTAACCGGTCGGCGCCAACAGCAGACTTTTGATGTAGAACTTCTCGGGCGCGATGTTCAGCCCGGCGTTCACGGGCAGTTTCAGCGCCACGATAAAGCTGTCCGGCAACCGAATCGTGTTCAGCGTGTCTGTTTTGCTAGCGCGCTCAGTCAGCGGATAAGACCGCTGCGAGTTGTGGTTGAGCCACTGCAGATTCCATAGGCCCAAACTCATTATCCTGCCCTCCCGGCGCGATATTGAGCTTTACGCCTACGACGATTGCACTCACGACAGTAAGCAGCTAGGCCGGACGCGGTATGGTTATCTCGATTAAAATCTGCCGCCTGTTTGTAATTGCGGCATTTTGAGCACCACACAAGCGACTGCGCTACCTTCTTAGGCCGTGGCGCGGGAAGATGCGCTGTCTTTGTCAGCCACTCCTCCCTGGGCGTATTGGCGTGACGGCATTCCCAGCCTTTATGGTGCCGTTGTTTGCCGACAGCAATCTTGTTCATTGCTGTGCTTGTTAAGTTGTGCAGCGCGCAGAAACGCGAAAGATTAGTGATCGTCGTTTCTACCCCAACAGGATCGCGCACAATAAAACTTTTGGCTTTTGCTTTTACTATGGCGGCTCTAGCTTTTTCCGATTGCGGAACACCTAACGTTGATCCCGCCTTCAATGCCAGATTGAAACCATAATGCTTATTGGTGGCGCGCAGTGTGTCGATCCAGAACTGCTCTCTTTCCAACAGCGTGCCTTTGTCGCATGGCTCAATTACTGAATACACGAACCCCGCCTCGCCGTATTTATTCCAGGCGTGTTGAAGATATGTGTTGTAGTGGCGATTTTTGCGCAACGATGGAAGATGCCTGGCGTACCAGCGGCGATACGTATTTACGCTACTTCCGACATAGACTTTGCCTGTTGAAGTGCAGGTAATTTTGTAAATACCCGGCGTGTTCGGCACCATAACTGCTCACACGTTTAGGGGACAAACACGATACCGGTCATGCGTAACAGTCCGACCTCCGCGCCGTAGTTATCGGTGGCTCCGGCGCGACTGAGTGTCAGCAACACTGTATCGCCCTCAGAGACTGAGAAAACCGCGCTTTCAACCTCGACTGCGGTGTCGATGTTGATTGATGTTGTCGGCACTGTGAATGTCAGCGCGGCGTCGTTCGCGGGTAACGCCATTCCGCCGCTCGCGGGCCTCGCCAGCCGGCGGTAACTCATTGTCAGTGTTGGCAGTACTGCGGTAGCCCGACCAAACAGCTGCGCGCGGATTTTCATCTGCAGCGTTGCGCCCAAATTTGCGCCGGGCACATTTAACCGCACCCGCAGCAGCGATGTCTGCCCGGCTGGGAAACCAAGATATGGAATGTCTTTGTAAAGCCGCTCAACCGTGTCCGACAGCCGAATGATTTGCGGCGAAATTTCGCGCTCTACAAGCTGATCGTTATATGAAACTGTAACGAGGCCTTGGTACAGCAGCGATGTATCGGTACCGGGCAGCCCAAGCGTTGTTTTTTCTGCCGCAGACAGCACGCGGCTTCGGGTGCCTGTAAGCGTCAGCGGTCCCGCGCCAAGGCGCAACCCCTCGGTCACCCACCCCTTGCGAAACTTGAAGTCGTTAGTGATCTGTTTGTACGCGCGGCCGCCTGCGATTTCAGTCGGGTCATCGACAATCGTGAGATTCAAGCCAAGTTGCAGGTCGCCTGTGGTTGCCTCACCGCCGTCACAACTCTGCACAGTGATCGGACTATTTGCCGCAGGACGAAGGCTGGTTACAACACTGCGGTCATTTCCAAATACCATGCGCAGGAAAACAACGCTAAGGCGCATTGCTTCATTGCGCGGGCATTCAGGAGTAACGCCTTGCGCTGTTTCTGCCGCGCCATCAGACAAGCCATCTGTGCTTAGCGTCGCCGGCCAGGGCGCGTCGCCGTAGCAATTGCTCATCCACCAGATCCCGTTAGCATCAACAACGCAAAGACCCGTTGTGCCCAGCGGGATTTCTGTAGCGCCGACTTTGTTTGCGCCCTTGTCCCACAGCAACGCAACGGCTTGCAATGGCAGAGGCGGCCACACGCTAGACAGCTCTGGGTGCTGTGCCAGGTTGTAACCGAACGCTGCGCCGACGGGTGCCCGCCCATTGAAACTTGCGTGATTTGCCGGCAGCCAGCCTTTACGCAAAACAGTCGGGTTTGTGATTGCGTGTTGTCCACTCGAGGCCGCTGTGGTCGGATTGTGCGTGCCGGCGGGCCGCGCTACCAGTTCAAACCGGTAGTGCACATGATCTTCAAGGAAATCGCGTGTCTGCGGCGCCACGATAACCCAGGGCGTATCAGCAGAGCAGGCGTCTTTGGGCCCGAGTACGTGGCATACCGTAACGGTGACAGGCGGCCGTTGCTTAACGAGTTTGCCAGGCTCAACCGCCGACAGATAATACTTACCGGGCGCAATTGGGCCGGTAATCGCATTTGCAAGATCGTTCGCCAACCCGGGAGCAGCGGGCGGGAAGCGTACGATGCCTTGCAGCACAATGTCGCCGAGTGTGCTTGATTTTTTGTTGAAACAGAGCCCAACGCAATCTGAAGACGGCGTTGTAATTAGCGTTTGCGTTGTTGCGTTGTTCTCGACTGCCGCCAGCGCTTTCTCATAACACTGCGTCGTCGCGTTCCAGTACACTGGTTGCCCGGGCAGCACGTCAGGCGCAATCGTAGCGCCTGTATCAAACACCGCTCGGCCAAGCTCCGCGGCGTCTAAGCGGTGCTTAAGGTACTCAGTGCGGTCCGCAAGCGTACGGTCAGGTCGCGATACAACGCCGGCCTCTACTGGCTCTCCGGCGGCGACGTGCTTGATATTGTTCAGCCAGTTGTTGTTGGACATCCGTGTCCTCCAAAGCGTCCGTGCCCGTATTATTCAAACGCGATATCCCACGTGATCCCAATTTGTGCTGACGCTTCTTTGGTCACCTGGTCGCCAGACGCGAACGTTGTACGCGCAAAAATCACGTCTTGTGTGGCGTCGCTGAAGTTGGGCGTAGCTACGAGCGCCGCCGCGGAGATCTTGCTGTTTACCGAGTGGCTAAACGACTTGCCGTGGACGCCAAGCAACCCGGAGGTTTGCGCAAAAAACGTAAGCTGGTTGCCCGACTGTCCAACCGTGAAATAGTCTTCGTAATCCGTTGAAACACCAAGCGTCGGCTCGAGGCGGAGCGGGACACGCAGAAAATCCTGCGTGGCGCTGCTGACCAGGTCGTTGTAGTAATCCAGGTTTAGGTCACGACCAAAAGACGCCACTGTTAGCGGATCCTCGGGAGCACCGACGTTTTCAAATTCGATATACATAGCCGAGATGTGGTACGACGGCCTGCCGGCTTGCGGCCGGAAACCCAGCTGCCGGGCGGCGATGTGACCCCACGAATACTGGATTTGATTGGGTTGGCTGTGCAGCGGCGTCAGCACGCCGTCCGCGGTGACACGCCAAAGGCTGACATGCCCGCGAACGCCCGAGCCGTTTTTTCCAACCTTGTCAGCCGCCATGATAATTCCTCATTGGCACGTTCCGGAGAACACACGTACGGTAGCGCCTTTATCGGTCAGCAGATCCACTCCAACAGTGTCTGTTTTGGGCGCTGCTCCAGTGAAAAACGCCAGGTTTTCAGTCAGGTTTTGCGTCCCATCTAACGTGTCCCGCTGCGCGCCAAGGTCGTAAATTACGATCATGGCGGCGCCGGGGGGTAACAACTGCCGCAGGTGTCTGATATTGTACAGACCAAGCCGATTTTGCCCCAATTTGGCGCCTTTGATTCGTACAAGAAATACGTTGTTGCGCAGAATATTTGCCACAATAAACTGCAGCGGGTTAATAGTTGACGGAAGGTGCTGCGGCCCAGGTTCGTCGACCGGATAAACCTGTGGATCTGTTACGTAGCCCGGCTGTGCCCGCTTGTCGAGGTAGTGAGCCAGCGTGCAACGGCGCGGGCGTGTTTTGTCGCACAGATCGAGCGGTTTTAAGGCCGCTTCAACGCCGCGCATGTGCAACTCGTCAAAAAACCGTGTGACATCGGCCGGAAAACCCCCCAAACCGAAGCTGACGTACGTGTAGCCGCTAGGGTGCGCGGTATTTACCTCCAGCGGCACGTTTTTGTTCTCAAAAACCAGGTCTGAGTAAAAGCACGTGGCCAAAAAGCTGTTATCTAAAGCCAGCGCGCTGACTTCTGCCGGAATTTGCCCGGCTGTCAGCTCGTAAATCTGCAATGCGTCGATCAGCGGCGCGCCGGCGCGCAAAATATCGCCAACAGCCGCGACCGGTGTGGCGGTAGCGGCAAACCTGTACACGTTTTTGTCGGTCGCAATGAACAGCCCGTGCGCGTCAAGCTGCATCGTTTCGACTGTTTCGCGGTCATCGAGCGCCACAGGCACGCCGCAAATAGCCGAAAAAGCCAAATCAAGGTCTGCCGCAGCCGCTCCGCCACTCACGAGCCCGCTGAACACGGCGTTCATCAGGTCTTTGTAGCCTTGACTAGTGCTCAACCGCACGCCAAGCGCGTAACCGAACTGCGTAAACACGTAGTCGTAATCGAATTTACCGTGAAAAATCCAGATCGTGATTTCCTCATCGACGAGCTGGTTGCCAGCGTAAATAGCGCGCCGCAGAAAACCCGGGTTGTCAAACGGGTTTTCGATGAACACGATCGCGTTGCGCGATGTATCCAGCGCGTAATCAACGTTTTCAGTCAGCGCAGCCGTTGGAAAAAGCAGCTTGTTGAATATCTGCGGCGCCTCGGCTAGTTTCGCAGGCTTTGGAAACGCGTATGTTGTCCGCGCAATTGGGCGGTTAAACTGCTCTGGCGACTGATTAAATACCAGCGCGTCGATGTCAAAACGGGCCTGGCCGATTTTGCCCGCGTTCATTTGGCTTTTTCGCACCGTTAACGGCGTCCAGTGCTCGGTGTGATACAGCGGCACTTCGTAACGGCTCAGCGCCGCTACTGACTCGAGCAAATTTCGATGGGACTGAGCCGCTGTCGCGCCTGTAATTTCGGCGTACGAGGAAACTTGATCTACTGCCGTATACGTGCGCGCCCAGAAACTGCCGAGCAGCCCCAATAAGACGCGCGCCCGCTCAAAGTCGTTACCCGGGTAGAAAAACTGCTGTGCGGCCATAGCTCACCTGCTTAGTCGGCAAATCCGGCGGCTTTGAACGAAATCGAGATGTCCGCCTCGTTAACCAGAAACGCTGTTGTTCTGCCGGTAACCATATGGCCTGGGTCGTTTGGGATCTGCAGTACTGCGCTGTCCCGGATATAGCCCACAGAGCCGTCAGGTCTGCGGATGCGGCCAAACATGTCGATGGCGCCCACAGACGCCCTGCCGCTCAAAAACGGCTGTACGGCCGCGCTAATGCGCGACGCGTGCAGCTGCCCTGAGAAGCCAACCTCGCGCACGGCGGCGACGATGGCGGTCTTGATGGGGGCTGTGTCGGCCTCCGCGGCGTTAGCGTCTTTGCGGATGTCAAAAGATATCTTTGTGAAACACGGAACCGCGGCTTTGACGACTACATCGGCGGCCCGGGAGCGATTATCGCGGTCGGAAAGAAAATCTTGAATTTCTGCGATCAGCGGCAGGCTGGCTGTCGTCACCGAATACAAAGCTGTGCTGCTGTTGACTGTCAGGCCAGAAGAGCTGGTATCTGTGTCGACGAACTGGATTACAGCCGTCTGATAGCGCGTGTACGCGCTTTCGGGGCCGCGCAGGTCTGGGGCGAAATCCAGCCCGTCAAAATCGCGCGTCCGGTCGTCTCGGCTGATTGAATAGCCGGTAGCTGTTGTATCCAGCGGCCTCGCCACCCGAACAACCTCGTAAAGGCCGGGCGCCAGATCACGCGGAATAGCGACTTGCCAGAGTGCGCCAGTGGCAGCTTGGCCCTTGTAGACAGCCGGCAAGATATGCTCCCGCTCCTGCGCGCCGGCATTGGTCTGGCAATAGATATCTATCTTGCCGCCGCCTGAAATCGGAAACAGCCCGTGCTGGTCACGGAATTGCTCAGGGTCGCCGCAGCCCAAAACCGAGATGTGCGGGATGTTGGCAAACGCCGCCTGGTTGCGGATTGTCGCAATGTAGTTCTGCCGCCCGCCGATAACCTTGGCGGCCAGACCGCCTGACAATCGGCTAACGTAATCTGCGTTGCTCAGCGGCGCGGCGCCGTTAACAAAGTCAGACGCGGCGAAGGCCCGCGCCGAATTATTGATGATCGTGTCGCAGGTCAATTTTGTGTTACGGCGAATGTTTCCACCTGTACCTACAACGACGGCCTGCACCAAAATGTTCACTGTGTATGTGCCATCCCCGACGGCCAACATTTCGCGCTCGTAGTCCTGTGTCGCGGTAGTTCCCGGCAGCAGCGCCACGAAAGACAACGTCGGTCGAAACTGAATACCGTCAGCCGAAAACGTGACAGCCGACGAAATTGTGGTTTGCACCGGCTGGTTCAGCACAATCGTCACTTCGCCAACAGCTCTGGCGCCGGTGTCTCGTGTCAGGTTGAAATTCGACAGCACCTTGTCGACCAGGGCGGCGTCAGCCAGTGCTGGATTTGCGTTGATCTGCTGCAGGCTGTTGCTGGCCAGCACGCGGGCGATGTTTTCGCGAATAGCGGCGTTCAAAGTGGCGTTGAGGTACACAACCAGATCGTGAAACACGCCGCGTGTCAGCTCAACGTCGGGGTGGCGTTCCTGCAGCAGTTGCGTGAACGTCGCAAACATTGCGTCAATTTGCGCGGTATCGAGCTCTTTCAGGCTGGTAATTTCCAAGGCCATAACGCACCTACGGCAGTGTTTCAATAGGCAAAATAACAGCGCGCGACAGACCGGCGCGACTGGTGATCATAACATGCAAGTTCATGTAGCCAGGCAACAGGGCGACAGACGTTAAATCAGCCGCGGCAAACCGCTCGTCATCCGGCATGCCGGTGTACTCTTCAAGCAGCAGATTTCTCGTGATATACATGTTTTCAGTGTTGAACGCTGCAATTACGTCACTGCGTGTGCGCAGCGCCCCACGGCGAACCAGCGCCATAAACGTCGAGCCTCGTGTCGGCAGGCCGCGCATCGAGCCCAACTCAGTAAGAAATTCCAGCGCCCAGCGCTGCGCCAGTTTTTGAATACCGGTACAAATCTGCCCGCTCGTGTCGCCGTCGTACAGCGCGAGACCCAACTGCGCCTGGCCAGTCGCGCTGACATTGCGAAAAGCCAGGTAGTCGTATTTGCGGTTTGCGTAATCTGCAACAGTCATACGGTACCTCAAACCAGTTATGCGGTGCGGGCGGCCAGGGCTACATCTCGGTCATCCGGCGCGCCGTGTGACTCGCCGGCTTGGATTACTTCTTCAACGCTGGCGAGGAAGTACGAAAAAACACTGTCGGGGTTTTGGCCGTGGCCGTCGAGGCGCCCGTGCATCAACGAGGCGCAGCGCGCGTAGCTCGCGTGCCGAAACCGAAATGCCCGCTCTTCGGTAGCCATAAAGTCAACTTGCCACTTGATGCCGATGAGATCAGCCACCGTGCCGCCGGAACTTCCGGGCCCGCTTAGCACCTGCTCGGAGTACATCTCGTTCAGCTTGTTGCGGTTCCAGGCCGGCTCGTGCAGTGACGGGACATCCAGCAGGTCGCGCGTTTTGAGCGCCTGTGGCACAACCCACGGCCGAAAGTTGTCTAGCGTCTGAAACTGATCAGCCAGCTGCAGCGCTGTTGTTTCAAGCTCGATAATACGCGCGCTAAACGCTCCGTCAACCGAAGCTTTTTTTGTACCGTGACTCATGGCTGCTCCTTAAAATCCACCTTGGGTAAACCGCTTATCGAGCATGGCTTGAATCTTGGCAGCGCGTTGACTTACGGCGCCTGATGTAATGTTCAAACGTTGCGCAATGTCTTGCGTGCTTGTGCGCCGGCGGCCGTTACGCCCAAGCGACATGTCCATGATTAATTTGTCTGTCGGGCCAAGATCTTCATAGACAAAGTTCATCCACGCTTGCGCACCGGTGTCGTGGCCCGGAATTTTGCTGGCGATATCCGCGTCTTCGTTTTCGTAGTCGTTTTCTGTCGTGGTAGTTCCCTCAGCCAGCGGCTGTTGAAACGCGCGAATCTTGCGAATGCGCCGCGAGGACAACATCGTGCTGTCAGCCAGCTCGTCGTCTGTGGGGTCGCGGCCAAGGCGATCGCGCAACTCGTTTTCGCTCTCTTGCAACCTTTGAAAGTCCAGACCGACCTGCTCCGGAATACGAATAATGTTCTGTTCTTGCGCGGTTATACGCCGCAGACTCTGTAACTGCGACAGCATGTGTGTGCGGACGTTTCCGCGTTTCGGGTCGTACGTTTCCAGCGCTTTAAGTGCCATCAGTTTGGCGCGCGACCGAATTGTCGGTCCGGCGTTTCCGCCAGCGTAGCTTGAGACCGCCGTGTCGATAACTGGCTGCAGCGACGCCAGCACTTTTGTGTTTGTTGCAGGCGTGCGCTGTTTTTGCCACGCGGCGTAGGTGGTATCAAAATCTTCACTGACACCGTGCGGGCGGCTTGGTGCGGAAAACGGCGCCGGCACATCGCCCAAAATAGACGGCATGCCTTTGAGTTTGTCGTCTGGCATGATTAACTCCTTATCGCAAGCGGCCCGCCAGCCCACGCATTTTTGTACAGCGGCGGCGCGTCACTTGTAAGCGTCGTGTTTTCGTTTTCTTCAGTCGTGCGGATATGCGCCACCGTAAAACTGGTGCCGGCTGTGGCGCGCTCTGCGTCAATTGCAAAAGCTACCTGCGTCACAGTTGCGTAGAGCACGTCAGGATCTTCTAAATCCATGGGCGGCGTTTGAATACCGATAATGCTGCCCGGCGCGATATCAAATCGCAGTTTGCCGGACAGCTCGCCGTGACGCTGATAAAGCACTTCTGTTTTGTACCAGTGCTCGGCAAATTTTGTGGCAGCCGCGCTGGTTTGCTGCGCGATTGTCGCTTCTGGGGCGGTGTAAAGATCCTCGGCTGTTGTCCGTGCGCCGCCGCGCGGTGTTGTAGTGTCTTTCGGGCTTCCTGCCGTGCCGGTGGCCCGCGGCGCAAAAGACGAGTTTGGCGTAATGTTCGTCATCCACGTTGGCGGTTCTTTCAATAGTTTAAAGCCGCGGATGTTTCTACCGGGCGCGTCTGTCGGCGGGTAAAACCCCAGCGGCAACTTGAATGTCGGCAGCGGTTTAAAATCGCGCCTGGCGCCAATTTGATAGCCGGTGTCAGCATTGGTCGAGTAAAAAATGTCGACGGATTCAAGTTGCTGCAAAACGCTGGCGTTAAAATTTGCGTAGTTGTACTCGTCCGCAAGGATGGTTAAATACGGAACCCTTAAACCGGCAAAAAACGGAATAGGCAGCGCAAACTCCGCGCTGGGCGATATAGCGAAGTAAAACTGCGGTGCGTATTCACCGACAAGTTTGTTCCAAAAAGTCGTGTACGCAAAAGATTCTGTCGCGTCTTTTGCGATAGCCTGTTTGACAGCCCAGCTGACATTCGCTGTTTTCAAATCTTCGAGCGCAAGGCCTAGCGGTACGTAATAATCCCGGCCGGGGCCGTCCTTAGTCATTCGCTGCAACGCGTCAAGAACCGGCTGTTTTTGATCGTAAGTGGGGACCGCAGCGTCGTCTTGGTAGCGCGGTAAAGGCCAACTCGCGATCTTTTTGAAAATGGGGTACATCACGTTACCCCAGATGTCCGTGCTGATGTTGTCAATGTTGATGATCTCGCCGCGCGAGTCCAGCGACGGAATTGGACTGTGTTCTTTGTCAGCGCCGGCAGTACCCTCGGTATTTTGCAGCGCGTAATAGCCGGCGTTCTGCGCCAGGTCATACGGCGCTCCGGGAAACCAGTTCCCGTTCACCATCGAACCCTGGTTGACGTCGTCTAGCCAGTGCACGAGCTGCAGCGCGTAGTTAGCGCTGTTGTGGCTGCGCTGATAGCCAATACCGGCGTACTTGCCGCGAAAAATGACGTACGTGCCGGCATCCATCATGCTCGTGCGGCCGTCATGATTCGTGACTGACAGCGTCACGATAGCCAGCGCGCCGGGCTGCAGATCTTTACGCTGCTTGTGAATTGTGGCAGGCTCACCAGACCGCACTTCTTTGCCGGTTGCGACTGTGAGCGTAGCTGTGGGAATTGAGTTCAGGCCGAAAGATGCGCGAATCGACACGACGTCTGGGAAAACAACGTCGCCGATCTGCGCCGAGATCCTGAATGACGATGTGATGTATGGATCAGTTGCCGCCACGTGTCTGGCTCCTGGCTTTTTCAGTGCGGTAAATCATGGCGAGTACCAGCCCGCCCATGCGATACACAGGACTCGGGTGATCGAACCACAGATTCTTAAACGTAGTGTATGGCTCAACCGGCGCAACACCGAAAAGCTCTAAAAACAACGGCTCGCCTAGTAATTCCAGTGTCGGCAGCAGTGTTGTGACGGCCGGCGCCGGTTTTGCGATCGTTGTAACCGCCCAGCGCGCGCCGTTTTGCGGACGCGCAATTTTCAGCGTCAGCGCGTTGTCTGGAAAAGGAATTGCCGCTGTTAATCCGGCTGCCAGTGTAACCGGCGTCGTGCTGCGGGCACTCCCAATAACTGCCGAGATTGTCACCTGCGCGTCTTCAATAGCGACCATGTACTCGCGAAAACTCTGTCCAGCCCCGTTCAGCGCGGCCGGCTGGCCCTGCACGCTCAGGCGGCTCATGTTGCTGACCTCGGGGTCAATAGATATCTTTGCGGCGGCCGAAAAGAACGGCGCGTCAAGCGGCGGCCAGTATGTGACGCGGGGGTCCAACTGGTACACGAACTCCTGCAGCTCTGTTTCGTGCAAATATCGCATCAGCTCCTGCGCCCGGAAGTTCATGAAATAGCGGTCCGGCGCAGTACCGAACAAAATGCGCCGCGGAAGCTGCAGATATGTAGGTAACACAACCGGCACAAAGTTGGCCGGAATGTACTCTTCGCCAACGTACTGGGGCTGGCTGCTTGCGCCAGAAACGTTCAACAGCAATGTGCGCGCGTGATTGATCATCCTGTGTACCCAATGTCGGTACGTGAAGAAGCGTCAAAGTCGACTGCAGTCGGCACGTCGGTTTGCGGCAGCACATTGAACTGTAACGCCCACTGGCCGACCAATACGTCAGGTCGCGGCAGTTCAAGCCGCATGCCCGTTAAAAAACCCCAAAGCGCGCCACACCCGCCCAGCGAAATAGCCATGGCGCGCCGGCTGCGCGACAGTTTGTTGGTCTGATAAAATGCGTGCAGTTCGCACATTGAGCCGCTGCCGCCGGCGGGGCCGCATGTCGGCGCAACGAACCCCATTCCAGACACGCGCAACTCGCCAACGCGGTCGCCAAACACGTATGCGTACACGAAGTTGTTGATTGTGTGCAGAAATTGAAAGTTGCCAGACTGCTCCAGCGTAAAGCCAGTCACCGGTACAGACAGCATGCTGCCGTCAAACATGATCTTGAAAACAGCGCTGGCCTCGTCGGCACAGTCAAGTTTTACTGTGTACACGGCGCCGTCACACTGTGTGAATACGCTAGTTGCCATAATGTCACGAAAACACTGGGGCGCCGTCGCCGGTGTCAACGGGCGGCTGGCCTACGGCGGCCAGCACAGCTTCGCGCATGCCGCGCACTTGCAACGTACCGTTAATAGTAAGTTCGTTTTTACCCTCTGTGCTGGACAAAGAAACCGGCGAAATTTGCCCTGTCTCGCGCGTGGCGTCTGCGGCCGCCGCGGAGGCGCGTGTTTCGCTGCCGCTCGCGCGGTCGTCTTCTCGGCCCCGCGAAAAGCTCACTGTTTCTGCCGCAAGCTGTACTGTTTCAGCCCGAATTTCAGCCGTTGCTACTCGCTCGCCGTCGGCCGGCGGTGTGGTAGCCCCGTCGGCAGCGGCGTCCGGCGTGGTCGAACCGGCGGCCGTCGCGCTATCTTTCAGCCGTTTCGCCTTTGCCGCTAATGTAGCAGCCTCAACGCGTTTTTCTTCTTCGATCGCGTCGCCAAAACCCTCACTGACGCCGGCGCTGCTCAAAACAATGCCTTTCTTCGCAAGCTCGCTGGATCCGTGCAGGCCGCTCAGCTGCGTAAAATCGTTTTCATCGACAAATGTTTCAAGTTCAGCGAGCGCCGTTTTGTCGCCGAGCCCCGCGGCTTTGAATTTAGCTTTCGTGCGCTCGGCGGCGTCGCCAGCTAAACCCTGTGTCTCAATTGTTTTTTCTGCTAACGCCCGGGAAGCTTCTTCGACGGCGTCCATGTCATCAGCGTTCATCATCGCGTACGACAGCTGCTCCACGCGGCCGATTTCTTTTTTGTTTTGTTCTCTTTCTTCTGGTGATGCGCCTTTAGCTTGCCCGCGCCGTGCTTTCGCGGTTGCTTCAAGCTGCGCCAGTGTTGTTTGTTTCTTAGCCGGGTCGAGAACGCCCTCGACTGCGCCAATGCCGTGAGATTTTGAAATCGCGTCGATTTGGTCTGCACGAGATGTTGCTGTCCCGCCGACGTGCGCTCGATAAAGTGCTGTGATCTCTGCGTCTGCTTTAGTGTTGAGCTTCGTCGCAATGTCGGTGCTCGAAACGACCTCTGTGTCGCTATCAACACCCGCAAGGCTTTTGAGTTCTTCGATAGCGGCGGCGGCGCCTGGGCCGCCGGCTCGTGCCTCGGCGTAAGCTTTTGTTACATCAGAGGTGTTCACGGCGGCGGAATTAAAATTGCTCAACGCTCCGGCAAATGCGCCAGCCAGCTCTGGCGCGTAAGCGTCTCGCAATTCCGTTTTTTTCAACGCGTTGCCGATGCTGGCCGCGAATCGTCCTGCGTCAAACGTGCCGGACGTGCCGATGCGGTCCAACTCGTCTCCGAGCCGCTGTGCGATGGTTGTCTCGTGCCCGCGTGTCATACGAGCGTGCCGTTCTGCGCGATTTTGCGCCACATATTGTTCGCGCTCGAGTAATTGTAACGTGCGCTTGTTTGTAAGCTGGTCTTCGCCGACAATGCCGTGGCCGGTTCGTGCAACGACAAACGCGTTAGACTGGGCGGCCATTCTGCCCAGGTTGTCAAGTTGCTCGGCTTTTGTACCGCCCAACAGCGCCGGAAGCAGCGCTGCTGCGCGGGATTCGGCAACAACCGGATCGAGACCTTGGCGAACAAACATTTCTTTCAGCATTTCCGGTGCGCGGGCTTGCAAGTGCTCTGCGCGCTTGGTGGCGTCCATGGAGCCAGTCTCTTCCATGATCGTTTTTGTGAGCTGCAGGCTGAAGTCTTTCGCAAAGCCGTGTTTCTGTGCTTCTAACCTGTCGGGCGCGATACCCGACGCAATCGCGGCCGCGTCAAACTCTGGCCTGTTTACCTGCTGCATTACCTCGTGGCTCATGACCTCGTTGGCGATATCGCGCTGCAACTGGTAACGCTGCGCCCGATACACGTAACCCGCTTTCATGTTTTCTTGCGTATTCGGGTCAATAGCGTATGCGCGCAGCGTGTTGACATTTCCGCCGTGGGCGGCAAAAAAGTTGGTGACCGCTTGCGCGCCGCCCATTCCGGCCATTTCGGCAATGTTGTGTGTTTTGCCGCCAACAGTAAACGTCTCTTTGCCTTCTTTGTACGCCTTGGCCATTGCTTGCAACTCAGGGCTGCTTTTGTAGGCTTCCGGATTACTTTCAACAGCTCGGGCAACAGCGGCTAGCGTAACACCTACGCCGGAAGCATCGCCGCGCTGCATCCGCATAGCGGCTTCTTGCCCGGCTTCTGCTTGATTCAGTTTGCCAAATCCGTGCTCATTAAAAGCGCCGGCGTCCCGCATGGCTTTCGACATCATCGTGGCGTTCAACGTGTTTTGCGTCGAAATTGTGCGCGACAAGCCGAGCGTGTCGCCGTACGCGCCGGTTTGCGCTGATATTCCGGCGAGCTGCTCAAACCCCATGCCAGCGTCGCGTGCTGACAGCCGCAGCTGCCTAAGCGTGCTTTCAACTTTACCAGCGCCGACTTGCGAAATTGTCCCCTGGCTTAGATGCTCGAGAGCTGCCAACAGTTGCGGCATTGGCGCATTGGTATTGCCGTTGTCGCCAAAGATTTCCCGAACAGCGGCAACGGCACCACTAAACTTCTTTACTTTGTCAGCTGTGCGCGACGCGTCAACATTGCCGGCCGCAAGATCGTAACCGCCAAGTTTTTCAAGCCCGCCGAGTTCTTTCTCCATCTCGGCGGGCGATTTAGCGCTGTGGTCGGCTTCTCGGAAGTCGTCAATCTTCCGCATCGTGTCGTCTAACCGGCCGCGATAAGTCGGCAGCTGGTCTTTGACAATATTTTTCTGCTCTTCTTCGGTGGTTTCGGCAAACGTACGCCCGTGAAATTTAGTGTCTGATTTCAGAAGTTCGCGATGCGCAAACTCCTCAGCCAGCCGGTTCATCGTGGGTTCGTCTCGCGCCTTCTCCGATACAGCTTTAACGCGCTCGGCCGGAGACAGCGCCCCGAGGCTTTGCGGCAACATGCCGCGCTGAAACAAATGTTCCATCATCTGCGCGGATTGCCCGCCAGAAAAACCGTGCATGTCGTCAATGTCGGCGCCCGGGCCGTACATGTTGGCGTGCACAGACTTTGTAAGATTTTCGAGCGATCGCCCGCTCATGCGCTCGCCGCCTAACGTATCGCGCCGATAAAAGCCGATTTTGTTAACAGCGGCCGCTAGCAAGGCTGGGTCACCTTTTGAGCCAAACATAACGCCTTCAAGCGTGTCGGGACCCATAATACTGCCGAGCACTTGTTTTCCGACCGGGTTATTCAGCATGCCGGCAATATTGTCGGCACTTTCTTTATTCAGTGGCGACGCCCCGCCGCCAACCAACGCGGTCGCGAACCCTTGAATTTTGGTCGAAACATCGGCGTTTCCGGAGGCGTTTGCAGCCAGCGCGGCGCTACGTGTTGCCTGCTGGTAGCGCGCTGCCAATAGCTGATCCGCGACGTTTTGCCCGGGCATCATGTTTGCCATGAAATTTCCTGGGCCGGCCATCTGCTGCAGCATCGGAATGCCAAACAGCATCATGGCCAGACTCCCGGCTTCCCCGCCAGGCATACCGCTCATCGGTACCGGTGAGTATGCAGGCGGCCGCATTGGCGCCAAAGTAGGCGACCAGGGGTTACCGGGAATAGGGTACGGATCTGCCATAAAATTACTGCTGCTGTTTCTTTTTCAGCGTCGCCTGCCACGCCTTGTAGCGTTCAATCATGTTTTGCGTGTCATTAATTGTATCTTTTTGCGTAGCCGCTTTTTCGCCTTCTCGCCACGGAAAAATGACGGTTTGCAGCAAACTCAAAGACTCGCTGGCCCGCGTTTTTACATTTTCCGCGCTTTCCGGCGTCAAATTTTGTTTAAGCACATACGTCAGCCAGTGCCGGTGCACGACGTCCAGCAGCGCAAGCTCTTCTCGGCGCTGCATTTCGGCAAACATTAACCGATGGCGCATCTTCCAATTGATATCTTTGGGATCGGCCCGGGTGTAGTCGATTAACCCGGAAGCAGCAGCCCGCACCATGTAGGCGGCTACCCGATCCCGTTCCAAAAACTTGGTTCAAGCGCCATAGCCTCAAGACCCTCTACGACACGCTGGAAGTGGCGCAATTGCTGCGCCGCCAATCGTCGAGTCACTTCATGTGCCAGCACGCTGGTATTGATGTACGCCAGCATGGGCACAAGCGCCGTCTGCAGCGGCTTATCTTCCGGCGGCGTGTGCGGATATTCCAGCAGTGGGGGCAAAATATTCAGCACCTTGCCCACCTTGTCAGTCAGCCGCTCCAGCGAACACGCCAGCCGGTACTCAAGCATGCGCAAAACCCACTCGTCTGACGTCGCCAGTTCGCCGGCCTTTTGATCGAGCACCAGCTGCCGGTGAATGAGCTTGTTTTCTTCGGCCAGCACCGACCGAAACGTCAACTTTAAGGCGCCGCCGAAGAGTTCAAACGTGCGGCTAAACCGAGTTCCACCAAGCACAGACGCCAGAAAGTCTTGCTTGTCGGTATCGGTGATTTCTGTGTCGAACTTTTGCCGCATATCCCAGCCGCAGCGGGGACAGAACGGCAGGATTACCATGGGTGCCGGGCCCGGGCCTTCGTTAACTGGGCTACTGGTTGGCGTTGCGGCCGGCTCGGCGGCGGCGGCCGGCGGGGCAGGCTCGTCGGCTGGCTTTGCTGGCTCCTCCGCCCTGTCATCAATAATCTCGGCAGCGTTGAGCTGTTGATACAGCGCCGCAACCTCTGGGGTCATGTTGGCAGTTTGCGCCTCAAGCTCGGTTTGCCGATTTCGCGTGTCGCCAACCTTTTTTGCTGTCGCCAGCATGTCTTTAATTTGCTGCAGCGCGTCAGGCGGCAATCGCCCGGCGTCGATTAGCACGTCAGTTCGTGCTGACGCGGGCAAGCTGTCCTTCAGTTTGACTAACATCGTGCCCAGGTCGGCTGGAATCGGATCCTTGTCTTTCCAGCCAAACTGCTCGAGTGTTTTTTTGGTGAACTCAGACACGTACGGGTTTTCGACTAATTCCACGGCGGCCTCCTTTAAGTGCTAGCTGTTCCAATAATCGGGTAACCATTTTCGTCGTCGTTGAGCGGCTGCTTTTTCGGCTCGGCCAACCTGGGCGTAGCGTACGCGTCGGCAACAGCGCCGGAGCCTGAGTTGCGGCGCTTGTCGCGAAGGTTTCCGTCTGCGCTCTCGACGATGGTGAAATTTTGCGTAACAAACGCGCTTTCTTCAACAAGTTTTTGCCTGCCCGGAAACGGGTAAGTTTCGCCGGCCGCGCTTGTTTTGACCGGCTTTTCTTTCCAGCGGGCCGGGACTTTACCGGCAAGCCGCGCAAGCTGCTGCCACCGATCTTCGTAAAGCAGAAAATCCGGCACGCTGTACTGCTTGTCTGTCCGGAACGAAAACTCGATCTTTTTGATCGTGTCAGAGTTCCCGGGTTGTTTGTCGTCGTACCAGAGTCCGGCCAGATATGTTTTATCTACGCTGTCAGCCATGTTGGGAATAATTTCGTCGGCGTATTGTCGCACCTTGTCCAACGTTTCGTTGATTCGCGCGCGACAATCAGCGTCACACGGCCCGACATACGGCGCGCCCTGCTCAGCAAGAACAGCCCCCTTAGCTGCAATGACATTTCCGTTGCCGATAATTGCGCCGTTAGCAAATAGTGCGCCGTCAAGGCCAAGTGGCCCCGCTAACAACGTATAATCGCGTGTAAAGTAGTTCGCCTTCTGCGTTTTGGAGTCAGCGCTCGCGCGGAAAAAGTGTCCAACCGTGCCGCTCTCGCCGACGTAGTGAAACAGCTGGTCGCTTTTGGTAACAAGGTCGGCTTCGCCGCGCCCTGCGTCAATAGTGATGTTTCCAGGCGCGATTCCGCTGTCCCCGCCGCCGGTGCGCAGGTAAATCTGATGCGCCAGATTCACCACGTTCGATTTGGGTGCGCGGAGCACGATCCCGCCGAAGCGCGCATCTTCGTCGACTGTATCGAAATTGTAATCCGTTTTTGCCGACCGACTTTCAAGCAGAATGCCGCCATCGCGCGTGGAGCTGTCGTTGCCGGCCAGAACCATGACGTTCTGCTCGGCTTTGATGCGCACGCTTTTTTCTGTGGTGGAGATATCCACCGCGCCATTTGCGCGCTGGATGACGTCGCCGCCGGCCCACAGCTGCGTGTGCCGCCCAGACTTGACCCACACGTCGCCAGGCGCCGAGAGCGTCAGGCAGCCGCCGCTCATCTTAATCTCAGCGCCATACCCGTCGCCGATCACAACGCTTCCGTCTTCTAAAAGCGAAACGTACGCTTCCGTCTCATAGAAGTTCTGCGTATTGTAGCGATGGTCAATTTTAAGTGGCTGGATTGGCTTTGGTTCTTTGAGGTACATCGAGCCGACAAGTGTTTTGTAATCAGGCACAACCTGGTTGTAACTCGCGTACTGTAGCTCATCCTGTTCCCAGGTTTTGTAGTCGTTGGTGTGCCAGTGAAACGGGTGCAATCCAGCGTAGTTGAATAAGTACCCGTGTAAGTCCAGCACCGCGCTGGCGCGTTGTAGGTTAGGAAACGCACCAGAGGCCTCAAGATCGCCTGTAATCGAATGCGTCGGGCCACTGCCGTGCTTGCTAGCAGCCCTGTAGTTCTTTTCAGCGCTGTCACCGTCGCCGGCCTCGGGACGCTTCAACCGCGTGGGCTGCGGCAACAGCATTCGCTTTGTGAGCGTGATGCCTTTCGCGCTCGCCAGAAAATATCTTCCGTCTAATCCGGTGTTCTCTTCAAACAACCCACACGCTGGCTTGTTCTCATTCGGAAAATCGCGCAGTTTTTCGGCGCCTGGCGTGCACGGCTCCGCTGTGCCGAGCGTGCTGTCAAGCTGCGAATCATAAACGGGGCCGCTCGGACCAGCTGTGCCCGGTTGGTACGTCCAGCGGGCAACGTCGGCCGGGGGCGCGTGCACAACACGCCGGCCGCCTTGCCCCAAATATCCCATGAATACCTGCGTCCGGTGATACGGCTGCTGATATTCGTGTTTGTTTTCAAAGTGCGCGTAATACGGCTTGCCTGAGCTGCACAAGTACGTACTCGAGTCGTACTTTTGCACCATGTCGTTGCCGCCGCCGGGTTGCAGAATCCCCATCGCCTCCCACGGGTAGGGTGCAAAACCTTGCGTATCGTTGTACTCGCCCTGGTCAACGTAGGCGTCGCGTTCAGATCCGCCTGTCCACATCTGCATGTTGTAACCGGCAACACGCAGCATTGAGTCGTGATAGAACGCAAACACGCCTGTAAACTCGTTTACAGACATACGCGCCATAAAGTCGTCGAGAGTAATACCTAATCCGGTCGTCGTAATTGCGCCCCACTCGCTGGCAAGAGTCGAGTCAATCGGGCGCCACGCGCTGAGATCGCTAACCTGCCCGCCCTCGGGCATTTTCAGGTATTTCTTGTGGCAATCGTCGACGCGCTTTCGGGAAGCCTGCGTAACGTAGTCGTGGTAGCCGCGATAGCCGATATCCAAAATCGTCGGCACGGCGCCCACGATTTGCGCCAGGTCGATCTTGTCGTGCAGCATCACGATGACGGGCGTACCGGGCGCCAGCGACGTGATTTCTGTAGCGCCAAAGCACGCGTTGCTCGTGCGCGTGACCTGCGTCGCCATTACCGGTGCGCGGTGCTTTTCGATCTGCACTCGGTAGCAGTTGGCAATCGCAGTGCCATCAACAATCCACCCCAAGCAAAGCCTGGCGGTGTCCTGAAATCCCATCTTGTAGCCGGCGAGCTTGCAATTTGGGTCGGCTACTGCGTGTGTCTGCGCCCCGCGAGCAGCCGTCGCATCTCGTGCGGCGTACTCTGTTTTGTGCTGATTGCGGCGCGCGGCAGCGGCCGGGTCATATAACGGAGCCTGCCCCTGCGGATCACATCCGCCGGGAGCCGGTGACGGCGTTGGCATAGTCCACCAATCGGTGAGGTTACGGGCCCGAAGGCCCCAGGTGTCGTAAAGACCCCTAATACCGTAAACGGCGGCTGCGCAAAGCGCAACCGCCGTTTTGGTTTGCGTTTTTAATCGGCCGCTACGTATCAGACGTAGTAGAGGTCGACAAACATGAATCCAAGCTGCTCGTTGATCACAATCTCTTGCGCGGACACATTGGCGCCAACCTGATTCAGAGTGGCGTCCTTTAACGTGTACGTGACGCCGGCTCCCGCGGTTGCGCCTGCGGTTGCGCTTACGCACGTCGCGGCCGTTGCGTCAAGTGTCATGTTTTGTGGGTTGCACAAATTACCAAACGTGCTCACGAGATTTTTAAACACGGCGGCGCCCGTTACAACGCGCGTAAACGTTGCGGTGCCCTGCCGCCGATTACCAACGTAATACACGTTGGTAGATCCAATTTCGTACAGCATGTTGACCGTGCGCTGGCATGACCACTGCGCCTGCTGCACCAGCGCGCCCTCCGGGGAGGCCGCCGGGCTCGAGCCGGCCGACGTGCCTGTCGTCCAGGTTAAATGCACGTCGTCGGCACGGAACGCGCCCTTGAATTGCTGATCAGCGCCGCCGCCGGCTGCGAATACACTGCTACTAGCCATGTTTTAAGACTCCTAGTGATTCTCAAACAACGAGATGAAGTTCGATGTTGTTCAACGGCGCCGGCACGGTCAGGTTCAGCACAATTTCAATACGATCGCGGAGCAGCGGATGAATCCGCAGCACGCTAATTTCGCCGTCGATCAGCTGCCCGCCGAGTTCGGTCGTTGTGCCGCTCGTCTTGAAGTAATCGATAAGCTTGACGACCTCAGCGCGCAGGTACCGCACCATACCGTCCGTCACATTTACGCGGCCGATGTACGGCCGTAAACGACGGAGAAAGAGGTACGACATCGAGTCGACGTTACGCCGAATCATCTCTTCCCGACGATTCAGGTCGAGATTATCGGTTGTCAGCGCGTGCCGCGTGAACGGCGTGCCGTCGCGATTCTCCGTCACGACCCACACACCGGCCTCAGCCAGCCTGTTCAGCTGCGTTTCGTTGAAGAACTTGTACGCCCGGCTGAAGTCGTCGAAGCCGGCGACCTCGACGTTCGTCAGCGGCTGGTGCGGCACCACGCCAGATACCAGGCCCGCAATCGCGGCAGACAGGTAATAGCCGGGCTGCATTGTGCCGGCTTCGCCTACTTGGTCGGGCCATGTGGCTACAACGCGCCGGCTGCTAAAGCTGCCGGCTTGCGTAGCTACGGCGTCAGCGACTTCGTTGCGGTTCAGGTTGCGGTAAATCTCAACCCGTTGCGCCACGGACACGGGCGCCTCAGCGCCGGCGTACAGAAGCAGCGAGCTTTCAGCCACAACACTGTCGACAACAAACTCCTGATACTGTTCCTCGCCGAAACCGTCTACCGTGTAGAGGTAGCGCACGATGTCACCAGGCTGAACGCCGTTCGTGATGAAGTAGCCGTTACCGCCCGAAACCTGCAGCAGCGTGTACTGCGTGTTTGTAGCGTTCGGGTCATCGGCCAGCGTCGCGAGCACGACTTCTTCAACCACGTTGCCAGACACTCCGGCGATCAGCGCGCCCTGACCCGCGACCTTCTTACTGGCCGGGGCCTTGAGCGCGAACACGCCGCCCTTCCAGTTGTTAGCCGTCTCATTCGACTCGCCGTTGATATGCGCGGCGTACAAATTCTGTACAGCGCGGTCGAACGTGAGCGGCACAAGGTTGTACATGTCGTCGCGACCCTTAACGCGGTCAAGAACGGCAACCCAGCTGTCCAGATCGTCGGGGTTCGCGACGGCGGTGTACTTCACAACCGTGCCGTTGCTGTTCGACAGCGCTTTGTAGACGCCCCACTTCAGCGGGTTGTCCGGGTGCAGCTGCCCCTTGATCTGCCCAAGATCCGAAACGCTTTGGAGGCTGTTGACCTCGTCGGCCAGCTCAGCCAGCCACTCGCGGTACTCGATGTACAGCGACCCGCCGCGGACTTCGAGCGCCTGCTCGACTCCGTTGCGCGTCCACTCGGGGTGGTAGGCCACGATGCCTTCGTGCACGCAAACCTGCGTGGCTTCCAGCTCGTAGTTCGTCAGCGGCGCGTAACCCACCCGGTTCTTGGACACCTGGATGTCGTCCTTGATGAACAAGCGCAGGTCGATGTCGTCAGCCGAGCTGATGCCGGCGGGCAAGTCATCGCGGAGGATAAGCTTGCGCACCGCGCCAGCTTTGCTCGACAGCACAGGCACGTACCACTTGTCGCCCTTACGCAAACCTGCCAGGCTGTCCAACGAAGACGCCAGCACCGGATAATCAGCGCTGGGCGCCATCGTAAACGGCTGTACAGAAACGACAGCGTTGAACTTAATCGTCACGCCGTTAGAGCCGATAGCTACGGCCGTGTTAGCGGCGGTTACCTCGGTTGGGCCAGAGAAATCCAGGCCCTTAACGGTGCGCACGGTGATTTCAGGAAGATCGGCCCACACGCCGCCCTTGGTGCACTCGACGATGTAAACGTCGTTCTTGTCGCCGTCGTAGGTGCCGCCAGAAGTAGCAGCCGCGGCGTCGAACTCCTGGCTCACTTCAACTTTCCACTTTTGCCCAACGACAAGCGCGTCCGGCGCAACTTCAGCCGTACCAGCGGCCAGCGAGCACGCCGAACCCGGGTCATAGTGAAATGTGACCTTGAGTCCGCGCGTACCAATGTCGGTCGGATCGCCAAAATCGGCGGGCGTTACTTCGGCCACGTCGTCATTACCACTGGCCGAGCGCACGCGCAACCGCGCGGCGGCGCAGCCGGGTACAGACGACTTGATGACCTCGATGGTGTACTCTTCTTCCACGGCGCCGTCGAGCAGGCCGTCGTAATCACTCCCGTCGACGCTGGCCGAAATGCAGTTATTCGGGCCGGCTGTCTTTGTAATAGTCGCGGCGGCGCTGTTAACGGAATCTTGGTTATCGTCATCGGCTGCGGCGACGTCAACGTCGGAAGGAACTGTCTCGCTGGCAAAACCGGTCACGGTCGTCCACAGCGTTACCTCTTCGCAATCGTTATCGGCACTAACGGCGCGCAGGTAAGCTACGTCGCCAAGCTGCACATCGCGGTCACCAAACGCGGCGCTGCGCGGGTACGCAGTTCCGTTGTTCTTGAACGCGACGGCGCTCGCAGCAATCCAATTGCTGCGACCTTCAACAGCCGATACCGTCGTGCCAACCTGGCCGACAGTGTGCTCGTAGTACTTGAGCAGCGCGTTGTCGATGTACAGCTTCGTGTAGCTGTGATCGACAAGCGAGCCGGGGAGCCGGCCGGGATAGGCGTAACACGTGTCGTTCAGGTAGTCGTACTCGCCGAGCTTGCCCGCCGATTTTTCTTCGGCGTCGTTGTAGCGGTGCAGGACGGCGTGCGGACCAGAGACGTGCGCGCGAAGCGGCTCCGTGATCTCCGTCGGGACGACCGCAAATTCCTGGAAAACGAGAACTTGGGGCTTAACGTAACTCGACATGAGTCAGGCCTCCGTGCCTAGAGTCGTAGGGGATGCGATGCTGCTCAGTATACAACCATTACAGCCGTAAAAAAAAATCCCCGGACGACAGTGTGTTTAAATGTTCCTAATACGACAGTAAATCGGTCGCCTTGAGAACAATCCGCTTGAGTTGCGGCGCGTACGGCTGGAGCTGCCAGGCTTCCTCGGCTACGTACGCTACGGTAACAGGCACGGCGTAACCCTGTACCACTTCTTGAACTTCTCCTGCCCCGCCAATTTCGCTCACACCGAACTTATGTAAGTTCATCTGTTCGCGAATCCAGGGCGCAAATTGGTGCAAAAACTTAACCACCTCAGTTGCGAGAAACTCGTTTTCTGCGGCGCTGGGCGTCAGACATTGCAACGTGTGGCTGCCAGCCCAAAACCCCGCGTAACTTGACGCACCCGAGTAAATATTGTGCCCGGCCTGATCCCCGATACCAACACGTTGCCACTGCCAGGCGTTTCTTTTGATTAGAATTGCCGGGCGTTTGTCGGCGGTAGCGGGCTGCCAGCGCGTAATACTTTCTATCAAAATGCCGCCCTGGTGCAAACCGTTATCAGACGGTTTCCAGGCACCAAGCGTCTCGAGCTGTCGCCGAATGCGCGGTTCTTCGATATTCTTCGGGTCAGAAAAATGCGTTAAAAGTAGCTGGCGCAGTAAACCCGTCATCACGTGCGGGCGCATGCCGTACGAGCACAGGCTGCTGACGGTGTTTAGTCGGTTCTCTGGCTTGGCGCCGTCTGGAAACAGCGCCTCGACTTCGGGCGGGTTTTGCTGATTGTTACAGTCGCTCACGGCCGGCCTCTTTTCAGATTACCAGGCTAAAAGTTCCAGAAGTCGTCGGGCGGGGAAGCGGGGCCGGGAAACTGCTGCTCGGTTTCCACGCCTTCGCTGCGCTCGGTAAGCACGGCCTCGCTGCTGTCTCCCAGGATTTCCGTTTCCCAGAAGACCGTCAGCTGGCCCGCGGCGACAACCGTGATAAATTGCGTATTCGGGCCGTACTCGCCGGGCTTCTCAAAAAGCACGGCGTAATTGCCAGGATCTAATAACAGCGCGTCTGCCCAGCGCCCGTTCGCGCCAGTTGTAGTACTGGCTACAGCGTTAGCTCTGGCTGGGTAGTCTGGTTGCGCGGCATCGTAGATATCTTTTGGAAACACATACACACGCGCACCCTCGACCGGATAGCCCGTCGCGTCAGCGTACGCTAAATAATCCGGCGCGTTGAAGTTATGGTCTACCGGAACGATGCCGCAGCCAATTTGCGGCGGCACGGGCCCGGGACGCGAGGCTGGTTCGCCGCCAATCTCGATAGCGTAAATAGAGCTTGAGAACGGAATCAACCCCATTTGAATGTTGTAGACAAGCGGCACGCCACGCATAGCCGCCGCAACCTGAATGCTGTGTACCAACCAGCGCTCGTCGCTGGTGCCGTTTACCCAGATGTCGTTGCGGTTAATGCTCGGAAACCCAATTACGCGGGCGGTGACTTCGGCGTTCTCGCGGGTTGTGCCCTTAAGCTGACCGTCTTGCTGCTCTGTAATAGTCTGGGTTGACAAGTCCCAGCATTGCATAGCCAGCGGCGGGTGATAACCAACCTCGAAGCTGGTGCCGTTACAGATCGGGCAATTCGAGTCCAGCACCTCGCCAGACAGCTCGTCGCGACAGCGCTTGCACGGCCGCCCGAATCGGTAGGGCTTGAGCAAAAACCCCGAAACACTAACGTACTTGTGCCGGAGCTGCTCTTTCCGGATAACTTCACGCGATAGCACCCAATCGCGCTCAGCCAGCTCCCCGAAACAGCTGACAGCTTGGCTGACATAGATATCTTTGTCGGTTGTCAGCGTAACCCGGTAATGCGTTAACAGGTCGCTGGCAGAGTTGCGCCACGCATCGTCATACGCAACGTAGCCGTCAACAATCGGGTTTCCGACGTTATGCCAGTCAGGAGAATCGCGCAGCCCGGTGTTCCCGAACTGCAGCTGAAAAATGCGCGGGCCGGGGTCGTTAAACGCTGGCTCTAGCTGCCACCAGACCCGCGTAACGCCGCGGATCATGTTGTCCACAGCGACCTGACGAAACGGAAATAAACGCGGTTGCGACATGTTTTGATTATAGCTGCAGAGCGCTGATAGCTAAGAAAAAGACGCAACGAGCAGTCAGAGACTGCTCGCTCTCGGCGCGCGTCCGCCGCAGAATGTCGTACTACAGGGCCGCCCGCCGGGGCGACGGTCTCGTATTGACTCAAACCCAATCTGGTGGGTTCCAACCTGCCGCAGACCTTGGCATGAGGTTGGCTCACGTGTTTGTTGGCACACGCTGAAGCCTGGACTGCGATGTTGCCGCCACGGTCGGGCGCTCCCCGACGCGTCCGTCGGATTGGGTTTGCGACGTGCTAGCGTTTCGCAAAACCACAACTTTCTGCCGAGGGGTACGCCCCAAGGCGAGGCTGTCGCAACAACCTCCGGTGTGCGGGTGGCAGAGCACTGTATCCCACAGTGTTGACTTCGCTGCAGTCTTGCTGCAGCTGGCTTGGACCCTTTTTGGCTTCGACGCACTGACCAAGCAGAAGTGCGTAGGTTCCGCGACGACCTCTCGGTCGCCGGTACTTCACCGGGCGCCGGAACAGCGCTTTCGGGAAGGCCGATTTATCGGCGTCAGCAGCGACTCGGGTGCTGCCGCAGCAGCGTCGATGGCGGCGGAGTCGTTGCTATCGCCAGCCATCCAAGATAGCTATTACCCTATCAATCTATATGCCCGGTTTTTGCCCAATATTTAGTACCGGAGCCGGAGGCCGCTGGCGTAGGCGCTGTACTTGTAATTGCTCGTTACTTCGCCGTAGCAACCCTCAAGATTCAGGCTAGCTTTGGTAGCGCGCACCCACTCGCGGTACGCCTGCCAGCGCATTTGCCCGGCCTGCTCGTACATGGGCGCCTTGTTCTGGTCGTTGATCTGCATGCCCGCGGCGGCATACTGAAAATCATTCCGGCGGTACTGCTCGGCCACCATGAAGAACAGGTTGGCCACAATTCCTTCCAGCCAGTGATAGCGGAACGGAAAGTTTTGCGTGTTGTAGACGGCGTCAATCGGCGGCGGGATCTCGTTCCAGTACATAACCGGCCGCGCGATCGCCAGCGCAATCTCGGCGTCATCAAACATGAGGTTATCGAGCAGGTAGCTTTCGCCGGGACTTGAGTCGCGCAAATGCAGCCGGATTTCTGCGATGCTGGGCGGCCCACCGTTTTCATTGTCTGGACCGAACAGGCTGCGCGTTATGACCAGCGAGAACGTGTTAGAGAACACGACGCACGGCAGGTCTTGGCTTTCTGCGACTGTGCTAACCAGCGCCATCTCAGCGTAGTAAATACCTGGCAACTTCGTCATCTCGGCGGTCAACTCCGCCTCAACGCGCCCTTCAGCCGCGTTTACGACCGCGGCCTCGACTTCAAATGGCGGGCGTGCATTGCCCCACGACAGTTGCTCTTTCAACCGAAGCACGACGCGATAGTCGATTACCGTAGACGAGCTTTCTAAGTCTTCTGGAAAGCCGCACGCTTGCAGACTTACTGGGCGCCCCTCTTTGTCGTGCAGTTGCCAGGCGACTGTCGCGCACTGGCCCTGGTTCACAGCAATAGACCGCATACGCCCAAGAACAGGCGCGCCGTTTACTGTGCTGACCGAAGCGCTGAGAATGTTCTGCCCAGCGCACGACACCGGAAAAAGACCGCCGACGGTTGTAATCGGCGCGGGTGTCGGGATTACGGGCTGAGAAGCTGGCGTAGCAATCACAACCATATCGTCACCTCGCGCAGAAGAGCGTAGATATCACGACAACAAAAGTGATAAAGATGGCGCGCATGGCGAATACCTACGAGAAAAGGCTGGCCGCTTGCGCAGCCAGCCTTTTCAGTGGTCACGTTAGCCGGCAACAAAACTCAGTCGTCGTTCTGTACCCAGTCGGACGTGCCGGTCCCAGCCGGATCCCAGCCGGGATCGACCGTGCCGAGCACGCGACCGTGCAGCGCCAGGGCCGCCGTCGTGTCGTCTGTCGTGCTCTTGAGGTAGACGGCCGGGGAGCTGACAATCTTGAGGCTGCCGCCCACCAGCGCGGCCTCGAGGGCCTTGAACTGACGCAAGCTGCGCTTCGCGCCGAGCTTCGTTACAAGGTCGCCCGGGACCGTGTACGTCTCGTTCGCCTCAAGACGCTTGCCGTGCGTGCCAAGAAAACCGAACACCGCGGTGGCGCCCGACGTGTTCTCAACCGTGGTGTATAAACCTGTGGTAACCGGAACGTATGTCATGAATTTCTCCGTTTCTTTACTCGGCGTTGCTCGCGGCGAGCGCGGCAGCCGATTGCAGGGTCAGCACAGCCGACGCGATGTCAGCCTGATTCGCCGCGGCGCGGGCAACGTCGTCCCACGCGGCAGCCTTTTCTGTTACGGCAGCGCCTGGAACACCTAACAGGGCGTCCAGCTGATTGCTCGCAACAGTTAACGCCGAAACGTTAGCAGCCGCGGCTTTCTCTTGCTCAACCGCGTAGAGCACGTGGAGCTTTTGCGCCACGGACCACATTTCCGCGGCTTCCTTTTCAGAGCGCGGCGCGACGCCGTTCGCGGCGAGCTTCTCGAAAAAGTATGGCGCTGCAAGCTTCGCCACAATTGTGTTGTATGCTTGCTCGGCCGCGGCCTTCACATTGTCCATGGTGCCCTCCTTGGCACAGGGTTGGGAGGCGGGCGTTTACAACGCGCCCGCCTCCCGTCCTCAGTTTAGAAACTTCACTTGAAGTCCACGCGGGCCAGACCGTTCGTGTGACCGAACGAGCCACCCTGCGTGTTATAGGCAAAGTACTCGAGCATGTAAGCCTCACGACGGATGTACATCGTGGTGGGCTCGAGCTCGTAATTCTTGCCAATGAACTTGGGTGACGCAAACATGAACAAGGAATCGTCGGGCACGAGCGAGCGTTTGATTGTCACAATCCAACGGGTGTTGAGAAAGTTAGTTTCCGCCCAGCCGTTCTTGATGATGTCCTGCGAGAAGTCACCGCCCATTTCGTCGCGACCGAACTTGAGGAGTTCCTTGATGGTGATGTTATTCACCAAGCAGGTCTCAACCTCGAAGTGCGAGGGCGTACGGGGCATGATCTTCAGGGCATCGACGAGCGTTTCGCGCGTGATACCGCCGTGGATCTCCTCGTACTGCACCGCGCCAGACGCCACGTTCTCAACACCCGGGGTCGGGAGTACGGCGTTGAACGCCGCGATGAACTTGGAGTCTTCTTCCGCCAACATGTCTTTGATCATGTTGTCAGAAAGCACCTGCCGGATGTCGATCACGTAAGTCCGAAGCTCGTCGACGTCCTTCTGCGCGCGGGGCGACACGATCCGGTCAAACATGACGCGGTAACGCGGGCCACGGATGTAGAAGTTAATCGGGAGCGTCGCAAACGGGAGCGACACAGCCGCCGGAGAATCGGGCTCCTTGTCGACCACCTTCACCGGCTTGTCCGTGTCGACCTGGCGGTCGAGCTCGTCATTGGTGATGGTGAGCGGCGGCATAATCCGCCGGTAGAACCCGTCTTCACGCATCTTGGTGCGCGTGAAGTCGTTAACTGCATCAACGGCCTGCTTCTGCATGCCGGGGGTATCGAGCTGCTCGAAAAGAGTCTCGTTGAGCAGCTGGATTTCTTGCTGAGTGGGCATTATGGAACCTCCATGTTCCGTGGGTGATTAGGGGTGGACTCAGGCGGCCGCGCCGGGGAGCCACACAGTCCAGAAGGACAGCGCGAAAACCCCATTGTGGTTCTTGGCCTTGCCGCTCGACACCACGCCGACCACCGGCGTGACATACTGCGTAACGGACGCATTGGTGATCCGACCGCCGGTCGTGGCATTCGAATCCGAAGCCACAGCGGTGAGCAGATCGCCCGGGGTGTAAGTCCGACTCGTGTCGAACTCACTCGACGCAATTTCGTAACCGCCCGTCGCCACGAGACCAGACATCTTGCCGGTCGGGGCGATGGCCCGGTGCATGAAGTTGCCAGAGGCAGTCGTGCCGGGGTTGCTGACGTCGGCGTCGGTCGAGCCGTTCAGCAGGAAGATCGCTACGCCGGTACGATGCGCGCCGGGACGGAAGTCGCCCGCCGAGTCAACGTACACGACGCGGCCGCGGGGCACGTCAAACGAGACACTGGCCGACAGCTTGGCGTCGTAATCGAGCGCCGCCATGTCGAACCAGCCCTTTTTGACATCCAACCCCTTTTCGGTGATCAGATTCGGAGCAGTAGCCATATCAAGACCTCCATGTCTTTCTTTGGTTTGAGGAACATCCTGTTCCTCGAGGACGAGTTGTAGCTCAGGTAGTGGGCGGATTCAGTCCAAGACCCTGGAACAACTTAATGTCCGAAGCCTTGAGGCGACCGTCGCGGGCACCCACATACCCGCTCGTCAAACTATTCGAAGGGTCGTAACCGGCGGTTTTAACAGCGGCTACCGGCGTACCTAAACGCGACAGCTCAGCCGCGTTGCGATGAGTCGCGAGCTTGATCACAAGCTCCATTGCCTGTACCGGGTTGCTAAGCGCGCGCGCAAGGGCTTCTTTCTGTTGCGGTTCAATGCGCTCATTCTCGACGCACGCCTTTACGGCGGCGGGAATCAAGCCGGCGAGCTTTTCAGCCTGCTCGTCGCGCTCTTTGAGAACAGTCGCTGCCTTGGTCAGCGCGGCGTCAGAGTAACCGATGTAATCGATTACTTTCTGCACGAGCGCGTTGTTGTTATCAGCCATGGTTAAAAACCTCCAGTGAAATTATCGGTTGACGAGTTCCAGAACGTGCTGCTTCATGATGTCCCGCAGTTCGCGCGAACGCTTGGTGCGGGCTTCCTTGACCTGGAACTTGCCGCTCCGCTTGAAGTTGACAACAGCAGCGCCAATGGCGTGCAGATCGTTCGCGGCAGCCATCTTCGGGGCCATTTCGGGGCCGCCCATGCCAGCAGCAGCACCGCCGGCCATTTCAGCGCCGCCCATGCCGGCCGCGCCGCCACCGGCCGCAGCGCCCCCATGCGAGTGCAGGGCTTGGAGCAGCGCCTCGGGCGGAATGCCGAGCTCTTCCAGCGCCATCGCAAGCTCCTGTACAGCCTCGTCAGGCGACGGCGACCCGCCACCCATGCCGCCCATGTCGCCACCCATGCCGCCGCCCATGCCGCCGCCCATGGCTTCCGGGCCGGCGCCGGTCGCAGCCAGCTCTTCGCCGCCCGTGCCGCCGTCGGGGCTGGCGCCAGACTCGTCGTCGCCGGGGGCGCTGTGATCTTCACCCTCGGCCGCCTCATCCGACGGGTCAGACGCCGCGGTCTTGGCCGTCACGAAACCGATGAACAGGTCCGCCATCTCGTCGGCCTCGCGGAGCGTATTCGCGCAAACGTCGCGAACACCGGCTTCGGCCGCGGCCTTATCCATACCAATCGCAGCCGCAAGCTCGTAGCCGGCGCTAAAAGCTGCTTTTTTGTCGTTGCGCAGCGCGGCAAGATCAGAGCCTTCAATCTTGCCGTCACCGTCTACATCAAGCTTGTGCTGGCCGCCCTTAAGTTCGCCCTTAGACGAATCTTTCTTTTTCGTCAAAAACTCAGGCGGAAGTCCAGCAATTTTTTCACCGTTGGAAACCGCGGCTGCGTTAAGCAGGTCGGCAAGAATCTCGTTACCAAGATTGTTGCATTTGGCGTGCGCCTGCTTGAACGTCACCGAGCTGTACTTCTCGCCATCGTTGGCCTTGGCGGGATGCGACGTGCCGGGGTCGTCCTTGGTGCCCTTGTAATCTTTCTCGGCGGCCGGATCCTCGCCAGTAGCGGCCACGTTGGCGCCAATGTTAAGTTGCACCTCGTCTTGCCGACCTTCTTGCGACATCTCAGGCGTGTTGTCGACAGCAAGCGCGCCCTGCTGCTTCTTGATGTCGGCTTCATACTCACGCGCACGCTCGCCGGTCTCGGCCGACTGTACGCTGTTATCGACATGCGCAGTCGGATGCGAGGAAGCGCCGACATACGTGCCGGGGTCCGCCGGAGTCGGCCCGGCCGACTTGGTCGACGCGGTCTTTACAGAGCCCTGCGAAATTTCCGCGGCGAGGGCGTTTAACTGCGCAAACAGAGAGCCTTGCATCCGTGCCATGATCGTCTCCTTGAGGCCCGCGCGGCAGCGCGCGGATTTCATTCACGTGACATAATTTTGCAGAACACAATGGTTTGCTGTCAACAAGCAATTTCCATATTTCTTTGTAAAAGCGGCAAAAGCAGCAAGTTTATACAAAGCGTACTGTTGCGCAAGGGCCGCAGCCGCAGTATTTGAAGCCGTCTTTTCTTTTACCAATTCGGTGATCGGCGCGTTACGAAGAGCCGCGAGATAAGCTCGCGTCTCAACATCGTTCGGGCGTGCGCTATGTGTATGTGCTACTTTTTCGGCCCACACGCGCGTTTTAGGCGCGGCCGCAGCGGCCGGAAAATACGCGTTACCATCAAGTGTAGCAATTATGTCTGGGTCACTGGAAAGTTTTGTAAAAATTCCGTCCAAATTTGTGGCCACCGCTCGCGTCATTTCGGTGTTAGCGGCTTTCAGGGTAAGAGCCAAAAATTCACGGACCGGCAAAATGACCCCGGCATCAGCAAGCGCGCAGCACACCTCAGCCAGTTTGACGGTATCGCAGAAGTTGAAATCAATCGCCGGCTGTACAACTGGTGACGCCGCCAGCGCTGTCTGTGTCCAGCCGGATGAGTTGTGCGCAGCCGCGGCTTCAGCAGTGGCCAGCAATTCAAGCGCTGCCAGCTGCGCGGCGACTTTACGCGAAATGCCGTCTTCGATATCAAACCCAACCGGCGCTGTGACGCCTAATTGCTCAGCCAGTGCAGCGCCAGAAAGAAGTCCTGCGGATGCGGCTTTCTCGAGCCGGCCAGAGATATAGGCGATTCTGTCGGCCGGCCGAAATACGTGCGAAATATCGAAAAACGTCGGGTCTGGATTGTCTGCGTGCAGGATGTGGCCGTCTTCAAGCACGCGACCCAGGTTTCGTTTCAAGCCGCCAGCCTTGCAGTGTCCGCCGTTCTCTGACGCGTCGCAATACTCAGCGCGAGTTCGGGCTTTGTTGCCGCAAGAGCTGCACTTATCAAACGGGATTTTGCAGGCCATCGATACGCCAATGTCGTCGCCCTTAGCCAGCTTTTCCATCTCTTTGTCGGCGAGCAGCCCGCCGTTGCGCGCGGCAACTTCTTTGCTGCCGTTCAGCGCGCACACAAGCTCGATACGCTTCATCGGCTCGTTGTAAGCAGCGACTTTGACGACGCCGTAGCTTTTGGCCGGATTCTTGTTGAGATGGTCGCGGTAGAACTTGGCGAACTTCTCGAACGTGTGGTTGTACTTCTGGCAGCACGCGCGGGTAAACCCGTCGGCGTTGCGGTTGGGGCCGTAATCTTCTGTAGCGCCGATAGCAATCAAGTGCACAGGGATTTCGTCCGCTGCAAATTTTACGCGCGTGAGCTTGTCGGCAAACTCGTGGCCGGCGCGCTTCACGAACGCTTCTTTGTCGGCGCCCAACAGGCCGCGCGAAGAAATCTTGATCAGCGCGGCGACAGGCTCGCTGAAATCTTGCGCGTTCGGCTGAATGACTTTGATCATGCTCATGGTATAGGTACTCAGCGGCCCGTCCCGCCCGTAGGCGGTCGCCAGGTATTGCCGGCCGGCCTTTTTGCCGGAGTTTCGAAAAACGACCCTGCGGCGTTGATCTGATCAGCAAAGCGTGTGCCGATACGGTTGCCGAGATTGCGCGAGGCTTGAAATACCGGCCGCGTGTATGGCGTGTGCCGGCGCTCAGCGTTCCACGTAGCTTTGGCCGCGTCTGAAATTACACCAGGCGCTTTTTCAACTGCGCTGTTAAGCGCATCCACACCCGCTAAAGCGCCGTCTGCCGTGTTTTTTGCGACAATGCCGGCGAGCTGCCCCGCAGTGCGGCCGGCGGTAAGCGTATTTTTTACACCAGTACTTGTAGCGTTAACGTACGGTGCAACTGCTGTGCCCACCGCGTCACCAATTTGTTTTACAGGCTCCGTGCTGTTTCGATCAGCATTGATAATCGCTTTCAGCACGTCAGACCGCCCGTCCGGGGTTGAAAGCCCTCGTACCACTTCACCCGCCGGTGTTTTATCAAGCCCCTGCCAAGTGTAAGGATCTTGCACAGCCTCATACATACGCCGCGCGCTTTCAATCGGGTGATTCATCGCGACCATCACCTTGCGCCCGTAATCTGCGGTGCCCGCCGGGAGCCAGCCGGACTGGTTGCTATCGGGGTTCTTCGGCATGGACGGCCCAAACGTTTCTACAAATGCCGGATTATCCTCGCCGACCCGTTTTCCAAGACGCGATAATTGATCTTGAACCATGCCGAGGACGCCACGGTTGTCGTCACCGGAGTCTTTTTTGTCGTGATTTTCTTGCATCCAATTAATCATTGGCGTCAGGCCCGCGCCACCGAGACCGCCCACCATGCCGTATGTCAGCGCATTGCGCAGCTTGTTGCGCCGTTGGACTAAACCAACAAGACCGCCGGCACCCGCGCCAATAAGCGCATTACGCGCGTACGGGTCGGCTAAATACTGCTGCAAGCGAGCGCCCAGTTGCGCTGTATCCAGTGCGCTTTTTTCGCTACCGGGTTGTTGACCGGTGACAGCGAAAACAGCCAGCGCGTGAGCAACTTTTTCCATTTCTTGCTTAGTCATGGCGCGCCCTTACAGCAAATCTCGTTCGGTCTTCATCGTGTCCATGCGGGCTTTCTCAGTCTCAGCTTTGGCCTTTTCCATATCAACGAGCTGTTTGATATCAAAGTCAGCCAGCTGCCCCGACTCAAGCCGCTTGCGCAGAAGTGCCTGCATTGTACCGGGAGACGAAACAAAATGCGGCGCTACGTCTGACAGATCGTTAAACGCGCTCGCAATTTCGTGCGGGTCGTAACCAGAGATTACCTGATCATTGAGCATCAGATCGTGCAGCACGCCCTGCGCCCGAATGTTGCGTAGTTCTGTTTCGTGGCTGGGGTCTGTCAGCTTGCCGTACGACTTGTTTACCAGTTCTTTTGGCGACTGGCTCTCAGCCATACGTTTTGCAACGTTTGTAGCTGTGCCGAGGCCGCTAAGACCAAAAAGATTACCGGACGGCGGCGGCGGCGCAGGAGGGCGGTTTTTCCCGCCGCCACCTGAACGCCCGGCGCCGGACGGCGGCGGCGGCGCAGGAGGGCGGTTTTTCCCGCCGCCACCTGAACGCCCGGCGCCGGCTGGCGCAGCTGTCTTCAATGTCAGCGGCTCGTTAGCGGGGTTATACAGAATGGATTCTGTAAGAATTTCTGGTGCTTCTTTCTTAATCGCCGCTTGCTTGACGGGCACCTTGGCCTGCGCCTCGTTGTAAGCCTCCAGCGCGTTGAGCACGTTGGCCGCCAGCTTGCAGGGCTCGCAGTCGCCAATAAACACTTCTTTGGTGGCAGCCTGCTTGGTCAGATGCGGGTACACGTTGGCCAGCTTGTTGAGCACAGCGGCCCCCTCGTCGCCCAGACGGAGCTCCGTCTCGCGTACGGCGTCCTTGAAGCTCATGTTGCCCGGGCGGCGGAAATACTCGTGCAGCTCCTCCATCGCGGCAGCAGCCTTCGAGTAGGCCACAGTCGCTTGGCGGCGCAGCTCCTCGGCAGCCAGTTCAGCCGCGCGCTTTTCGCTGGCAGCCCGCCGGACAGCCGCTTCGGGATCCCGGGGCGGCGGAGTCCAGGTTTTTTCGGGCAAAGATATCTTTGCGGCCGCGGCTTTGGTCAGCGCTGACTGCCGCCGAGCAATCAGATCACGCACCGGAATGGTGTACTCGGCCGAAACCACGTGCTGCTGCGAGATCTCAGCCGAAGTTTTTACCGCCTTCGGGTACAACCGGTCCATGACGGTATTGGCGTCAGCAATCGGAAAATCAGCGGCCTTGTCGAGCGTATTCTCGCCCTGCTCGCGCTGTTTGGTTGTTCGGCCCGTGTTATACGCGTGAACCATGAGATTCACGTGCCCGGCCGGAACATTCGACTCAGAGGCGCTTTTTACGATTGCGTCGTCGGGCGCCATGCCGTTATTCACGTAGCCAGCCGCGCGCTCGATGGCAGCGATCAGTTTTTGCTCGGCCTCTTTAGTCAGTGGGCGCATTGCTATTCTCCGGGAAAACGCAGCTTTTCAATGTCTTGTTGGTTATCTAGTTTACCGCCGGCGGCGAGCAGCATCAGCTCGGCGCTGCTTAATTCTGCTGCACTGTCATCGTAAGGTAACATTTTCGCGTCTACGGAATCCAGTTTTGTCCCAACTTTGAACGGGAGCGCGGCCATCATGGCGCCGATATTCTCGACAATCGTGGAGTGCGCTTTCCCGGCATTTTCACTGTTCTTCTCGATTTCCACATACTTTACAAAGCTCTCGATCAGCGCAATTTGAGTATGCGTGTTGATCGGGATCGTGAGCGTGGCGATGGCGGCTTTGTGCTTTACTGTGTTGACGGCAAATTCCTGGAAGAACGTACCAACACCGGACGCGTTGGTCGGCTTGTCGATTGGCGAAAACTTGGAAATCACGGCGTCGAGGACATGGCTGCCGCCGTGGTAGCCAAACAATTTCCAAAGCAGGTCGTACTGCCGTTCTGTTAACCCGCGTGTGACCGCGTCGGCCATCACCACGTTGACGATGTAGTCGCGGTTGGCCAGCATTTCCCGAACGTTAAAAAACACAGCTTCGTAGGCCTGAACAATTTCTTCGTCTACGCCCAAACGAGCAGCGATTTGCTTGTCGCTTTCTCCAGCGAGCACGCGGGCTTCGATGGCCCAGCGTGTCGGCGCCTTGTCTTCTAGCCAAAGCGAGTGCGCCCAAAACAGCGCGCGGTCTTGCTGCAACAGTCGGTACAAAATGTCTGGTCGGTTGTTGGCCTGCTCGAACCGCCGTTTCAGCCGAGACGCGCGGCGAATCCACGCAAAACCCTCTTCGCCGTCGCGGGCGCGGGACGGCCTGGGTCCGGCGGCGTCGATCTGCACAGCCCGCAGCCAGCGCCAGTTCGGGGCACGGCGGGGGCTATCACGTAATTCGTGGAACATGTTTACAGTTTCATTACAGCACAATTATTACGGCACGTTCTGATCAACAAACCCGAAACAGAGCGTGCAGTAATACTCGGCGGAACCGTAGTTGAACGTCACACTACTCATTGTGCCGTCGATGCGAATGATGTTAAACCCTTCTTCGCCGACAAATTGCGTGTACTGCGTAGGGCTTACTTGATTTAGATATGTCGTTTGTGTGCCGGAGACAATGCCGTTTGAAGACCAAATTGGTGTAAACGGTTTTGGCGCGCCAACTTCATCAAGCACTATTACAGGAACCTGCAAGCCCTGCTGGCCGACACTCGCAAATGCGACCAAAGCATCTGTAACGGGCTGGCTAAACACTGCGGTAAATACCCCGGTTTGCGTATTTGCAATTTGATTACCTGTAGTCGGCACACCGTATTCTGCGGGAAATAGCGCGGCCCCGACCATGCCGGTATGCAAGAACATACCGCCACCGCTTTGAGTAATTGCAACCGTGATGTTGTTCTGGCCGATTCCAGCCGCCGTAGTGGAAGCTACGCTAAGCATTCTCATCCACTTAAAACCAGAATCGCCAGTGCACGAAAAGTCATCGCAAGTTGCTAGCGGATTGTAATTGTCGGCAATGGGGTTTGTGCAGCCATAAACGCATGAAATACACGAGCCGTCGTCGCACGTTGCGTTGGGGTTGTAGTTAAGGGCGGTGTTGTTCGTGCAGCCATAAACGCACGGCCACACCAATGTGCTGCCTAGATAAATTTTGCTCGCAGGCTGTGCGCCAACGGCGGCCGCAGCTAGGTTGAAAGCGCCCCGATAAATACTCACGTAATCACGTACAGTGTGTTGGGGTCTTTCGACGCGATCGCGTCGTAATCGGTCTGAGAGATCGCCATGCAGTTCGTAATCCGGGTTGCGCCATTGACGCCATCCACGACGCTTGTGATGCCCGCCGAACGCTGGAACGTTTCATCCGTAAACGTCACACCGCCGCCAGATATTGCAGTCGTGTCCGCGCCGTCAGATACATGAAACGGTGAGTCACAGTAGATCGGATACGTAATATTGCCGCGCCACGACCGCAGCCGACCGCCCTGCCAGTTGAATTCGTATCCAACAGCGCAAATCAAACTGATACCATTTGCGCCGCCAGTGTCATTACCGAACGACCCCATAACGAGCTGCGTGAAGTTCGGCAGCATCATGCCAATGCCGCTGATTTGAGCTGTGCCGCCACCCGCGACAACAGCGAACCCGCCGCCGTAGTTGGGCAGAAAATCCGCTCCGTTGCTGCCGCTACCTTCGTTGCCGTTTGGGGCTGACGCACTTACCGGCACCCAACCCGTTGTAGGAAATACGTACGGGTTGCTGGAAGGATTCGTGAAGTATGTTCGCGGCCAATCCGCGCCGGAGCAGAGACGCCAATAATTCACTGGCGGGTCTGTCGCGCCATCGTCGTCCGGGTCAGTGCCCCATCCAGTGCGATTACCCGGAGCGAGGAAAAAAGCCACGCCGTTCAACAACGCGTCGTTTTGTACTAAATAGTAGTTGTGAGTACCGGGTTCAGGCGTGTGCATTCCGTCGTTCGCCCAACCGGTTGGCCGGACGGCAACAGCGGTTCGCACATAGGTGCCATTCATGTCTGACCACTGAGTTCCGCCGGGGCCGCCCCACGCCGGAACTGGACTGATATAACCCTCGCCAGCATTGGTGATGCCGCTTACGACCACTGACGAAGTAAGCGTGACGTTGTTGAATGTCACGTTGTCGTGCGTATTCAGGTCTTGGTCAAACGGGTTGCCCCCACTACCACCGCCGCCGCTACTGACCTCTACCGCGCTCGTGTCTGCAAGTCCGGCGTACAGTTTGTTTTCTTCTTCGTCGTACAGCATCTCGCCCGGCTGCACGTTGATCGGCGTCGGGTTTTCGGCGCTGACGATTTCACGGCGGCGGTGCGGGAAGTGCAACGCACGGAAAACGCGCGTACCGGTCTCAACCGGGCCTTCGCTGATTTGAAGATATGTGAAATAAGATTTCTCGCCGCCTACAACGTCTGTATCAAGGTCGGCGTGGAAACCAATACGGTACGCGCCAGCAGAGAGCCGCTCGTTGGTAAGCGTAAGCGTGTCGACCGGAGAGCCGGTTGCGCTAGCGCCATCAAACAATTCGTGCGTAATGGTTTCCGCAACCGGGTTATAAGTCACGCGCGCTGTGTACGTATCGCCAGTGGTAAGTTCATATTGCGAATTAACATTGTTTTCTTCTTGCCCGTTAATTTCTGGGTCGCCGCAATTGTACTGAACTGCAATACGTGAAGTGTTATCGCCCCAACTCCAGTACGGTTCAACGTCGGCTTTGAAAAAACAAATGCCCTGATCGGGGCAGCCGTCGTCTACGTCAGCGTGCACAAAGGTGTAAATAATTACGACAGTCGTTTCGCCGTCGATGTCGTAGTTAGTGCGTACCGGGTACGGCGCCAACGACGCGTTGCCCGAGAACCACATGCCGGTGCTATCAAACCCAAATAATACGTCCGCGTCGGGGAACGTATCGAGCCAGAACGGCTGTGTGCGCAGATTGCTAGAAACACTCATGCCGGTACTCCCTGTGTAAGCGGTTCAGCGCAGCATCGGCGTCTCAACGGTCACGGTCAGCGCGAAGTCTTTGCTGCCCGTGCCAGACGGTTTGATCCACAGGTAAAGATATCTTTGGGGATTCGTCGGCGAGCCGTCACGGTTGATGTACGCCACATTGATATTGCTGTTTTCAGCGATATCTACAACGTCCGGGTCTTCTACAACGTCGGCAAAATCAGACAAGCTCAACACGTGAAAAGACTCGGCCGGCAAAGACGCGTTGGGCTCTGTTTCCTGGTTGCTGGCATACAGATCGGCCTCGAAACCCGCCTTGGCGCCGGTGCGCTGCACGAGCTGATAGCCGCGCAGCACGCCACGGTGCGGCATCGAGATCGGGACGATTGTCTCCGCACCGCTCGCCGCCGAAAAAGCCTTCGTACCGGACCAGATAGTGCTAGCCATTGCTCACCCTTAGTTGTTAGCGACACTGGACAGGTCAACGTCGGAACCAGCCTCTTCCGGATACGGCTCGATGGTTTTCTGCTTGAGAAAGAGGATAACGTCACCGAGCATCTCAAAGGCGTTGCGTAGCGAGTCTTCCAGTTCCGGCATGTCAGACTTGCCGTAACGCTCGGCAAACTTGTCGCCGTGCCAGTAAAACATGAACAGAATGCGGCCAATCTTATCGAGACCTTTGGTCAACTCACCCATGTACCGGTCGACCAGCGAGTCGTCGCGCACGGCGCGCAGCATGCTGCCGATCATCGCCGTATCAAACACTTCTTTCTGCCCGGACTGCGCAGCCTGCAGCACGTTGTTAATGTCATGCTTGTCAAGCTTGGTGTTGGGGTTGTAGATCTGCCGATCGGTCTTGGCAGCAGACACGCTCGGCACCGGCACGCCAACATCGATGCCCATCTGCGTAGGAATGTCCGCGCCCATGATGGTCTCGCCACCCATGATCGGGCCTGGGTCGCTCGGCGCGTTGGGCGCGTCGTTGACCATCATCGGGGCGCCGTACGGATCGGCGTACTTCACGCGGCACTCAAATTTGCGCTTAGCGGCCGCCGCCTTGAGAATTTCGCGGGCTGCGCCTTCGCGAAGACCGTGCCGACCTACAAGCGAAATAAGCGCCTGCTTCTCCGACAGTTCTTTTTCAATTAAGCCAATATGTCCTGGCTGGTGCGAGCACATTTCAACTGCCGTACCGTTGTGATACACAGTCAGCGCCGCGGTCTTCTGCATCAGCGCCAATTGTGCGTCCACGATGTTGCCTGGCATCAGCGGCGGATCTTTGCTCTCACCGCAGCCGCACACACCCTGATCGTCAGCGTCAGCCTCCGTTTTGTCGTCCTCGCCGGGCGCGCACTTGAGAGCTTTGAAGCTCTCCGGCACGAAGATGTCGCCCATCGAGCTGCGAAGGCTAGAGCCCTTCTTGCCGCCCAGATGAACGCGCACACCGTCGCGGTACTTGTCGTAGTTCAGTGGATCCGCGTAGCAGCACGCCGAAATATGCCCCTTCGGCGGATACTTGGAGTAATCTTCAAGATGAACCTCGTAGCTAGTCGTACCGAATTCATCTTCGCCGAGCTCGCGCAGTACGCGCACCGGGCATGTCGCGTCGCCGTTCTTGCCAATCAGCATGGTGCGGGTGCGGCCGGTCGGAAGGCTGGTCGCGTCTTTCAGGCCGTTGAACCAGCTGTCAAACTCCTCGCCTTCGACCTGCGCAATGGCGAAAACCTGGTCGGCGCGGGTGTTCACCCAATCGGGTGTGCCCTCGGTGCGCACCACGGTGACAAAGTCCGCGCGCTTGGCGGCGCCCATCGGAAACACGGCGACATAGCAGCGCTCGATGTTGCCCGGCTTGACCAGAATGTCGTACAGACCAGAACAGGCCGGCGTGAAAAGTTTCTTCTCGACCTGAATCTGGTAGGGAATCGAGACGTTGTCGCGATCCCGCTGGTCGAGAATCAGCACGCCGTCGCGCAACAGCTTTTCCTGGTCTTCCTCGCTGTAACCGGCCGGCAGCTTTGTCTGCAGCGTGACGTCGAGCGTCACAATCTTGAGGCCGGCAACAGACGCCGGCTCTTTGGGCGCCTCCGACAGCACACTGGCAATCTTCAGCTGCGCATCACGGGCCTTCGCCGCCGCAATCGCTTCCTTGATTACGCCCAGGCCGTGAAAGTTATCAAACGCCCTGGCGAGCGCCGGGGCGTCCTGGAACGTCTTCACGAGCATTTCGACCGTGGTCAGGCGGGCTTCCTTGAGAAACTGCGCCAGGTTGAGTTTCTGGCCCAGCTCAGCCAGCGTGGCGCCTGTGTTCAGCGTGGCGCACTTGGCCAGGGTCGGCATCACGGCCGTCATCATTTCCCGAAGCGTGGGCTTGGCCGAGCCGAACTTGGCCGGGCTGCGCGAAAGCTGTGTAAAGTCGGGCTGCCGCTGACCGAGCCCGGACAGATTCCGGTCAACGCTCGAGCCGAGAATATTTGGCTTCCGGTTGATCAGGTAATTGATCCAGTTTTCCTTGAGCGGCACGAACATGTCCTGGTTTTTGATGTACAGGAGCTCGTGACCTTTGAGGTCGCCGTTCAGGAAGAAAACAGGCGCGTACAGCCAGTTCGAGCCGACCTTGAAGGCAAAAACACCGACCGCCTTCGTGTTTTCACGGTTCCGGTCCAACAGCTGGAAGCCGACTTCATGATCCAGCAATTTCGGCGCCGAATCGCGGAGATACGCGTGCGCAAGATTGCTGAAAGCCTGCTCGAACGACGCGGAGTCGCCTTTGCCGCCAAAATCGGCCACCTTTGTCTGGGTCCGGTCGTGCGAACGGACCACAGTCAGCAGGTTCTTTAAGGACGATTCGGTATTCTTGCGGTTGTACACAGCCACCTCCGTGCGGCGTAGCGACAAATGACACTGATAACTCAACAATTTACCGTGTCTAAGCTCTTACATCCTACCGAAATGCGATTATGGGCGCCATCCGCTTGTGGCGCCCGTTACGCCAAACTGTTCGCCGCGAGCCAGCGCCGGCACAAAACTGCTGCCAGATGTGTCGCTAACTCCGCCGTGGTGTACGCTGTCGAGCAGGCCCTTTTGCTGGTAAGACCCGAGCATCCGCGTCATCCAGTCCTGGTCGTTTGAAATGTTACTCATGCCGCGAACCATTTCCGGCTGAAACGGCGGCGGCGTCCGGTGCGCTTCGATGTTATTGATTCCGTACTTCTGCAACGTATCGGTCACATTTTTGCCGATTTTTGTTCCAACAGAATAGTGCAGCACTGGGCGCTCTAAGTAATGCCCCGCCAGACTTTTTGGCGCGCCGGTCACGCTACCCGGCCGCGGCTGCCAATTTCGTTCAACCATCGAATACGGCACGATATCGTCGGGGTTGTAATCACCGTACTCGTCGGTCATTCGCACGTGGTTTACAAGCCCGCGCGCCAGCAGCTCGATATTGCGCCGCTGCGGCGTAATTCCTGAGTTCTGCATAACCTGCCGCATAGCTGACACAAAATAGCGGCGCCCTTCGCCAACGCCCTTGTGCCGCACTATTTCGGCCGGACTGGGCATACCGTCTGACAGCACGTCGCCGGCTTCCAGCGAATCGCCTTTCTTCACGATGACTTGCCGGTCGGCCGGCACGTAATGGTCTTGGCTGTTGACCTGCACGTAAAACCCGCCCTGGGGCGCTGGTCGGATTTCTTGTACGTGCCCGTCAAACTGCGCATGTGTCGCGCCGTCCGGATATGTTTTCGGTACCTGCACAAGCGCATTGATCGCCTTAAAACCGGCGATTGAACCGGCGCCGCCGACGCCGCCGGAGTGCTTAGAGCTAATCTGCGCCTGCGTCACGGGCTCACCTAACGCCTGCGCGGCCGCGATACCAACGTAATCGCCGACAGGTGGTAATTTTCCTTTTTCCCGATAACCAACGTCACGCGCAAATACGCCGCCATCATCCGGGCCGCCCACCGTCGGACTGCGCACGAGAATATCTTTCATGCCCATTTCTTTGATGTCGCGAAGAATCTTCGGCGTCAGCATCGTGTTGCGCTTGTACGGGCCGACCGGGCGCGCTAGCAGCGCGCCCTCGTTGTCAGAGTCGTCGACATCGGTCGGAAAGCCTCGGTCAACAGCGCCAGCTGCGCGCTCTTCGTCGTCATCGTCATCAGATGTAACTAGCAGCCGGTGCGTCATCTGTGAAAGCTGCTTGCTGAAAAACCCAGCGTCGGCGGTCGCTGTTTTTAGATCCATGACACCTTTACGCGTGCCGAAGGCGCCGGCGAAATATTCAACGGGCCGGAGCCCCTGACCGTAGCCGTGCAGCACCGGAATCGGAATCGGGTCGTTCTTGTGGTCGACATACTGCATGTCGGCCCCAATCAGCGAATTCAGGCTGAACTTGTTGCCCTTGCCAACGCCGATGACCTGGTGCGCCAACGGGTTATCAAAACCTTTTGCTTCGTCGTAAACTTCGTTGACGAGCGAGCGCTGCGTGTCGCCGGCCAGCTTTAAAATTTTCAGTGTGCGCGCTTTTTCATCCAAGCTGCTGTCTGACAGAATTCCGCGCAGCTGCTGGTTAACTCTGTGTCGCGCGTTCTGGACCGCCACGGTGGCTTTGATATCTTTGAGACCGAACGACAAGCCGTTGGTGGTATAGCTGGCTTCGCGCCCCACGTCGTGCAACCGCTTCATCACGTCGCGGTATTTCTCGGGATATTTTTCAGCCAGCGTTGTCGCGAGCTGGGCCATATCTTTTTTTGTCAGCACGCGCTCGTAGTTGCGTAAGTCTTCTGGCAACGCGGCGTTAATGAGTACTTGGCCGAGCGTAGTTTTCAGCATGTTACGGCGTCCAAATCAGATTTTGCATCGGCTTTGGCTGTACTTCTGTAACTGCTACGGTTTTGTTGACGCCCGCGGCCCGCAACAGCGCATGAAAGTCTTTTTCTCGGGCGTCGGCATACACGATCGATTCGTCAAGCTGCAGCGCTACAAAAATAGGGTTGCCCAGCGCGTCCTCGATGACGACGCTGTGCGCTGACTGTTCATGCGGCTGTAGGTTGTGCTGCAGTTTAACGCGCACGCCCCAAGCTCCTGCGCAAAACAGACAACGCCGCAGCCTTCAACTGCAGCTCAGACGGCGCATCAGGATCGGGCAGCTCGGCGGTAACTTGCTCCCACCACGCCTGCTTGCCAGCGTTCGGGTCCATTGGCATTTGACTCGGATCCTGGGGGCCACCCGGCGGCATTGGGCCGCCCGGCGGCTGCGGACCGCCAGCGGCATTCGGGTCTTGTGGGGGCGGCGGCGCCATAGGGCCACCAGGCAGCGCCGACTCGGCCGGCGGTGCGCCGTTAGAGCCTGGCGGCAGCACTAACGTAGCAGGGTCTACCTGCACGCCCATCGCGTTCATGATCGCCGTGAGTTGCTGTTGCATGTTATACAGCCGGAAATCGATCATCTGCATCATTTGCTCGGGCTTCATCTTCTGCCCTTGCGCGGCGCCGGGCGGCGCAGCGGGCGCCGGAGCCGGCATCGGAGCGGGAGCCGGCGGCATCGCAGCAGCGCCGGCGCCGGTCGGATCTTGAGCAGCTGGCGGCGGTGCGGCACCCATAGCAGCTTGCGCCGGATCGACCGGCGGCGCAGCGCCCATTTGGGATGGATCCGGCTGCATGCCCATCATCGCAGCTTCAGACGGCACCACAGCCGACTTTTCGAACGTGGCGCGGGCCATCTTCATCAATTCACGATTGACCATGGACGTAAACCTCCGTGTTTAACTTTCGACGATGTGCACCGGGGAGTCGACGTCAAGTTCGCCCCGGCGGTAAGCGTTAATTGCGTCCTGCGTGCTGCGATATACCCTGGGCTTAGCTTTTTTATCGATGCGGCTCGAGGCAAGATACACACCGGTCTGATAGTCCGCGTTCGGCACGTAATGCGCCTTGAAGTTGGATGTTGCAAAAAGGTTTTTGCTGGGAAGCATCTTTTCGACTGCTTCTTTTGCAGCGTCTTCTGTGCTGGGAACGTGATATTGCATCGCGTCTCCGTCAAAGTCGGCACCAAAACCTTTTGTAATGACCGGATTAACCTCCATGACCTTGTTTTTTGTAAGCTTTGGATAGAACGCCATCATACCGTATCGGTGCAGAACCGGCGCACGGTTGATAACGATAGGCCGAGACGACATCTGGGTCTCCAGCTCTGCCATCGCCTGTTTATTGCGGTCTTCGACAGCCTGCAGCGCCTGCATGCGCGGTAACCCGCGGCGCACTAGCCCGCGCACAACAAACGGCTTGTAAACGGCCCAGGCCTTGTCTTCGGGCAGCGCGACCTCGTCCATGTTCAGGTCTGGGTTCGGCGTGATCACCGCCCGGCCCACAAGGTCAACCGTGGTGCTGAGCAACTTACGCTGCACGGTGCCGTATTTGGGCGAAGAGCCAAAAATATGGGACAAGAAGCCTTTCACGCGGCGTTCCTGGTTTTTTGGCTGCGTCGGATCGCCGAGCCCGGTCACGGCTTTCATAGTGTCGTACAGCGCCAGCCGTTCGTCGCCATAGCTTTCAAGCGCACCAGATGCCTCTTTCAAAGTGCTGTTGGCGTCCAGCAGTTCTTTGTAGAGATAGTTCGCATCGGCAACCAGGGGCAGTTTTTTATTACCCATTGTGCTGACCGGCCGGAAGAGCGGCGGCAGGACGGGCATTTTTGTCAGCATCCAATCTTTGGGATGCACGCCGGTCTGCTCTGCGTTCTTCAAGTATCCCAACTTGCGCACCGCAGCGTCGCGCAGGGTCTTCCGGCCGGACTTGATATCTTCGCGCACCTGCTCGAGCATTTTTGGCAGGTTAATCCGAGATAGCGCGTTTTGAATCGCTTTGGGCCCAGTCTCGTCGTGGATCTTGGCTTCGCCTGCGAGCACGTTCCGGTACTCTTTTTCAGTCAGCCCAAGCACGCGACGAATAGGCTCTTCCATGACCGGATTCGGCATCGGTTCGTGCAAAGATATCTTTGCCCACCGGTTGCCGCCGTGGCCGCCCGTAAGTTTTTCGTCGAAGAGGCCGCCAGCAATCGGCTTCAATCGGCCCTTCCAGTCGACGGTTTCAGAATTCTCGATTTCGCGACCGCCCGCCATGTCATCGACGTCTTTGTCGGTCAACGCCATGATGTGCGTCTGGCTGCCAGTGCGCACGGTGTTAATACCGGCGCCCTTCAGCTGGTTAACGAACTTTTCGTAGACGTGTGGCACCTTGGGCAACGGCGGAGTGTATCCGGCCATAAATTGCGACCAGTACTCTGGGTTTGCTTGGCCGCGCACCATCTTGGCGTCCCGGATTACTTTTCCAGCGCCGTGCGACAGTAACGCGCCAAGATCCAACATTCCGACGCGTTTAGCACCTTCGCTGCCGCCCTTGGCCGGAGTGCCTTCGGCTGTGTAACTACCCATCGCGCGGCCTTGCCCTTTGCCTTCGGCCGTGTGGTGCAGCTTCATAAAGAACCGGGAACCGGTCAGCACGCCTTTGATCTTACGACCGGTTTCCGGATCAACTACGTCCTCGGTATCAGAGAGGCCGTGCTTCCCAAGCTCTTTTTGAGCGAAATCAACAAGATCAACACTGCCGTCAAAGTCTTTGAGTTTGAACGGCTGACCCGTTTTGGCTGCAACTTTTCCAAGCGCGGCCTCGATCACCTGCGCGGGATTCACGCGGCTGATAAGTCCAAGCGGGCTGACCAGCACTTCATACGGACTGCCGTCTTTATCGTGCGGCATCTGATGGTCAGGCACAATATCGGCAACAACGCCTTTGTCGCCGTATCGCCCGGTCAGCTTATCGCCAACCTGCATTTCCGCCTGTGTTTTTACGACGACCTGCACACCCTTGTTGGTATGCGCAACGTCGGTCACGATACCGGGCGAATGATGATCCCAGGTTTCCGACTCGTTTGAGAAGTTGCCGGCACGCCCGCGGTGCACTTTGCCGTACGTTGTTTCTTTGGCCTTGGCGTGCAGGATTAGCGGATCACCGAACTGCACAACGGCGCCCTTCTTGATCGCGCCTTTGTCGTCAAAGTTATCAAGCTGCTTTTTGTCGTACTCGCCGGGAAACAACGCAATAAATGCTTTCTTGCCAGCGTGGCTCGAGTCTGTCCATTCGGCGGCATGCTGATACATGTGCTCGCTGGTCAGCTTGCGCGCTGTGCTTTGACTGATCACAACCGCGTCTTCGTAGTTCTTGCCGTGATACGGCAAATACGCCACGCGCAAATTTTTACCCAGCGCTGCAGAACCGGCCGGATCTGTAAAGTTTGAGTGCGCCAGCAGCTGCCCCGGTTGAATAACGTCGCCAGGCTGCACCGTCGGTGTTTGATGCCAAAACGTTTTCCGATTGAACGGGTGCTCGTTATACAGATCAATATCGTGTTTGTTGCCGTCGCGATCGCGCAGCACCATTTTGCCAGGTTCAGTTGAAACAACTTGCCCGTGAAATTGCGCGCGTACAGCGCCCAGCTGCTCGCCCATTTCATCTTCGTGCGACGTGCCGTCTTTGCCGATAATAGCTGACTGCACGTGTGGCGCTTCAGGTCCAACCAGCGGCAGCGCTTGCGTGAACATGCGGCTCGCCATGATCACGCGGTGGCCCTTCATGTAAGACTTCATCGGCACCATGTTAGACAGCGCCGAAAACGTGTTGTCCATGTGCGGCAGGCTGTACTGTACTTGCTCGCGCGGCATGTACTTCATCTTGCCGTTGACCATCGCGGCAATCATGGGCAGCGTGCTTTTTTCTTCGCCCGGAAACGCCAGCGGCAATTCAGCCAGCTCGCCGGGTGTTTTGTACGTTGTCTCGCCTGTGCGCGTGTCAATTACGGGTGTGTAGATTTTGCCATCAGCGCCTTTGCGCGCGCCACGAGCAAAGCGCATGTCGACACCGACTTTTCCGCTGTTGCCGCACCAAAAACCGCAGCCGCCTTTTCGGCGCACGTAAAGCAGGCCGCCGGGCACGGTCGCGCAATACACCAGGCCGTCGTACTGTTGCCGGAAATAATGGCATTCGCCCTTGGGCGTATTCGGCAGCACTTGATGGCTAGTCTGTTTGTGTACGTGCACGACCCAGCAGCCGCCGACCGCTGCGTGAGGGCGCTTGTCGCGCTCGAACACGACTTTGCATGAATAACCCAGCCCAAAAGCCAGCCGCTCAAAATCAAGCGCGAGCTGGTGGCTGGCAGTGCAAAAACAAGTTCTTTCGCCGCGCTTGTTCTTGCGCCCTTCACTTTTCATCAGCGCGTCAAACAACCGAAAGCGGGCAGAAACCGGCGCATCCAAGAACTCTTCTGGGATCCAGCGGCCCGGGCTGCCGTGGAATTGCTTGAAATACGCCGCAACTTGTTTTGTCGCGATCGAAAACGCCTTGCCGTGATAACCCCACTTAAACGGCAAGCGGCTCAACAACGCGCGGATTTGGTCGCAGTTTTCCGGATTGTGCTTTTGGCACTGCGTGATCTTAATCTGAAATTGCGACTTCTCCGGGCGATACACGCAGCTGCCCTCGCCCAAATACCAGCCGAGCAGTTCTGCCCAATCGTCCAACAAAACGTTGCCGACGACAACCCGGTTATTGCTCTCGTAAACCGGCGCCGGAATGCTAAACACGGCGGCAGAAACGCCGCTGTACGGGTCAAAACCGGCAGAAAGAACACCGCGAAACTTCAAGTGTGTCGTTTCGGCGGATTCGATTTTGTACGGCGCGCCTTCGTAAAGCGAGCGCACATACATCCGGTGATTCGGCGTCACAAGATAGTTAATCTTGCCGGTAGCAGCGCCGTACATTTCGCCGACGTAGCGCGATTCGTGCAACTTTTCTGCCTTGTGGAACTCGAGCTGCCCGGCGACCAGGCAGGCAAACTCGTCTCGCTCGGTGACGTCTGGCCACTTTTTCCAGCCACCGCGCGTCATAACCTCGGTTTGACTGTCGTAGCACTCGGGCGTGCGCAAGAAATCCACAAAACCAAGATGACTCGGCTGTACGCTGCGCGATTCTTGCGGCACGGCGTCAAGCGACCCGATGCCGCCTTCGCCCATGCGGGTCACGCGGGATTGATGATCGAAAATCTCGGCCGGATTGATTTCTTCAAGCGAGCTGCCCAACCCAGAGCCAATCAACGCAGCGCTGATGCCCTTGTTGAACACGCCAGTCGGAAGCCGATCAAGATTTTTCTTGGCGGTTGCTTTCCAGAGAATCTGCCGCAACGTCTGCCGATCTTTTGTAAACCGCTCGGCGATCAAATCTTCCGGACCCACAACAGATTGGTACGCCATGGCGTCGCGATCGTCCGGGTCGGCTTCTTTGCGATTGAGCGCGATGAGCTTCTTAGTGATCGCCAGAATTGCGTCCGGCGTAAGATTTTTGTATTCAGCGCCGAGCGTGCGCCGCGTGACATCTGGATCCATTTCCATGCGCGCAAATTCGTCGGCGATGGCTTTTTGTTTGCCGGCCGCGTCAATGCCCGGCACTGGTTTGTACACAAGTCGCTGGTACAGTTTGTCTAACGTGCCCGCGTCGCCTTTCTGCATATTGACGGCTGTAATGTCGTTGCCCCACGCAGCACGAATATCCTGATCGTGCGCGCCCATGGCTTTCAACAATGGCAACAGCGGAATTTTGGCCTGCCCAATATTGATGTTGAGCACGCCGGTTTTTGGATCCAAAAAGTAACGGTGCATGCGTCCTTTGCCAGGAAGCACATTGACGTGGGCTTCCAGCTCGCCGTTATCTTTTTCACGGGTGTAGACGCCGGGCTTCAGCCGCATCTGGTGTGCCAGCGTGTATTCAACACCGCGGTTCACAAACGTGCCAGAATCCGTGAGATACGGCACATGCGCCAGTGTTGTTTGCCGGCGGGCGATTGGCTGGCCCGTCACATTGTCGGTAAGCGACCACGTGCCGGTCATACGCCGGTGCATAGAGTTACCGGTCAAAATAGCCGTCTTTTGATCAGCCTTGGTAAAACGCTCCGGCCCCGTGTACTTCACATCATGAAGCTGGAGCGTATAGAGATCGTTTTTAACCGGCTCAAGCGACGACGCACTGCGGAGCGCGCTGTCAAAGATGTTGTTACGCAGCGAACTGATGTCGCCAAACGCGCGCATTTGCGGCGCCGGAGAACCTGGAAGCATCGAGTCTGGCATGTCGATTACTCATGTGTCGGCTGCGTGGCCATCTGCTTAATCTGCGCCAGCTGATCGGGATCAACGTACACGTCAGGCAATCCGCGCATCCGCGCTCGGCTAGCCCGCGCCTTCGCAACGTTTTCGCCGCGCGTGCGCTCTGCTGTGCGATCGTACATGTACTTTCCGCCAACACCGGCAGCGGCAAGAGACGCCAGTACTTGCGTCGTCGCGACGCCGTGCGGCACGGTGTTGGTCAAAAAGTTCCACGGCACGCTGAGCACGTCTGTAATGCTCGGCGCGGCCCACTTTTCATATACGGCGTCAAGCGCGGCCGCAGACTTGTCTTGTCCGCTGAGAATGGCGTAATAGCGCTGGCGTTCTTTTTCAACCTCATCCTTGGCTTCTTGCTTGTCTTTGTGCTTCACAATGGAATTGACCAGCGCCCCACCACCTAAAACGCCGCCGCCCAAAGCGCCAAAATTCATCGCCGTACCGAAAGCGTCCCGATACAGGTTGGGCATATACGAGCCAAGTTCGTCGCCCGACCGCAACCCAACCGGGCTAAAGATCGTGTCGGAAATACGCCCCGGAACAGAGCCAATCAAACTGGCGATATTGTTGTAAACGTTTTCAGTAGTTGAGCTAGCCGTCTTGACGTCTGGGGCCGCAAGCGTGGGTGCACCCGGGGCAAAATCCTGATAGCTAGTTTCTTTCTTGTTGGCCGGCTTCAACGCTCGAATAAGCTGCCACAGCGCCATACCGCCGACGCCGACACCAGCGCCGGTCGCCAGGTTTGTCAAAACCTGTTTGCCTAATGCGGCCTCGTCAAACGCAGCTGTTTTGTTTGCTGTAGTCATAGTTGTCACTTTGGCGGCAGCATTCCGTACACCTGAAACCATTCCAGCCAGGCGCGGTAATGTTTTTTTTCTTCATCCCAGTTGTCATTACGACGCACAAGCCTGTACCAGCCATTGACTATTTTATCATTCACGTCGTCAAACTCGGCTTTTTGGGCGTCGTCCCAAAGCTCAAACATTTTTGACTTAAAGTCCAGCCGAAGATCGAGATTATCAAGCTCGGCCTGCTTGAGATCGGGCTGGGGGCCCGGGCGTTTCAGCACAGGGAAGCCGTCTGGCGTACCGGGCCAATTCAACTGCGCGCCGCCGTGCGCCGGGCCGCCTAATTCACCGTAGTACTTGTGCATGCTCATAATTTACGCCTTACATGGCAGATCGGTACTGCTTCGACTTCCTGTGCGCTTGCAGCCGGTCGGCGTAAACGCGGTACGTGTGCGCCAGCTCTTGAGCTTTCACCTGATCTTCGTCAATTTTTGGCTCGAGCATCTTTGCCGCACCCCAACCCCCCGCGGCGCCGGCAGTTAAACCTCCAGCGACGGGCAACCAGTACAGCGCGTTCATTGCGGACGGCGCAAATTTACTGGTAGTACTCATCGCAGCCCGTAGTGTTGCCAACGCCGTAAGCGGATTGACAGCGACTTTTTCAAGCCGGGCTGTTAACTGGTCGCCTGTAAGGCGCTCTTCCGCACACCGAGTCAAAAAACCTAACTTGAAAGCTTCTTTAGCGGCGTCAGACATCAGAAATCTCCCGGCAAAATGAGTTTTTTAGGCTGCGCGCCCAGCGTGAAATCAGGCATGACGTGTTTGCCGGTATTTTGCCCCAGCGGCAGCGCACCAGGCGCGGCGGTCTTAAAGTTGGCTGCCGCGGCCAAAGACACGCGGCTCCGACTGTGCGGGCGGTGTCGCGCAAACCAGGCTGCGACCTCGGGGTCGTCGCGATCGCCTTGTTCTTTAGCCTCTTTGCAGCACGCCACCATGTTCTCAATTGCCTGCTGTAACTCCAAACGGTCGGAAACAATCCAAGCGCGCCCAGGATTGCTAATTGCCTGCTGCCGCAGCCTTCCCGCTTCGTCGGAAATGGCTTTTGCTCGCAAAAGAAACTCTTTTCGCGTCAAAACGAAAAAAGAGCCGTCGTCTTCGTCGTGCAAGCAGACAAAACCGTTGCGGGCGTAAAACTTCAGGCCGCGAAACGTGTAACATTTTCCCGTGACATCAGCGACAGGCATAAAACACCTTTAGTTGCCAAGTTTTCCGGGCGGGCACTTACCGTCCGGGCAATTTGCGGGCAACGTAGTAGCCGGCACGCTTTGCACGGGAGCAGCGCGGAAGAGCGCAGGGGCCGGCGGCATTTCGCGCAGGGGAAGCGTCGTAACTGGCAGCACGCGCCCAGTCCCTTTACACGGTTTACATGTGTTCATGACAATCCCGTCGCCGACTTTTCCGACTCCGTTGCAGTTGGGGCAGATGTCGCCGGGCTGCGGGATTGTTTTGTCGGGCGTACTAGGAAGCAGAGTAGCATAAGCAGCCTCTGCAGCGACCACGGCGACATAATCTTTCGCGGGCGCTTGTGCATTGGCTGTACCCGCGGCAGCTGGCGCTGAAAACAACAAAAAAAGCCATTCAAACATGGGCCTGCTCCTTAAATGTTACCAAGTGCGCCATAACTCTTGAGCTTCTTCCGGGGCCAGCCGTTTACGCCGGAAAACGCAATCATGTCTCGGTTTTTGATGTCCGACCATTTCACCCAAAATGCGCCAGTTGGAATGTCGATAAACGTGCCAAAAATGCGTTTACCACCCTCGTTCCAATCGCCCCAACTTTGCTGCAACATTACAAGCGGCCCGCCGTACAGCTTGTGAATCTCCGGCCGGTCGTCACAGGCCAGGTAGGCCATGGCGTGTCCCCAAGAGCCTTTGCGCGAGCTGACGCCGTTTGCGTCACGCTGGTCAGAAAAGCCCTCGCTGCCACACGAGCTTACGGCATAACCGTTCGCCAGCATGTCGCGCAGCTCTTCAAAGCTGTTCAGCACGGTGGCTGTGCGCAGCAGATGGTTCTTGCCAATCTCGAGCCAGCTGGCGGGCGGAGCACTCCCGCCGTACCTGCCCGCGTTCCGGGAGCTGTACTCTGTGAGATCCAGGCCAATCTCGGGATAGTCCTTGCGCAGCCACAGGCCGGATTTCTTAATCGCGACCTGCGCCGCGTCAGAACAAAACCAGCCGTCGCCGGAGTGCCCGCGGAAGTTGTAAAACGCCTCGGTACTGAGCACGCCGCTGGCGATGCCCCTAGCGCTAACCTCGGGCGCGCCTTCCAGCTTGCCGGTCACTTCGTCGGGCTTGGCGCTGGTGATCTCCGCGCACATGGTGCCTAAGCACGCATTGCGGGTCGACCAGCTGACGCAGTCGCCGCGACCCTGTGCGCCGCCCGGCAGGCAGCCCGGATAGAGCGCGTAGATCTCTCGAAAGAGCAGCGTGAGCTTGTTTTTGCCGGTTTCTTCCAGGCCGAACTGCGAGCAGGCTATCGCCCCCTCGGGCACGCCGCCGTCCGCTGCGATCATGGCCTTCAGCGCGGCGATACGCTCGGGATCGCAAGAAGCACCGATGAAGCCGTCTTCATACGCCTTGCGAATATCGACGACAGAGTTGAAAAACACCGGTTCGTTGGCCATGACTCCCTCCGTGGAGCGGCAGAAAGGCCGGCGCAGGGGTTACCTGCGCCGGCCTCTCATAGATATCAAACCTCGTCGGACGGGCGCTCGGACACCAGCGTCACGCTAAACGAGCCCGGCGTCGAGGGCCGGAGCGTGTCGGACGCCACGAACTCGACCACCGCCGGCTCCGAGTAGTTCCCGGCGTCGTCCACGTCGACCAGCGACAGCACGACGTTCGAGTTCTGCGCAACCTCGATCGTGCCCAGATCCGTCGCCGCGCCCTCGTACGACTTCGAGCCCTCGGAAACCCCGTCTACGGTCACCGTCAGCTGCCGGGAAACCACGTCATGGTCGACCGGAGCGCCCACCGTCACCTGATACGTCAAAACATCAGCCATAGGACTTTTTCCTTTCTGGGAAACCATCAACAACACAGGCCGCGAAACAGTTGGTCGTTTGTTGAGCCACGCGAAGCAGATAAGCAACAGCAGCGCGGCAAGAACTGTAAATAACTTAAGCATGCTAACATAACCTCACTGCGCAGAAGCCGCCACAATGTCGCACGCCTCAATGATCAGCGCTTTCGTCTTCTCGTCAGCTGGCACGACTTCTTTGTCTTTACCGAGCTTGGACTCAAACACAGCCTCGATCGCTGTGTCCAGATCTTCGTATTTACCCTGAAGCGCCGTGTCGCCGATGGCAAGATTCAGGTGGTTCGCGTGCAACAGCTCCCACTGCTCGGTGGTCTTGATCAGCTTTTCTTTGTCTCGGCGCACAATGTCCGCGAGCGCCCGGTACAGCCCGTTGATGTGCGCCTTGTCAGCCGCGGGGGCCTTCGCCAAGATCTCGACGATCTTGGGATCCGCCGGCACAGTTGGCGCTGGCGCGGGCGCGGGGGCCGGCGTCACAGGCTTCGCCGGACGCGCAAACTGCGGCCCGTGCGGAAACACAATCGATACCGCCAGCAGCAGCCCGGCGAGCCAGACCAGCGGCGCAGCAGAGTTCTTCTTGATCATACAACACCCTTCGACGGTTGCTGGTACTCCACGATCACGCGCAGCAGCACGGTGCAGGCTTCTACGCCTTCCTTGCAGCCTTCCGCCGACAGGCGGTCTCGCAGGTTCGTCACCGACACGATGTCGTTCACCAGATTCACGGCGATCGACGGCTGCACCACCGGCACATCACCGACAGACACGGCAGTCTTGCCAAACAGCGACCGCGCAACGGCGACAAGCTGCTGGCGGTACACAAGCCCGGCGACGAGCGCAAACAGCCCGGCGCACAGCGATTGAAACTCAGTCATAAAGCACTCCAGTCTTAAAATACAGGGTTTACACCAGTGTATCACGTTTTAGGAACGAGAATGTACGGCTTGCCATTGATAACGATTGTGCCGCCCAAATGCACTGACGCGTCGCTAGTCATCGGCAACGGGTTTTTACGCTTGCCATACAGCTCCACGATTTCCCGCACATCGCCAGCCTGCGGCTCAGTGACATTCGGGTCGTAATACGGCGCCATCAGGTTGCCCTTCGCTAAATGCGGCAGGCCCAACGCGTGACCCAGCTCGTGGCAAATCACAGCCACGGCCATGTTGAAGCTCCAGTCCTCGGCTTCATCAAACATTTGATCAAGCTGGATGCGCTCGTGCACGTCGCAAGGCAGCTCGCTCCACGCCAGCGTGCCGCCACGGTCATCCAGGCCGGCTTTTCGGCCTTTACCTGACCTGGCCAGAATATTGGCCTGCTCAGCCACGTCAGCGCGTTTGGGCTCGATGTCGCACACCGCCGCCCACTGCGAGAACGCAATGTCGTAGGCTTGCCGGGCCTGTTCTACTGAAATGCCCGGCAGCTGGATGTTCGGGAAGTACGTGATGTTCTTGTGCGGCCACCGACACGTCGAGTCGGCCGCCGAAAAATTGAAATCTGGCAGACCGCAGCGGCGCCTAGCCATCACGCTGGCGGTTGTCACGCCAACGGTACCGTCCGGCTCAATGCCGTGAAAGCGCTGATATTCGCGAATTGCGCGAGTCAGTTCAGCGCCTTTGATCCCTTTAACCTGGTTCCAGGTCTTTGCGCCGAAATAGCCGAAACCGTAAAGTTTCTGCAGAATTTCGCGGGTGGGGATGACGTGTGAATTAGATGGCATCCTTGCCATAATTTCGCATCCTTGCGAGTAATGCGGTTGTGAGCAATCAGCCGTCGAGCGGTTTGTTGCGCTCGGCCAGCCACAGCAGCTCGTCAATTGCAGCGTCGTCCGCGCTGTCACTGAGCTCGTAAACGGCTTCCAGCAGCGGGTTGCGCGCAGCAAAAAGAGTATCGTCCGCGCACGTATTGCGCCAGAGGTCTTTCAATTTTCTGCGCAGCCGAATCAGCTTGCGCGCTGGCAGTGCCCGCAGCTCGCGCATGTCTAGCCGCAACTCGTCAGTGTTGCGGTGCTCGCGGCAGTACGTGAGTACCTGAATCAGCACAGAAATCAACGAGATAATCAGCAGCGGACTGAACTGAATAGATTTGTCCATGCGAAAACTCACCTCGGACTGCAGCTGGTTTTGCAGCTGCGCGAGCGCTGGTGAATTCTCGAGCCGCTCTTTCAGTTCTGCTTCAGTCATGCGCCGCCCCCTTGCTGCCGCAAACGCTGCAGCTCCATCGCAGCGGTCATGTACTGATACTTCGCCGTAAGCGCGGCTTCTTTCACCTGAGTGCGCGCCGAAATGAACTTCCACACAAGCGCCGAGTTGAGCAGGATAACCTGCGCGGCTCCAAGCAGCGCCGACAGCGCTTTCGTGAGCGTCGCCGCGTCTGTGCTGCTGAGCCAACCTAACACGACGCCGACAGTCACAAGATTTGTCGCGGCAGACACAACCATGGCCCAAAACTCGGGCGTGAACCAGTCATTCGTGTTCACGGCGCCAACAGATTCTTCGGCAACTTCACCCAAAACGCGCATTTCCTCACGAATCGACGGCGGGTATACAGACATAGCGGCAGCTCCTGTAAATACGTGTTTGACTGGTATTATTTTGGCAGGTTGCGGTAATTCGCGCAACGGCTAGCGCCCGCCAAAAAGCGGCGGAACAATGGCGTGCATCATGCCGGCCCACAGCCCCATGTCCTGAAGCTTGTTTTGCGCTGCAGGCGTCAATCCGGCCAGCGCAGACAAAGTACGCCCGGCCAGATTTGCCGTGGCCAGACCTACTCCAGCAGAGACAAATCCACGCACAACGTCGATCGGCCTGATAATCGGCGACTGCGTACCGGCACTAATGCCGCTGAGCATGCCCGTTGTCACCGCGGCGTACTGCGGCGGCGTGTGCATGCCGTTAGGGTTGTAATATTGCTTGTTAACGTCGTTCCAAGCCATTTGATTGAACTGCTGCACGGGAATACTCGGCGCATACAAACCCGTATCATTTGACATCGTGGGATCCGGTCCAAAGTCGTAACTCTTTTTTTCGCCGGCTGTTTGCAGGTACGGCGGAATCGCGTTGTTGGGTGTGATCAAACCGTGCAGCGTATCTGTGTTCATGGCGCGGCCGGCGGCATAGGCGTTATTCAGCGCCAGGCCGGCGCCTGCGAGCCCGCCGGCGGCGGCTAAAGACCGGCGCAGCTTGCCGCGCTGTAAATAACGCTCCGGAAACAGCGTCTCAGCCAGCGCGCCAGTTCCGTACCCCAAGCCGCCGAGCAGCAGCCCGGCTACAACGCCGTTCGTCAGCGGCCTCGAGCCGCCCAGCATGGCGTTGCCGTAGTGCCACACTTTATCTAAGCCGGGAATCAACGAGCTCGCGCGCTTGATCAGAATTTCGCGGGCCCAGTCCGGCTGGCTTGCCGGTGCTGGAAAAACAATCCGGTCGGCCGGGCGGATGGCAGCTGACACGTACGCCGCCGCTGTTTTTTCAGAGACAAGCTGCGTCAGGTATACCCGCAAAGTATCTGTGTCGGGAGACCAGGTGGCGGCGCTGAGCGGCAGAATATGCGACGCCAGCGCGGCCTTTTCGTGCGCAACGCGGGCCTTGGCCGCTTCGGGCAGCAGCTGAGCTACCCGGACCGGAACTTCCTGCCACACATTGATATCTAAGTCGTTTGTTTTCATGGGTTTACGCGATTCGCGAATTACGATTTTCCATTTTCTAGAAAAAGATAAATCAGCTAAACAACGCACGCGTAAAACGCACAACACCGCGCAAAAACAACCACACCCACAGCACGATACCGCTGACAGCTAAAAAAACCATCACCGGCACTGTAAACACAGCGGCCCCGAGCTTTTTCTTGTCCAGCTGCCGCAGCAGCAGCCACGCTTTCAACCACGCTGCCCGGGCCGGGTTCGGCTCGTCGGGGGGCGGGGTTGGTACAGGCACCGGAGTTGGCGCCGGCGGGGCGTCAGGTCGAATCCACGGAAACAGCGGCATATTAGCGCCTCCATCGTGGCAACGACGCGAGCGCGCCGTCACCGTAACGTTCGAACAACTGGTCTTGCAAACTCGGCTGCGGTAGCTCTCCGCGGAAAGCTTTCAGCGCCATTTGATAACGGTAATTTGGATCCAGCTGCGCGCGCCAAATGTCATGATTGCGGCGTGTTTGCAGCATGAAATCGCCGCGGCGTTTGACCTCAGCCAGCTGGTTTTGAATATTCTCAAACACAGGCTTAGCGTGATCATACGGAATGATGTTGTTCACAGCCGCCGGGTTGAACATCTGCATCGCCTGATTGAGATAAACGCTGCCAGCTTTTTTGACGCCGGGCGGAATCGCAGTCGGGTGCACATGAAACCGAAACTTTGTTGGGCTGTGCGTAACGCCCTTGTACTTTGGCGTGTCGTCGTCGATCTGCCAATCGTCCGGTTTTTCTGTCATCAACTGCCGCAAAATATTGTTCTTGTGCTCGTAGCGTTTGTTGTCGGAATGCTTTTTAGCCTCGTGCAGTCGCGACAACGTAGCAGCGGCAGCAAACTTTTCTACGGTTTCGATTTTTTGGTAGTCGCGCGGGTCTTCGGACAGGTGATCCTTGGCAATTTCTTTGGCGATTTGGTCATTGGCGGTGTGTTCGCACTCATGCTGTTGTCCTTCGGTCGTCGTCTTCGGGGGAAACTTGCTGTCCAATACGTGGTCTGCCGCAACGCCGGGCAAAATATCTTTGACGGCTGCCGCTTTTAGCTCGCCGCGAGTACTACCTTGCACGGGCATTGCATCTTCTTCTTCGGCGTGCGTCACCCGGCTCACCGAGTTATTGCGCAGCACATTGCGGCGGCGGACTGCCACTGTAATGTGAAACTGGTGGTCCTCATTAGGCAGCGGCGACAGGCCGTAACTTTTGCGCAGCGCCGCAAGCTCAGGACTGGCCGCCTGGATCGCCCAAACGCGGTTCAGACCATTACTGTCAGGCGTGAACTCGCGAACTTGGCCCAGCGCATAATGAAAATGGTGCCCGCGCTCGCTAATCTTGTCCGGCCCGATTTTTTCAACCTCGTCGCCGGTCATGACCGTAATGTGCGCGTTGAGCACGTCTTTGTCGCCCGGCTCGCCTTGAAATGCGCTTAACGTTGGCAGCTCTGCGCCAGGCGCTGTCATGGCGTCAAATACGCCGCGCACAAGCGCATTGGGCACGGATAACAACAACCAGCCGCTTTTTGACAAGTACAGCCGGCCAGACAGATAGTGGTTTACGCCCACGGCAGCCCCGGTTTTGGACAACCAGGCCGCGGCGTTCCCGATCGTATACGCCGGGTGTAACTTCAGGCTGGCCGGATCCCAAGCCAGCGAATCAAGAATAGAAAGCCCATCCATGCCGTTGCCTTTCTGGCTTACGGCGCTTGATGCAGCTCGCCAGCTGCGGCAGCGTGCACCCGGGCCGAGGTCGCCACCGATGCGGCAGACGAAAAGAGCGCCAAACCGCTCATAAACGCCGCCACCCACGCCACCGCGCTCAACGTATAACGAAGTTTACGCTCAATCATGCGTTTTCTCCTTGTCGGCGTCTTCAAATGTCGGGTTGCGCTCATGAGTGATTATGACCTTCACCCCCGCTCCGCTCAAAATCGACCAAAAAATGTCCGAGAGCGTAGAGCCGCCCATACCAGCCAGCGCGCAAATGCCGATCAGACCGGAAATGTTCTCTTCTTTACAGAAATGCCGGTACCAAATCAGCCCGATCGCCAGGCCCATGAAGCCGGCGTTCAGCATCGCACTTAACACTGATAACCAGTTGATTTTACGCGCAAAACGCAAAAACGTGGCCAGTCCCGCAAAGGCTGCCACGCCGAAAGCGCTCAAAAAAACAAAAAGCGCGTCCAGGTTGTCTGTGTTCATGTGCCGCCCCGCTGAACTGGGATGTCGCAAGGCCCCTGTGATCCCCTCCCACAGGTCCTGCGTCAGCAAGCTGACGCTCCGCGATGACTTACAAGGGTGTTATTACCCCGTGTGGCATTCACCGCGCCTCCAACCGTGTTCACGTCGTACTCTGACCACGGATCCTGCTCCCCCTGCGACATCCATGCCGCAAGAAAAGCGCCTAACCGATCGGCCACCACGACCAACCTGCGACACTTGCACGGATTAACCGCGCAAGTGTTAATTTATCAGTTTTTGCCGGGTCGGCACAAAGCGTGTTGTCAAAGAGCGCGGCGAGCCAGCCTTAGAGATACCGTGAAATCTCATTACTGCATACCCCCGCTGGCTCGCCAGACTCAAGCCAGCCGGGTTCTGCCAGTTCCGGATACACGGCAATCGCCCGCGGCGGCAGCGCAGTACCGGGCAAACACCACAGATACTGCACGGTTGTTAATGTCACTGCAGCGCCAACCGGCACAACATGCGCCCCCATGTCACACAGCGAATTAAGTGTGACCGGGTCAGCCGCCAGAAACCACACCTGCGGATTCGAAAGCATCGCGTACGGCAACCGGCAATATCCGGCTTTTGTCGGCAACAGCATCGCGCCGTGTTGCGCCACGACCTCGCAGCACACGCTGTAGCCAATCGCCAGCGCGTTCTGTAAATAGCCCGGTGTGTTTTGCTGATCTTCCTGCACGCCAGAGATATTGCCGAGATGCGAAATCAGAATCAAGTTGCCGTGTTTGTGCTTGCGCTGCCCGGTGACCCAGCTGCTGATCAGTTTGCGATTTGAAACCTTGTTGCCCTTCATGGCTGTTTATCCTTTTAGCGGCAATATCGCAGGCGCTGCTCGCGCCAATATCTGGCCTGCGACGTGACCGGAATGTTGCTGTCGTCGTTGCCTTCTTGAAAACAGAGGGCGTATCGTAGCGGCATGCCCAGTGGCTGTCCATTGTGTTTGAGATAGTCGCGAGTCATCAGCACATCACAATGGTTGTAGCGCGAAATCGCGAGTAAATCCCGGCAGCCGGCTGCAGAAACCAGGTATCCGTGCGCGCCCCAGCCAGCTGAAACAATCCGCACGATGTACTTGGAAACCGGCTCCGTGCGGGCGTGCGAACTGTGGAATTGCCAGAAGCGCCACGTTGCCGGTAACTCGGCGGCAGCGCGCGGAAAGATATCTTTGAAGTCAGATGTGAATACAACGTCATCCTCGAACACGGCAACCGTCTCGTACCCGCGCTCGAGACAGAGTTTCCAGCAATGTCGGTGGCTGTCCAAGGCGCCTGCGTGCTTGCCATCAATGCCGCCGACTGTTTTAGCCGCGTATGTAATCGCAGACACACGCTCAACTGGCCAGGCCAGCTGCTGAAACCGCGGCAGCACCGATTCCCAGCGGTCGGCGCGCCGATCCATGTTGACGCAGAGCGCTGGAATGCGCCGATAGTCTACGAGGGCCATGTTGCTGCCCCGCGATCACAGATTCTTGGCAGCGATCAAACAGTCACGCGCTACAGCACGCAGCCAAAACCATGTGCGGCGACAAAAAGAAGCTTTACCAGCAATCACGGCCGAGTAAGCATCGAACATGAGCCGCCGCCGGGCCTCGACCGAAACGGGATCTTGAAGGCGCGCCACTGCGCGCGCCGCGGACGCAAAAATGTACCGCGCAAACGTAGATTCAAAATCGCGCGCAGTAATAGTGCCGCCGGCATTGATGCCATCAAAAACGATAGGCACATTTTGAGGGTCAAAATCTTTTTGCCAACCCGCGCCGCGCGGCCAGTGCGTCGAGTCAGGCCGCCACTCAGCGCGCGAAACCAATCGGGGCGGGATAATCGCGGAGTCATCTCGCCAAAATTTGCTTTCTGTAATCACAGTTCAGCTCCTTGTTACAGAATTTTCGTTGTCCGGTTTTTGTGCTGCTGCTTCTTCTTCGATCAAGCGCCGCAACACAACAACAGCCGCCTGCAAATCCACAGAAACACCGCTTTTGCCATCTTTGTCGCGTACTTGAATTGACGCGCCGCCGTCCGGTTGCGCAATAATTGCCCAGTTGTAAACGCCATTTTTACACTTGCGACTGCGCGCCGCAACATACACTGAATCGTGTTCAAAGCCTACGGTTACGTTCTCAACGGCGTTATCAATGGTGTTATCAACGGCCGGATTGCTAATCCACAAAAACGCCCTGGCTTTGTCCACCATAGACGCCAACATTGAAAAATGAAACGGGGGCATATTCATTGTTTAGCTCCTTGTAGCTTTTTAGTTAAAGAATCTTTGCCGCAATCAGGCACCCGCGGGCAACCGCGTGCAGCGGATCCCGAGCGTGCCGCACTTCTTTGACGGGCAGCGGAAAACCGCTGGCCGCCAATTTCTTCTCAAATACCGGCACAAAACCTTTGGCCTGGCTGGTGCCGCCCGCAATCACCACCGGCAGCGGCTGTTTGAACTTCGGCAGCAGCTTGTGCCCGGTCATGGCTGCGGCAAGCTGTTTGGTGGTGTAGTCAATCAGGCGCACGTAATAGCTTGAAACAGCCGCCAGAATATGATTCTCGTTTGGCTGGCCGATCGTGAATTCGCCTTGTTCTTTCTCGGCTTGAACTACCGAGTCAGCCTCGGTAGTTGCCACAGCTGTCATCCGGTCGATCCAGTCGCCGGACTTAGTCGTGCTGAACATCACGGTCGGCTCGCCGTTGAGCATTACGCAGCAATTCACCATGCCCGCCCCGCAAGACAGCGCTACGCCTGTGTAATCATCTTGCTCGAGTTCGGAGTAGCACAGCGCCTCAGCTTCGTTGATTGCGCGGGCTTCGTAGCCACATTCGGCCAAAATGCCCTTTACAACGTCTTCGTGATACCCCACGTCAAAGTCGTCGTCTTCCTGGTCAACAGGCTGCGCTGGAATACAAAACACCAGCTTTTCGTTGGGCTGGCTGGCCTTGCCGCAGACCTGCTGCAGAATGAATGCCAGCACGCGCCGGGCGTCTTTTTCTTTCACAGACACAACGCCGCGGTGCATCGGCCGTTTCGCAGAGTCATTGCGCTCGATGGCTTTTTCGATGGCGTCTTTGCCCAACAGAATAAAGCTCCCGTCGGCATCTTTTACGAACACCCGCCCGGCCAGGCCCTTCTCGATCATCTTGGTAGCCACCGGCGTCGCGGGCTTGATCACGTAGAACGCGTCCCGAAAATCCGTGTAGTCCACGTTGCCGACGCGCACCTGGCTGGTGGTAGTGTTCGCAGCCGCGTCCTGCGCAAGCACAATAAAACTGGTACCGACGTCGAGTCCCTTGGCCATTTGTCAGCTCCTTTTGAGTTGGGCCAACCTGTTGGCGGCCGAATCAATATCATCCTGCACGGTTTGTTTTTCGCCCAGCGCCACGGTCACTGGTTTTTCGAGGCCGGCTGTATTAACGTCTGTCACGAATTTCCGGTCGTCGATTGTGATCGGCTGCGGCTCGGCTGAACCTTTGACAAGCCACCGGCGCGGCTTTTCAATGGCGCCGGGCCTGGCCGGGCCGGAGCCTGCCGGTCCGTTTTCCAGGCGGCGCAGTTTCTCGTGCAGAGAATCAACCCGGCCGAGCAGATAGCCCAGCAGAAACGCGCCCGCCGCCAGTAAGCACCACTGCGTCATGATGTGCGCCCGTTTTTGCCAGTCGGTCATTGATATCTATCCGACGCCAACGGCCGCCAGATCTACAGCGGTTTTAGCAAAAACAGGTAACGTCTCACAAACTGCGGGAGCATCATTAATTGCCCATGTACCGCACGGCGATGTAGGTGCCGAGAAATGCGCCGGCCGCCAGCGGAATCAAATACCACGGGTTGTGAAGGTAGCTCATCGTGCCGTAGGCGCCAAGACTGTACAGCACCGAGCTAATAGCGCTGGCGGCAAACGCCTGCTTGCGACTGACGCAGAGCACGTACAGCGCATACAACACATCAAAAAACACGTAGACCACAAAAACAAGCAGCGCTGTCAACCAGTTGAAGTCATTCATGATCAAAACTTTGGCTCGTATTCCAAGTGGTCCATGTACCGCTCAATTTGCCGGGCCACGTCATCGACAGTGATCATGCTCATGCAGTACGCGATCGCCTGACCGTCTTCCATAAATGTCGGCAGCTCGCACAGGCTGTTGTTTTTTGCGTCGTTGTCAGCAAGCGGGATCACACGGCTTTTCCAACAACCGCCCTGTTGGCAACACTTGAGCATGCCGCCAGTGTGCAGAAACTGGTGATCTGGGCCCTGCTCCCAGTGCGATGGCTCGCGGCCGCCCGCGAGCGTAATGTTCGCCCGGCTCTTACGGCCAAATCTTGGATGCGCGGGCACGGCGTAGGCCAGGTGCATTGGAAAACTCACGCCGGAGATCACGCCAAACGAGTTGTAAACCAGGCGGATCATCTGCCGGATATCAGTGCGGCCCACAAAGTTCAGCACATTGTCGCCATGGAGCAGCGGGTGCGTGTGCTCCTTGGCGCCGACTTGGACGAACCAAACATTGGGAAACCGCGAGACTAGCTCCTGATAGCGCGTGAAGCTCCAGGCTTTGGCGGTGTAGTCACTCTTGTGCCCGGCGTTGAGAATCCAGTACGGCACGTCTTTGCCGATCATTTCGTGCACGCCGGAAAACCACGCATGCTCTTCGGGCAGAATCTTGATCGCCCCGGCAAACTTGGCGGCTTTGATAGCCACGCCCAGCTTTTCACCGAGATACTCGTTGAAGCTTTCGATGAAGCGCACCGGGTGCGAGTTTGAGCGATGAATGCTGGGATACTCTGCCTGAATGACCGTGACGTCCGGGTCAGATTTGTCTAGCCGCGTGATGAGCGGGTTGCCGTGAAAGATCTCTTTGGCCGGGCAGTCCACGTCGGTAATGAACTTGCCCGGATGACTTTCGTGCAGGCTGGTCACAGCGTAGAGCAACATCACGATGTCGCCCGGGCTTTGCCAGTTCCGGAAGATAATCTTGCGCGGCACGGCGGCAGTAATCGACATAAAATGGTTCAACCGTTGGCGGCCAGATATTCACGCATCTGCTGCAGCTTGTCGCCGCGGCCGGTGAAATGCACAAAGCGCGGCGGCGAGTCGAGGCCGACGGCAGCGTGGGAAAAATAGGTCGGCAGATAATTCCAAGTCAGCGGTAACAATTGCGTGCGTGTCGCCAGCTGCGTAACCGTTGTTTGCCTGACCGGCTCGACGGTGGTGGGCGGGTATCCAAGCTCCACCATCAGCGCCGCCTGCTCCCACCACGGGTGATCAATAAACTCGCGGGCGATCCAGATTTTTTCCAGCACTGGCAGCAATGCGCGAGTTAGGATCCACACGCCACAATTTGGCACGGGGCCAATATCAATGTCGTGCCGCGTCATGGCTTGCCAACTAGAACCGTCAAACTCAGCGAAAATGTCTTTGTCGTCGCGCATGATCAGCACGTCAGCATCGAGCCACAACACGCGCGCGTACTGCTGCAGCGCCTGAAACAGCGCTGGAATCTTGTACCACGCCGGCGGTCGAGAGCCTACGAGATCGCAGGTCGCAAAATCGTAGCCGTATTTGCGCGCGTACGCGCGCATACGGGGCAATATTTCTTCGCTCATATTTGTAAAGGCGGGCCCGAAGTATCCGGTGAGCACCAAAGTATCCGACGCTTTGTTCTCACCTGCCGGCGCAGGCAGCACGTTGTGCAATCGCGGCTTTCGTAACTCGACCATTTCGGTTTCAAGCTCTGCGGCCTTGTTCGCCGGCAGCATCACGATCGGCATTTTTTCATACATCATCCACTGGCCGTGCAGCATGCCGTTTTTGTAGGCCAGATCGGCCAAAATCGCGCCGTTGTGCCAGAACGCCACGCGCGGATCAGACTCGGTGCCAATCATCGACCACGTGTGCTCGACGGCTTTTTCACCGGCAGCAATCCGGCCGTGCTCCAACATCTCAATCCGCCGAAAATCGTGGCCGACGCGACAATACTGGTAATACCGCTGCGCCACGATTTGATTGGCGATTTCTTGGAATTTCAAGTTTGGCGCAGTCTTGGGCGCTTTTGACCAGATCGAGCGCAAATCCTCGAGATAGACCAGGCACTCGTTTTCCAGCTCGAAGCCGGGAATATGCTCATTGTGGCCCTGCAGCTGCCACTTACGAAGATTCCGGTGCTGGAACACCCGGCTGCCGTCGAAGTCGTGCTGACACATGGTTCCCGTGAGTGCATGAATACCCCGCCGCGGCATCGAGTATTCCTGCCCCAGCTTGCGCCACGCCATGTGAAACGTTTCTTTATCGCCGTGAATGTGCCGGTAGTAAAAACTGCTCCACTCGTTGAAGTGCATCGCGACGTTGAGCGCCTTCCAGCAGCGCCGCTTGTCAACTATGATCTGCCCGGATTCAAACTCGGGCTCGTCGCGATACGGCACGTTCACAATGCGCCAAATAGCCCGGTCAGCGGCAAGCCGGCCGTAGTCAGGCCAGAAAATCGCGCCGGTGTTTTGATACTCCTGAGTATCAAACAAGTATTCCGGGTTCCGCACCGCTACGTTGTCGGCGTCCAGAAAGAGCACTTCCTCGAACGGGCAGTGCAGCAGCGCAAACGACTTGAGCTCCCAGCCGTGGAGCGTGCGCACCGGATATTGCTTCCGAACTTCATAGCCGTCGACGCATTCCACGTTGTACGGCTTTACAATAGCGCGCATTTCATCGTCGATCTCGTCGGGGCCGAGATGCCAGAATTGCGCCGGCAAATTGCAGCCGTGCCGACGCAGCATCCGAATCGCCACGTATGCGTTCGTGAAATACCGCGGACCGCCCGCGCAAATCACAATGCCGCGCCCAGCAAACCGGTCCTGGGGATACTCCTGCGGCGTCGCGACGTACGCCTCGAGCAGCTGCGTGTAGTCTGCGTCACTTCTGGGCGTGGGTTGTTCAGCTGTCATGGCTTTCACTGCGGGTGCGGCGTTAGTTCTTCCAAAAAAAGCCCACGCCACGGCCGAGAATGTCGTACGTGACGCTGTAGATCGGCGTGCCAAGGTGCTGCAAAAAGCGCGGAATGTCGAATTCGTTGACGTCGTGCACGATGAGCAGGCCGTCGTCATCGAGCTTTTCGCGCCAGTACCGGATCAATTCTGGTACGACTGTCTCGCCGTGAAAAGAGTCGTGAAACACCACTGCGTAACGCCGCGGCAGCTGCAGCTCCGCCTCGCCTGTAATCAGCGCAAACTCTGCGTCCGGAGCCGCGGCCTGCCGGCGGGGCAGCGAGCCGGGATCTGGATCGCACGATTTCACGCACAGGCCAGCGCGGCTCAACGCCGCCGTGCCGTGCCCCCAGAACGACCCCACTTCAACTGCTGCGCGGCCGGCGTACGGTTTGACTGTCTGGTAAATCTGCAGAATGTGATTTACGTCTGTGACAAACTCGTGCGAGTAGTTCATCGCCCGCAAGGCCGCGATGTTCGCGTGATCTTTGAAATTCGCCATGGTCGCGCTGGAATCTCTCGAGACTTGTTTACAGGCCCGCCAAAAGCTGGCGAATCCGCTCGCCGTCTTCGTAGCTGTCTTGGAGCTGGGCTTCGTAGAACACTTTCATGTACGCTGCCGCACTGCGATCACTGTTGGCGTATTCGTCAAGCCACTCCAGCCGCGCGGCGTAATTCTCAACGACCTCGCCCTCGATAGCCGCCGCATACCGCAGAATGTCTTCTACATTCTCGAGCCGCTTGAACTCGTTGGCGCCTGGCCAGACGATTCCGCCCAGGCCGTAAATACGGTCCTGGAATGCCAACACATGCTCGAGCTCGCCCTTGGCCGCCTCGTGCAGAAACTCCCTATACTCGGCGGCGTGCAGCCCGGTTACGGCGCTGGCGTGGTACAGATAAAAATCCAGGTGCATGCGCTCGTTGCGCAGGTCAGAGTTCAACAAAGATATCAATTCGTCTCGAGTCATGCGGGCAGCTCCTGTAGAGTAACCGGAACATTCGGTGTCATCAATACGTGCCAGGCGTTTTCGTAGGGCGCGAGCTGGGAGTAGTACAGCCAGTCTTTGGTGAAATCAATTTCGCTAGCCGGCACAATAAAGATCTTGTCGTGTTTCATCGTGACGCAAATCATAACGTCAATCATATTGGCTGTGTATTGTTTGTCGCGGTTTTCGCGCACGTTCTGGCCCGAAAATTTAGTCTTCCTGCGGCGCATGTTAAACCGGATTTGCGGCAGCGCCTGGCGGGCTGCAGTGCCGTCCAACATGGCTTTCACCTGGCAGCGCTTGAGTACGCCGCCTGCATCTGTGACAAGGTCATAGCCGGTATCTACCGTTGGGTGGGCTGTCGCGATGCCGACTTTGAATAGCGACATCGCCGCGTAATGCGTTCCCGCCTGGCCCACCATCTGCGCTGTACGCTGCGGAAGCCTGAAATTAGCATCCATGCTTTTAATTCCAGAAGAACAGTAACAGGCTATAAAACGGGCTGGGCGCTGGCAGCAGAACCGCTCGTGTTCTGTTTGTGCTCGTGTTGCGTAGGGGCGAAGGAGGCGCTCGGATGGCATTGAAAACCCGGCAACCAGCGTTAAGCGCGGAAAGATATCTTTCCGCAGCATCCCGGCACCTCGGCTGTCCGATGAGGTGCAATCGCGACCCGGTTCGAGAAGTCGCGCACGCAGGTGATTTTCTTACGTTCGCGCAGCGGCTGGTAGCTGGACGCTAGCCGCGGCAAACAGCAAGCCGCCTCCCTGCGACTCTCCCGCATGTGCGCTCCTTGTGCGACGCGAACCGGACACAAGTTGTTACCGAAACACGAGTGTAGCCAGCCGGGCTATACCGTCAAGGCGCGCTGCAGCGGTTACAGCCGGTCCAACATCGTGGCGACAACCGGGTGGCGCACGACGTCTTGCGTGTGAAACTCTACGCTGGCAATGTCTGGCGCTCCCTGCAGACGCCGGATCACTTCAACCAGCGCCGGCGGCGAGATAGGCAGGTCGGACTGCTTGGGGTCACCCGTCACGATCATGCGGCTGCCCTCGCCAAACCGGGTTAAGAAAAGCTTCAGCTGGGCTGTCGTGGCGTTCTGAGCCTCGTCAAACACGCAGATCGAGTTCGTGAACGTACGGCCGCGCATGTAGCACAGCGGCGCCAGGACGATGCTCTTGTTAATCAGCTCGCGCCGGCCGGATTGCTTGCCGACCAGCACGTCCATGGCGTCGTACAGCGGCTGCATGTACGGGTTCACCTTGTCACCAAATGTGCCAGGCAGAAATCCAAGCTTCTCGCCGGCTTCAACAATCGGCCGGGTCAGCACGATTTTTTCGGCCTGGCGGTTCAGCACAGCCTGAATCGCGTAGGCCATCGCCAGGAATGTTTTTCCTGAGCCTGCGGCGCCCAGCAGAAACGTGACAAGGTTCTCGTTCAGCGTGCGCCAGGCGAGCTTTTGAGACTCGTTCTTGAGCTCGATGACGAGCGGCTGGCGGGCCTGCTGGTCCCGATCGGCGGCGCGTGCCTGTCGGCGGGCAGCTTTTTCAGAAGACTTCTTGGGAACAGACCGCGGTAATTTCTTGCTCATGCGGCGCGGAATCCTTTCCAGGCGAACAGCGTTTACTTCAGCTTGATGAGCAAACCGCAGTCGATGTAGTCAATCCGTTGCCACCATTCGTAGTCAGCCTGCTTTCCGGCCTCTCCGACGGCGTGAGCGACCTCAGCTGAATTGTAATCGTCGACCCAGATGTACTGCGGTTTTGCGGTCAACGCTAGCAGGCAGTCTTCATACGCGTTTGTAAAGTCATGTGCGGCGTCGACGACAACAAAATCAGCGGCCGGCAGCGTTTTCAATTGTCGAAGATCGGTTTGAAAAAGCTCAAACGTGGCGCCGATATCCTGTAGCAGCGCGTGCGCAACTTTCAGCGGCTGCCACGGCTCGCCGTCGTATTGCGAAATATTTCCGCTTCCAAACACGTCATACCCGCTGTACCGGGCAGCCGGCGCGCCGTGCAGATACGCGTGCGCACCAGACGCTGCGTGCGTGCCGAGCTCTAGCACGTGCTCGGGTTGCAGCACGCGAGTCACAGCCGCAAAAATCCGGTACTTGTGCTGAAAATCTTCTCGGCGCGGCGCGTAGTAGCTCGGCCCGTCGTACTGCGTGAACACGCTGTACTGATGGTGCGGCTGGTATGTGCTGGTTTGCAGCGCCGCGGCAAACCGCGCGTTGAACTCAGCCTGCGACAAAATTGTGGCCATGATTTTTCCCAGCTAGCAGTGCAGCACAGCAATCCGAAGCCAAAGATATCAATGTGCGTGGTGCGTGCGCCGCTCAGCCAGCCGCCGTCGGTCCGTCGGTTGGCTGACCGAGACCGCCCGTCACCACGCTGTTGGAATGTTGCGTGCCGGTTTGCTTAGGCCGCACTTGTTTCGTGGGTTCGCCGGCCTCGTGCACAGGCAGAATGCTGTTCGTCACGCAAGATTCTTCCGACTTCTTCTGAGTGGCGCCCGGAACCAGCTTGCCCATCGCGCTGTTGCCGGCCTGCACTCGGCTCTTGAAGTTCTGCAACCACGAGTTTGGCATAACAATCCCTGCGGCGGGCTTACCAGCCAAAGGCTGTGGCGCGCCGGCCGTTTTGAGTGGCGTCGGGCCGCCCGGTCGAAGCCGTTGCCGTGAAATAGGCGCAGCGGCCGGGCTGCGGGCCGGGCCAGCTGCCGGGCGCACAGGAGGGCGAACTGCCGGCATAGCAGCAACCGGAGCAGGTGCGGGCCCGCCAGGAGCCGGAGCGGCCGAGGGGCCGGCGGCAACCGGCGCCTGCGGCTTTCCGGCAGGCGCTGCAGCAGCCGTGCCGGCACTAAATTGCGGCGGCAGCCCGTTGTACTTGCTACGAAACGCATCAAACTGCGTTGGATTGAACTTGTTATTCCGATACATGTGCATCATGCGGTTATACACCTGCTGCGGCGGAGCGGCCGCGCTCATACCCAGCGTTTGCGCCGCGTGGACCGCGTCAAACGGCGTAGAGCTGCGCGGGCCTGTGTAGGGCTGCGCAGCTGTTTTCTCTTTCGTGCTCTTCTTGTTTTTCTTGGTGCTCTTCGCGCCGGCCGGGCGGCACGAGTCTTCGCTGTACGGCGCTTTGCCCGGCACCGGCTCATAGCCAGCCCAGCAGCGCGCGGCCTTCATCATTTCGTTCTGGAGATAGATCTGCTGCGCAATGTTCATAGATGCACCCTTGGTGTTTGATGTTTCCGGCGGGCCGTGCCACCAGTTTTTAAACCGCTGCACGTACGGCGAAGCTTTTTCGATTGCTGCGCCGGTAATACCTGACTTGTTTGGATCCGCGTACCAGCCGGCATTCTGGAGTTGCTGACTGAGCGGACTGTTCGGATCTCCGTGTTGCTGAACCAGCGAGTTCATGTTCTGCACGGCTTGTGCGGCCTCAGCCGGCGAGAAACCCATGCTCTGAAATACGCGTGCTTGCGTCTGCGCGTCGCCGATACGGTGGAACAGCTTGAGCTGCGAAAGTTGCCGCTGAACATCTTCGAGCTGCGCGGCGGTTTGTTCGCGGGTAAGCCCCTGGCCGCCGGCGCTCATCGCTGCCTGTACTGGGTCTTTTGCCGTCAGAATTGCTTTCTGTGTTGGAGTTAGTTGTTTCGGAATAAACCCTGCTGTTTGGCCCAAACCCGCCAGCGTGTCGGTCATGGTGTTCTTGGCGCCTTGCCCAAAAACACCAGCCCCGGTTAAACCCGCGCCAACTGCGCCCAGGCCCAGCAGCCCCAGCAACATACCGCCCATCCCGCCGCCGCCTTCTTCGCCGCCGGACATCGACATCATCATGCCGACGAGCGCAGCGCCACCGCCCAGGCCGACAAGCATCTGCCCGTGCGTGCCTAAATTGTGCCAGAAGTCCTGCGCCTGCGCCAAAAATCCGCCGTACTGCTCGGGCGTAGGGTTGGGATTTTCGGCGAGATACTTCTGCAGCTGCTCGTTGGTGACTTCGATCTTGGCTTCTTTCAGCCGGGCCGCAAACTGCTGCGCTGCCGGCGAGTTTTTCCCGGCCAGCGTGTCGCGCGCGCCGTTGGCAAACTCCTGGTTCATGTTTTGTTTCATGAACGCGGTAAAGTCCTGCGTGGCTTTTTGTTTTTGCTCCGGTGTTGCGCCGGGCGCAGCTGCGGCCGCGACGCTTGCGTGCACGGCGTCTTGCGCAGTTTGCTGCTCAGCTGGCTGGGTAACTGGCTGGGCAGCTGGTTGGGCCGCAGCTTCGGGAGGCGCAGTAGTAGCTGGCGCTGGCGCTGGCGCGGGCGCCGGAACAGCCGGAACAGCCGGAACAGCCGGAGCAGCCGGAGCAACAGCGGGCGCCGGCGAGGAGCCGGCCGCGGGAGCCGCGGGCGATGCCGCTGGCGCCGGCGGCACTGGAACTGGAGCCGGCATTGCCGCAGCCGGCGGGACCGTGGCGGCGGGCGAAACGGCCGGGGCGGCTAAAGGAGTCGGCGCGGGTGCCGGTACAGGATCCGCAGCCGGCGTAGGCGGCGGTTCCGGCGTCGGCGGCTTTAAAGGCTCGATTTCCGGCGGCTTTGGGCCAGCTAGTGCGTCGTTGGCGCCGGGCCCACCTATCTCACCGAGCGCTGTCTTGACCAGCATGCACGCCAGCGCGTTTCTGTAAACCGCAGCGGCAATGTCACGTGTCGGCGTCCTCATCGTCATCGGTCTCCGTACCATTGCCGAGAGCGCCATGCTCGCCCGCCCGCACGACGTCCTTGTCGCTGTGGTGCGTGCTGAACTCCGTCATCACCGAATTTTCGAGGCCGTAAAACTTGTGCCACATGCCAGGCGGAATATGAAACGCCATGTCGGGTGTTAACGCAATCTGCGCTGCCGCGGTGACATCTTCGTCCCAGCCGTACGTGAGAATAATTTTACCAGATTCGACGTACATAACCTCGTCCTTCACCCGATGGTGGTGGAACGAGCACTCTTTTCCCTTGGTTACGCCGAGTTTTTTGCCGCAATACCGGCCGTTGTAGATCCAGTCCTCGTAGCCCCAGGACTTTTCAACCCAAACGCGCTGCTCGGCGTTCATCAAAAACCGCTTGGCGGGTTCAGCCATGCTGTTCCTCCTGTGTGTGAGTCTTTGTCCGTTCCAGCAGGTCGTCGATAACGGCTGCGAGGGCGGCGAAGCCGCCGGCCTTCAAATCGTTACGCGCCTCACGCAGCACCTCTCGCTCTAAGAGGGTGAGCGCAGGCACCAATTTCACAACGTGGCACGGCCCGTCGCGCTCGGCGCTCTGTTGTCGGGCTTCGGCGTCATTTTGGCTCAAATAAACGGCAAACGCGCCCGTGTTGAACTGGTCGTCAACGACCGCCCACGCCACCGGTTCTTGCTGCGCACTCATTGCGCCACCTCCGCTTCGGGTTTCTTCGTACACGGGCAGCTGGGATGGTGCATGAATGGCCGCGAGCCGTCCTGCGTGCGCGAAATGACAAACCAGTGCCCGTCATGCGCGACGGTGAACAAATACCAGCTACCATCTTGCGGCGCCGGTACAACAATCTGCGCCGGTACGGCTGCCTGCCCGCCAGCTTGGTTGCCGTTTTTGGCGAAGGCTATTTGAACAGCGGGCGCGAGCAGGCCAATCAGCGTGCCGATGATCGCAATGATCACGAGCACTTCGACCAATGTAATTCCACGTTTTTTCATGTGTCCTCCTGTTTGTTATCTAACCGGGCAAGCAAATCGCGTAAAATAGCTAGCGCGGTTATCGTATTTTGATACAGAATAGCGTCGGACAGGCACATTGGTGCGCGTTTATACGATTGCTCGCGCAAAACTGCGATTGAAAATTGTTCTGCTGCAAAATTGATCGCCAACCGCTCCTCGTCGGTGAGCGTGACCGTTTGTTTGGCCGGTTCCTGTGCGTCGCAAGCGGGCGTATTTTCAGGCGCAGACTGGCTTTGCCCGCGAGAATCTTGGCCGCTTGTTTGGCCGCTTGCCCGCGCGAGCAGGCCGGTCAGCAAGTCGGCATAGTCATGCGAGCCCAGCTGGCGGTTCAGCGCGTCGCGGCCCTCCTGAATAGCCCCCCGCTCCGCGTCGGTGAGCGTGGGCGGTGGCGGGTCGCGGTACAGAGGGAAGATCAGCCCATTGCAGTCGTTGGCGTCTTCCACCGCAGCGGTTTTGTACCGATGGACACTGAATGGCTCCAGCTTCCCGTCCAAAACAAGCCACGCCACAGGCTCCCGCGTTGTGTCGCTCATCGCCCGCCTCCCAGCCGGGCGAGGAGGTCGCGCAGGATGGCGGCGGCGATTCTGGAGCCTCGGGCTTCCGCGTCAAACAACGCCCCTTCAATCGCCTCCCGCTCCTCGTCGGTGAGCGTCGCGTCCATCGTCACCGTCACGGCGTCATTACGCACCGATAACGTAGCGTCTTGTTCTGCGAGGCGCCGAATGGCTTCACGTAGATAAGAGTTCGTGCCGCATTTCACGATCTCTTCCCGGGCTGCGTCCACGTCAAACATCGTCACAGCCGTGTGGTCGGCCAATTTGTCAACAATATCAACAGCGGACATGGTGTTTCCTTTTTGATGCGTTGGCAATTCTTCAACTGATGTTTCAGGCCCCCGCCCACTCGTCGCCAAGCCGTTGTCGGGCTGCGTTACGTCTGGGGGCGCGTCAGGGCGGCACGAACTCTTATCTGCGTGTGGCACGCAGGCCGCGCCTGACGGTGTTTGTGTGCTGGCGTTTTTGTTCAGCGCATCCATACCAAAACTCCCAGATAAATGACCCATGTGGCGAGAATCGGGATCAGCCACAGCAGGCGAAAAAGGGGGCCGAAGTCATATGGGCTGGACGGGCTATACGGTCGCAGCATCATCAGCAGCATGACGACAGTCATGGCCGCCGGAATGACCCACGCCGGAAACGAAATTGTCATGGTGCATCCTTACGTGATGGCTCGTTCAAAACCTTCGGGCGCGTCTGCCGCATTCGGAAAAAGCCGTCGAAGCTGCTGGCAGCCAAAACAATGCCGCCAACAACAACGCCGCCGATCGCTGCGCCCGCAAGCAACCACGGCCAAAACATGAGCCCGATAAACAACATCATTCCGAGATAATCCATTATTCTTCGCCTTTCCCAGTTGGCCCCGGCGACCGCTTTGCCCAGAACAAGTTACTCAGCTGCACCCGTGTATATGACTCTGTGAGATTTCCGGCGCTGTCTACCGGCAGGCGCGGATCTTCGCGGTGCCCAACAGGCGCCAGCCATTCGCCGCATCCGCAGGGCTCGCCTGACGGCGACAGACAGTCACGCGACGCTTCTTCAAACAGGGCGCCGCAAGCATCGCACTCAAACACCCGCCAGCCGGGAATCGGTTTACGCATAATTAGGCGTCCTTGCGAAGCTTGCTCGCCGGGCTCTTTGTCGTCCGGCTCAAAGATATCAGGCGCCTTTTTTCCCGCAAGACTGATCTCGTAGTCTGCTGGGTAGTGGCGCAAGAGCCGCGCAGCGCGTTGCCGGAGCGCGCGAAAACTGCGAAAGTCGGCAGCTTTACCGGTCAGAATGCTCACCAGAAACTCGCGGGTGTTCTTCACCGCGCGCGTCCGTTCGTGAGGCAGCGTCATGGTTGAGGCGCGGCTCCGGAGCGTACTGGCACAACCCGCCTTCGCAGCAAGTTTCCAGAATAAGATGGCAAAACGGGCAGACTTGCTTGCCGCGAATTTCGACCGGCTGAGCTTCGCAGACTGGGCAGACAAGCATATGCCACCTTTGCTGGTTCTGCAAGTCAGATCAATCCGCCGCCAGTTGGCTAGATTCTGTCCGAGTCAGGAATGAATTTTTGCTCAAACGCCGCGTATACCTCAGCGTAGGCTACACCCCAGGCAGCATCGTGCGACAGCCGGTTAAACGTGATGGCGTCAGCTGTGTCTAACAGATGATTCCAGGCCCGCGCGTGTGCCCATTCGTGCAGCAAGACTTCAATAGCGCGGGCTTCATCTAGATTTTTATCGATCTCGATTACAAACTTTTTGCCTTCCTTCCAGCAACGGCCGTCAAGTTGCCGGGGCATAACAATTCGTCTGACAGAGATCGGATACGCCGGCGCGCAGTGCTGTCTTAGTATTGTCACAAGCTGTCTGTACCGGCTGTAGCGCGCAGCCATGCGTAATCCTCCGTGACATGTGACAAATACGCCCAGGTTGCCCAGCAAACCCGGCTGCGCGACACCAACGTCCAGTGTTAGTGCGGCCCTGATTATACAGCAGCTGGAAAACCAAACTGCAGGCCTAAATTCGCGATTTGTTAGCGGCTAGATATGCAGCCGCCGCGCCTAAACCGCCGCCGCCTAGAACGCTGCTCCAGTACAGCAGCGGATTTGTGTCTTTTTTGTTGCGGGTCAGATAGTGCCCCAAAGCTGCGCCGGCCGCGGTGCCGCCGGTGGTATATCCGATATGCTTGAGTTTGTCCCGGAAATTGATCAGCGCCTCAGCCTTGGGCAGGTAATTCCCGGTTTGATCTGCGTAACCGGGGCCCGGATTCTCCGCCTCGAGCCGGAATTGCTGCTGGTCAGTCGGCAAAGACTTGTAAAAGTCTTCCATGAGCTTGACCTGCTCTTCATGCGGCATGAACCGGGTAGTAACCTCAAACGGATTGATCCGCTGGCCGGCGCGCTGAGCCACGAAATCCTCTAGCTTGCGGCCCATCCAGTCGCTGTAACGCGTGCCCGGCGGCGCCAGCGTTTCCGGTACAGCCCTGTCAGAGAGCCGCGCCTTGAGCTGGTGCATGTAAGCTGCTACCGGGCCGCGCGAGAACATTTCGTAATGCGCCATACCGCCTACGCCCCGCTGCTCGGCAGGCGTTTTCAGCAAATACGGCTCTGTGCCAAGCCGTTTCATCAAAGTCGGCGAGCTGCGCAGCTTGACCAGTAACTCGCCGACAGGGATACCAAACGGCTTGAGCTGCGCGCCGGGGCTGAGCGTTTTCTGGTAATAGGTCAAGCCAGTGTAGTTCGGCGGCGGCGTGTTGTTTCGAAACACGTTCGGGTCGTAGTTTTTGACAGCGGCGCGCACCCGGGCAACCTGCTCGTCGCTCGCAATACCGTAAGCACCGCCAACGCCAAGTTTGCCGGCCAATCCCAACGCCGGAATCATCCACGGAAGCTTCGCAGGTAACTTCGCAGGTAACTTCGCCGGGGTTTTCTTGTCGTCTGGCGAAGTCGCGTCGGACTTAGTTTTGGGCTTATGCTCAGGCTTGTCTGTGATTTTTGCCGTTTTTTGCTGCGTGCCAATCTCGCGCAGCAGCTGCCGAAACTGCTCGTTGAGATGTTCTTTTGTGCTGGCCAGATGCTGGATTACCTCATCGCCGGTGCGCTGCCGCCGCTGGCCAGTGAGCTTGCCGAGTAGCCCGGGCTCTTCGCTGCGAGATAGATATCTTTGCACGGCGACGTTCTTGAGCTCTTCCGGTAAACCATCGTGCGAATCAAATCTGAGGCCGCGACCCTGGGCTTGTTGCAGTCTGGCTTCGTTCCAGTACGGGTCGAGCAGCTGGATCAGGCTTGTACCCTTGGTACTCAAACCCTCGGCGCCAGCCGGGCCGATCAGCAGCGCCCGGAGTTTGCCCGCGTTATAGTCAGCCAAGGCCTGCTGACGTTGCTTGGTCGAGATACCGCCGTGGAAAATACCGTACGGAATTTTGTTCTCGGCCAGCCCAGCAGCATACGGACTCAAACCGGCGTCTACGAAGTTCGAGTAAATAATGGCCTTCTTGCGCTCGTCTGAGTTTAACGTCTCGCGCAGCCGCTTGAAGGCCTCCTGCAGCTTCGCAGATTGCTGGAAGGCCTTTAGCGGGCTCTTGTCGGCCCGGAACGGCTGCGTAGACAGAGATACCTGCCGCATGCCGGTCATGAAGCTGTTCAGCTTGGCCAGTTCTTCGCGGCTGAGGGGGAACTCTTGATCTAGCTTCCAGAGAAACCCAGGCGGTATCTTGGTCCGGATAGCTTTCTGAATACGCTGTTGCTCGGCGCTCAGCGGCACAGACACAGTCTCTTCGTTGATATTCACGCCGGTGGGCGCTTTGCTGGGCTGGTAATCAATATGGCCCTCGAGCAGCTTGCGCAGTTTGGGGCCGTTCTTCATGATCGGCGTCACACCGGTGCCGGCGCCGTGCAGAAAGCCCCAGAAGCTCGGCCAAACCTTCTTTTCGCCGATGAAGTCTTTGTCGAACTGCGCAGGGTCATACTTCTCGTTCCGAACAATAGATATCAAACTGGCCAGGTCTTTTGGCTCGTTCGTAATCGGCGTGCCAGTGAGCAGCATCACTCGTTTGGCGAGGCCGGCGTTTTGCAGGGCGGCTCTGCTCATGGCCGCGTCTGGATTGCGCAGCCGCGCGGCCTCGTCCATGATGAGCGTGTCAGGCTGCTTCTGGAATTTCTTGCCCATTCCGAGCCCGGTGTAGCTCATGACTTCCGGATGACTATCAGTGAACTTCTTGATTTCTTTCTGAAAGTTCCCGCGCAGGCTGGCCGGCGCAACAATGCCGTAGCTGCTGCCGTCGAGCTTTTTGGCGGCTTCTGCTGCAGCAATCGCCGAGAGAGATTTTCCTGAACCTAGACCGTGATACACGATCATCCGGGGATCTTCGCCAGAAACCCGGTCAGCAATACGTTGCTGGTGTTCTTGTAGCTGGATTTCGGGCAGCAAAGCAGCTTGTTTACCCAGGCCCTGCACGTACTTCTGCATGGCTTTGCGCTGGTGCTCGTCCAGCATCTCTACTACACCGTTTTGCGCCTCGTTAGGGACCATTTTTGCAGGGTCGATCGCCCAGTTGCGCAGCGCCCAGCCCCGCCGTGGCGTTGGGTTCTTGGCAAACGAACTGCCGTGCCGGGCTTTGAAGCTCAGCCAGCGCTTGATCTGCCGCGCGTCTTCATCTGGAATTCTGCGCCCAGAAGCATAGCGCTTGTACCACTGCGCCCAGCCTTTGGGATCATGCTCAGAGATCCACTCGGGCTTCCACTCGCCTAGACTGGCCAGTCTGGGACCCTGCCCTCGGTACAGCGCGTCATACACGCCTAGGTTTTCAAGCTGCTCTGGCGTGTAGTCTGGCGTAAAGTCGGCAGCAAGCTTCGCCCACGCCCGGCCAGCTGCAACAGCTGCGCTATTTTTTTGCCGCGGCGGGAGGTTGTTGTAATACCCCTCCGATCCCGGCAGCGCTTCACCCGTAAAACCGTGATCATACACGTACCGCTTACTGTGGTTGTACGTGCCTTTGAGCATAGACTGCAAAAAATTATCTTTCGAGCCCGTCTCGGGTTGCGTAGGTCCGATATCATACGCGGGCGCCGACCAACCGGACCGCCCGGGTCCAAGGCCGCGCCACGATTCGTTCCGTCTAAAAGCATTTTGCGGCCCCCAATGCTGGCCGTCCTCATTGTGGCCGTAGATGTGCGGGTCAACGGGGCCATCAGTTATAGGCATACCGTCAACAGTGCCTATTACTTCTGCATTGTCTTTTGGAAAAGTTATGCCAGTTGTTTTTGTGATACGCTTTTGTAACTCCGCCATGGACAGCCCAGCAGTCTGGTCTTGTGTGTCCTGCGGCGGCGCAGCAGCGTAGCTTTTGGGATTCCCGGCGGCGTTGTATTGCTGCATTTGCATACGCAGCCACGCCTGACCAGCGGGCGCGTTAAGCAGCTGCGTCATGTTCTTATCGCCACCGAGCGGCGCGTACCCATGTTGCTGTGCTTGTTGCCGCATCCAGTCAATCTTAGGCGCATAACCCGGGGCTAACGACACGCGAGCTTGCACCGGAGCGCCAGTGGCTGTGCGCGCAGCGTCGGCAGCATTTACAAACTCACCCATGACAGCGCCGGGCTCGTGAAAATGAGCGGAAGGATGTGCCTCGAAAGCGCCCGACATGGGCGTGACTTCCATGCCTGTATCTTGAATCTGCTTCAATGCCGGCGGCGCTTGCGGCACATGTTCAAGTTCATGCAACCCAATAAGTGACCGGGGCAACGCTTTGCCCCACGTGTTGGCATCTTGAAAGTAGTTTTTATCGCCCTCGTATTTCGTACCCATCCAATTGTTTTGCCCGGCGTACTGCTGTTTTGGATTGTTGGGCAAATTCAACGTAGGCGGTGCGGCGCCATGTGGCGTAACGTTTGAGCCCATGAGCTTGCCGGCGGGGTCTTCAACAAGCTCAAAAGGTGTCCGTTTCTGGACGTTCGCGATTTGGTCTTGAAATTTTTTATCTAGAACGCCGGTGTACCGTTGCATGCTATCAGGCTGCGCAACGCCCGATTGCGAAGCTGCCGGCGCATTATGTTGCTGCAAATGATCTTGCACGGAGCGATAAAAATTTTGCCTGTTTTGGCCAAAATCGTGGTCATCCCCCGAGTAGTTATTTCTCATCCACGCGGTCGACGCGGCGGCCGTGGCCTGCGGCGTATTCAAAAACGGCAGTTTTGGCACGACCGTATTTGGCGGTGCAACGGGCGCCGCCGCTGAAGGCGCCGGTTTAGGAGTTGCTGGCGCGGGCGGCAGCGGCGTGGCAGCCTGCTTTGCCCACGCTTTGCCGGCAGCCTGCGCACCGGTCTCGTCGCCTGGCTCAGCGCCGGTTCTATCCAGACTGGGAGCGTTCTCGGGCATACGGGCATCCTTGCCGAGAGCCAATAGATATCTTTGCGCGCAGCTCAGCGCGCAAGAGCTCTGTTATTACCGCTTCAGCGCACCCATGCCTGTGCCGCGAGGCGGTGTGGGTGTGGCGGGGCCAGGCCGGCGATCGCCGTACTGCATCGGCTGCCGCGGCGCGCCGGTACTAAACGTGGATCCATATCCGTCATTGACCCGGTACGCGTGCCCAGGTGTGACAGAGCGCCTGATATCGGTGTTACCCACGCCGCCAATCCCGCTTAGCCGTGGCTCCGTGTAATCAGCCTGCATCATGTCTTCGCCGGCGTTCGTCGTCTGTATTGAATTCGACACGTCTCCGGGGCCGGATTGTAAGTATTTGTGCCAACTTGGAGCCGTGTCGAGATAGTTTGGCGGCACTTTTTCGGCGTAACCGGCGTGTTGCTTGGGGTATTGATTGGCGACCGCCGTGGCGATTCCGTTCATGTCGATCGACAACTTGACCATTCTTCCAAACTGAAACGCGTTCATGTGTGCACTCACTTTTGGGTTTACTGCAAGTTTACCGGCACTGTTTTAACTTACGGCGTGATCAGATCTGTCACTGTTGGGGCGCAGGCGGGCGACGGCTCATCACCTCAGCCATGCCAACGTCGCCACCGGCAGACGGATACTTGCGCAACAGCTCGCGCTCACCGCCTAACCGATGCTGTTTGATATCAGCTTCGCTAGGCGGCCCAGCCTGCGTGTTCGGCTCGAGACCGATATTGTCCGTCAGCTCCCGAAGACGGCCGGCTTCTTGAAACAGCGCCCGTTGCTGCGCGCTAGGCGGCCCAGCCTGCGTGTTCGGCTCGAGACCGATGTTGTCCTTCAGCTCTTGCAGCCGACCGGCTTCCTGAAACAGCGCCCGTTGCTGCGCGAGTTGTTCCGGCAGCACGAGGTTATTCGGGTCATCTCCGGCCGGTTCTTGGTCGCCGGCAGCCAACAGCGCAGCGTGATCTTCAGGGGCTGCGCCACCGCCCGCCGAAAGCTGCGCCATTTGCCGCTCGTGCGCCTTTAGCGCCTCAGACTTGGGCGCCTCTGGAGTTACAGGCGGCTTGCTCCCGCCGAGCTGCGGCAACTTGTCCTTGAGCGAACCAAACATTTTCTGCAGCTTGGCGATCTGGTTCGGCGCAAAGCCGCCGACACCAGCGCCAACGCCACCGCCGACAAGACCACCACCGAGCGCACCACGCAACGCAGCGCCAAGGCGGCCTTTGCGCTGTTTAACAATATTTCCGGCGTCGTCAACAGTCTCTTCTTCGCCCGGATTGAACGCGCCGTACAGGCCGCCAGCCAACGCACCCAGACCCGCGCCGCCGAGACCGCCCGCCATCATGGCCGGCGCCCGACTGGGGTTGTGGGGATCAGGCAGCGTGAGCTCGCCCTCGCCCTCGGCCCGCTTTTCGGCGACGGCCCGTTTGACATAAGCGCCAAACGCGCGCATGTTGGCAGCCTTCTGTTGCTGCTGTTGGCGCTTGTTTTTCCGTGCCGAGTACTTGAATTCCATGGAAGAATCTCCTTGAAGGAAAGTAATATCCTGAGCCGTGTTTTTTTTCTCGAGATCGCCGTAAACCAGTTGGCCGCCCGGCAAGTCAGACTGCCGACGCATGCTGTATTCCATAAGCTCGGGTATACGATTGATCTTGCGGGCCATATCTTCGCCCCAAGTATCTTGCTTACCGGTGATCGCGTTATGAAGGGCATGCCCAATATCTTCGGTTTTGTACTTGAGCCCTAGGCCAACCCCAGGCAGCCCATACTCAGCAGCGCCACCCAGCGCGCCACCAGCGGCGCCTCCGATGAGCGCTCCGCGCAGCCGTTTACCCTTACCGGCTGCCAGAGCGCCAACGCCGGTGCCAAGTCCGGCGGCCATCAACGGCGCAATAAACGCCGGGTCAATGGCAGAGCTAGCTCCAGCTTTCACAGCGGAGAGCGCGCCGGCTCGGTATTGAAGCTTCTGTGCCATATACTGCGGCCCACACAACAGCATCAAAACAACACGGAATTACGCAAAACTACGCAAGAATATGGCAGTATACCAACTAACCTACCCGATAGTTAGCAACTCGTAGCGGATATGCCTGCCAAACTCACGCGGGGTGATTGCGGCAGCTTTGCGCAGCGGTTTTTTATCTTTTTGCTCAGGTTTTTTTGTGCTTGTGTTTTTTTTATCGTCACGGTCGGGCATTTTGATCGTAGCGGGCGAAGTATCTTTGTCTTTTTCGCTGTGCGACTTGGCGGGTTTTTGAGGCTCGTTGACGTACTTTCCGCCACGGCGGCGCGACTCCATCAGGCCAAACCGTTTACCCTGCAGCATGCCGTAAAGCGGCAGCATGGCCGCAAACGGCCCTGCAAACGGCGCTGCGGCAGCCCCCATGTAGCTGCCATACCCAGCCGGCAGCATTTTTTGCCGGTCGTCTAGAATCTTGTTCAGTTTGGCCGGGTTGTCTTTGTACGTACGCCGCAGATTCTTTTCGCTCAGTCTGTTGGCTTGCGCTTCTTGATACAGCGCGTGAAACATGCCGACCGTAGGCACCATGCGGCCAGCACCGTAAACATCGTGCAGTAAACCTTTACCCTGCCGCTTGAGCCATGTTTTTACTTTGTTTTCGTTGTCGGAATATTCCGGAACTTTGTTGCTGTTGAAATCAAGCGCGTGCCCAATTTCGTGCGTCAGTACCGCCGGCTTGTCGCCCATCAAATACGTGCTATTTGTAGCCGGGTTAAACAATGAGCCACGCAGTAACGCGGCATACAACTGCGTCGCGGGATGCTGCGCCAAGCCGAGTAGCTTTCCAGCAACCGATGTTCGCGGGTTCTTGAAGATACGCGGAATCTCGCGAAAGAAATCACCGCCGCCCAGGTACACACGGTGATCTTTGAGCGCTTCCGGATCCGCGCGCTCCATGTCTTTGGCTAACTGCGTAAGTTTCTGTGCGCGCGCGTCGTCAGGGCTGATCTCTGGCGTGAGATAACCGCCGTTCGCGCCTTGCCACTGTGTCGGATTCACGTGACTGCGCAGCGACATGATTGTGCCGCCTGGAAATGCGCCAAGATGCCCAACCGTTGAGGCCAATGCGCGCGCACCCAGACCGCCCCGCATGACCTCGAGCGCCGCAGATTTGTCCTGCAAACTGGTTACGGCGCTGGTTGTTGGGCTGGGTACAGCTGCCTGTTTTGGCTGCTGCCCGTAAATTTCATCGTAGGCTGCGTATACGGGCAGTTTACTGTGATCGCTGTACAACTCGCTGATTTTGTGCTTTGGCGTAATACCCGGAGGCGCCGCCAGCGAAAAAAAGTGCGGAAACACTTCGTCATTGAGTCCGGTTAACGGCCGTTTTTGCAGCAAATCCGCGTATGCCTCGGCCGGCACAGGATCGCCATACCGCACGTTTGTAAATCCAAGTTTGTAGCCGGCTTTGTTCGCATGCGCAGCGGCTGCGCGCAAGTACTCTGGAAATTTCTTGTAATCCGTTTTGTCGTCAAACAACCACGGCGTACGGTCAGAGAGCCCGTAATCGTCCGCGGCGCCGTATGCCCGCTTTATGTTGTTAGCAACAGATGTTTCAGGCGGCATGCGACAGCTTTTCTAAAAATGGCCTGGTTAGATATCCCGGTTAGATATCAATTAGATATCAGTGTTCGATCTCAGCGCCGTGGGCCGTTGAACCTAACCCGGCGCCAAAGCCGTTACTGTGCGCCATCGCGTGCTCAAGGCCGTGCAACACCGGGTGCGCAACGGTGTGCGCGGCTTCATATGGCAGCGCGAGACTGTGCGGCAGTAAATTAGTTGGGTTGCCGGTGTTCGCAAAATTAGTCGGGCCGTTCAACGGGTGGCCGATAGCATCTGCGCCAAGATTGCGCGCCGCCTGCTCAATCGGCGCGCCAATGTTATGCTCATAGGCGCGCCATAGATTCTGCGCAGTTTCTGGGACTGCTCGCTGGATCTGTTTGCCAAGCTGGGTTTTCATGTCGCCAAACCGAGCAGCCGTGTTAAGCTGCGCGTCGCTAAGCCGCAGCGCTGTTTGATGGCCGAACTGTGACAGGTTTCCTGCATACCGGGAAAACGTCGGGAGCATTTGTTGCACGCGCGGGTTTGCAGCTGCCGCGCCCAGTGCGCCGGCAGCCGTTGTGCCGGCTTGCGCAGCTGTGGTGCCGCCAGCAGCAGCAACAGCCGGAGCAGCCGCAGCTGCGCCGGCCACAGCCGGAATTGCTGCAGCAGCTCCGGCGCCCACACCCAGGGCGCCCTGCCCAATCCGCATGTTTTGGGCTTCTCGCGGATCTGTTACTTGCTGGCTTGTATTTGGGTTGTACCAGCGACTCAGCGTGTCTTGATAGCCGGCCCGGCCGAACAACCCGCCGATTTGCTTTGGCATCAGCGCGTCTGTGCCAGCAGCCGAGCGGTTTGGAGTTAGGCCTGTCGGTGCAGCCTGCTGTGGGGCCGCGCCAGTAGTTACCAGCGGCGATTGGGCTGGCTGCAAAGCTGGCGGTGAGCTTGGCGGCGAGCTCAGCGGTTGCGGTTTAGGCGGCGCCAGCGACGTGGCCGACGTGACAGGCGTAAACTGCCCAGGAGCTTTGCCGGCTGCCGGGCCGGGCCTATTCAGCGACAGCGTGCCAGACGTTGAAGTTTGGTTTCCTGGTTGTGAATACGGCGCGAACTCTTGGGCCAACTTTAACCGCACAAGTTTGCCGAACTGATATGGCTGCATATCGTCAGCTGTCTTTACAGCCCCGGCAATCTTCGAGCTATCCGGCGAGTTCTTTGCGCCGAATGCAGCGTTGCCGTTGAGCTGGCCCTTGTTGCCCAGGGCGCCGAAAGCCTGAATCGGATTGTGCTGCGGATTGGAGCCCCCACCGACAGGCCCGGCAGGCTGTGTGTTTGCGGGATGCTGCGCAGCCGGTTGAGCAGCAGCATTTCCAGCGGGGGGCGCCATCCCCATCGGCAGCGGAATCATCGGCGCCGGCATGGACATGCGCTTTAAAAGCATGTTTTGCGGCACGAAACGCGGGTCGCGGCCTTCCTGTCCAGCATGATGCGCCTCCATCATTTCGCGCAACGGCTTCGCAAGAACTACGGCTAATTTACCGAAAATGGCTTCGACAGAGTTGGAGCTGTGATTTTTGCCGTCTGGGCTCGAGTTATGTGTTTCGTCCTGTTTTGGCTGGATTTCTGTACTGTCCTGGCCTGCGTAAGTCGGTTTGTCGTTCTGTGGCATCTTGACTTGCACCATCCCAGAGTTGGCTTGCTTTATCTCGTTGCCCAGTATAGAGTTACGCTCAGTTTTTTTGGCGTTAGCAAAAACTGATAAAACGTTATCAAGTACGGCCAGCGCGGCGGCCTTCTCTTTGGATTCTGGTTCTTGCTTATTTGCGTACATAGGCAGCTTCTTTTGGTTCGGGTATTCGTGCGCCCAGCGTTTGGCAATATCCGGATGTGCCGCCCAAAGAAAACGGCGCTGTTTTTCGGATTTAAACGGCATGGCGCGATTCCCTATCAGAATAGCGTTATCTTAGCAAACTGATATGGAAAGCACTGATAGCTAAAAAAAGGCCGCAAAGGCCTTCGTGGTGAGTTGACGGCGTCGCCAACTCACCACTAATCAGGTCACGTCCCAGCTGTTCAGCCGGACGTGCCGGCCGTCGAGGCTCTTGGCCACCAGGCGGTTCAGCCGGTGGTTGTGCCGCTTGAGGGCGCGGCGGATCTTGGCGGCGCCCCGCGTCTTGGGGCAGTGCCGCCAAGCCCGTTGCCAGTCGGTCATGGTGACCTCCGGTGTTAGGCTGCAGGATTTACAAACGCATCCTGCTCGCGTTTCGCGGTGGCGGCTCGCTACGCCCAGCTGCACTTCCCAGCTGTATTACACCGGAGTTATCCGGCTTCACCAGAATTATCTGGGTCAGACTTCGTTGTACACCCGCCAGTCACGGCATGGGGGAGCGCCACTTCCCCTTCGCCAAGAGAGTTGCTAGCTCTTCTTGGCGCCATCACGAGCCGGGCGCTGGCGACGAGCGCCAACGGGGTTCGTGATGGGGCGGGCGACGACGGCAGCAACCTGCCACGACTTCGTCACCAGCCGGCACCGACCACGACGGTAAGCCATAAAGCTATACCTCCGCGGGACGCATCTCGCTGCGTCCTAGCGTTCAGCTCGCGCCTACATAGGGCTTTACGGGGGAGCTGAAGTCTCCCCGTACACAGATACGAATATCCGTGTACATTTTATATGCCGTGTTTTTGGCCTGTATTTAGCTTGCAGCAAAACAGCTGATAGCTAAGAGAAACCGAGCACGCGGAGCCCGTAGGCCCCGCTGCTGGTTTCCCCTGGCGCCGGTGGCTCAGACTGCCGAGCCGCAGCCGGTTGCGCAGGGCGCGCCCGGCGCGGCGACCTGCTGGTGGCCGCACCAGGTGCAGTTCACCAGCCGCTCGGTCTGGCTCTTCCGCGCGGCATCCAGCTGCTTGCGCAGCTTGAGGATCTCCGCGTCCCTTGCTCGAACTGTTCGCCACAGCGCAGCGGTCTCCGTCACCGGCGCGCTGTGATCGAATTGCCGCCACTCGCGGAGCTGGCGGGCCGCGTAGTCAACCGCTGTGACTACGCTGACAAACATTACGCCGCTGGCGAGCGCGGCCGTCGTCGCCAGGGCGGCGACAACCGGCCAGTGGGGCAGGTCGAGCACCGTCACTTTGGCGGCGGCCAGCACCGCGTCGAACGCGGTGAACGTGGCGGCGCCGGCGACCACGGTTGTGGCCGCCATGAGGACCAACCCGGCGGCCAGCCAAAACACGAACTTGACGAAATCGACCATGATTGCCTCCTTTGGGCAACCCAGGAGTCTGCCTGAGACAGGAGTTCACCGGCGGCCAACGTACATACGCCGACACTTACGGATTCCTCAATATATATGCCCGCGAAACACCCGGTATTTAGCCTTCGGGTTTGATATCTAACCCGGGCGCTGATAGCTAAGAGAAGACGCAGACCACGGGCTTACGCCCTGTGACCTGGCTTCCCTGCGCTTGGGGCGCGGCGGCTCGCGGAGGCTTACGCCTTCCGCAACCGCCATTGCTTGCCCTCGATCAGCCCGGCCGCTATCGTCTTTCGCGCCTTGCGGCGCGACGGGCCCGGGATCTTTTCCCATGTTGCCCACGCCTTAGCGTCCTTCGACCAGAACTCAAGGTTGTACATGTCTACCTCCAAACTTTTGCGACATTACTGTTGTCGCGAAACAGCGCGCCCCGTTGAATTACGCGCTGGGGGCGCAGACAGCACACCACTTACAACCCGATGAGAAATCCTTGCGCGAACGCAAGAGCTGGGTCTCTTGCAATCACGCCGCCGTCGTCCAGAACGGCAACCTGGATTTGTGCGCCCACCTGCTTCATGAATTGCTTCATGAATGCCTCGCCGGGTGTGCTGGCCGGCGTGGCGTTGGAGAGGGCCTCCAACAGCAACCCGCCCGTAAACGCCAGGACGCGGTCCTGGCGCACGCGCCGGCCAAGAGCGGCCCGGGCAGCCGGCGCAGGCTGCTCGGGCTCGGCGGCCACCGGCGGCACGCCTTCGACCACCGGCGGCGCGGCGGCGAGGCGCGCGGGTGCGGCGGCCGAGGCGAGCTTGATGCTCGTCTCGACGGTCGCCGCGATCAGCGCCAGACTGCCGGCAATCACGACGCCGCCAACGAAGGCGACGCAAAAATCAACCGTGTAGTTCTTGTTCATGACACGCTCCATGGACCAGAAACCGCTGGTCGCGGGACCGGACAACGGAGCCCGATCGTTGAATATGCCAGCTATTTAGGTCAGATTTAGCCGGGCGCGGCCGGCGATTCCGGGGCCTCTTTGCTCAGCGATACGACCAGAATGTCTGCGCCCGGATGCAGCCGCTCGAAGAACTTTTTCAACTGCGCCGGGCTGTCCAGCTGTAGCAGTTCCAGCAGCGTGTCGATGAAATACTGGGTGTACATATCCGGCATCGGATACCTGTTCTCGACCAGCACCGCCAGGTCGGCGGCCATGTCCTGATCATCATCATTGAACGCGACCATGCGTACTTCCTCCTGGGAGCGTCTTGCCTAGCTAAACAAAACCGAGCGGCCGGGGCCGAAGCCCCGGACCGCCCGGTCTTGAACACATCATGCGCTGAAAGCAGGCCCAGCTACTAGCGCTTCGGCGGGCAAGCCGCGATCAGCGCCTGCAGCGGCGCCAGCTGCTCGTCCAGCTCCGCCAGCGCGTCCTTGGCGGCGCCGCGCGCGCAGCCCGCCGCGAAGAACGCCTTACGCGCGTTCGACGCGGCAGTTGCAAGCGCTTCCAACTCTTCCGGCGTCGCGCTCGGCGAGGCGGCCGTCGCCGAATGCCACGCGGCGGCATCCTCGGCCTCCGCCTCGGCCGCCCACGCGGCCTCCAGCTGCGTGAACGCTTCCTGCCGCTTGACCAGCAGCGGCCTGATCTGCGCCTCCGCCCGGAGCGCCGCCAGCGCGCTCGTCCGGTGCTCGGGCGCGTACTCGAACAGCTTGTTGTACTCCTCCTGCGTGATCGAGCAGTCGTGTACCAGCAACTGCCCGATCGAAAGCCCGCCGGTGCGGGCATTGAGCGCGTAAACGCTCATGTAGCCTCCTTCTCGGTGTTGGGTTGCAACCACCACGGTGTGTCGACCGTCGCGGGCAACGTAGAGCGCATGTTTCGGACGTAAAAACACGATCGATCCAACCAGCGCAGAACAGCGCCGTTGCCGTCCTGCCGAATCATCTCCTCGGCCGCCCGCCGCTTGTCGATTAATTCTAACTGCAGCTTTCGCAACATCAGCTGATCATCACTGGGCGCAACGGCCATGTACGCCCCGATAGCCGCCTCGGCGTACATACATCCCAACAAGAAATCGATCAGCGAGCACGCGCAGTCGGCCGCGTACTCGCGCTCATCCTCATCTTTCCAGTCTTCCTTGATGCGCATTAGCAGGGACGGGAGCTCTTTAAGCTCAGCGTCGCACTGTTTGAGCATCTCGCTGACAACCACCCGCAGCTCGCTGGCGCTGCGGGTCGGGAGCGTGAACTGCACTTTGTGCAGGGCCAGCCTCCCGACCTGACAGAGCACTGCCGGGTGCTCCGGCGGCAGTTCGCCGCTCGCCGCGTCGGCCAGGTCGGCGGCGAGGGTCTGCAGCCAGTGCTCGACCATGGGGCTGTGGGCAGATTCAATGGTCATGAGTTCACCTCTACTTAGAGTTAGATATCAATTCAACAAAGAACAAAAGCCGGTGGCCGGGAACGATCCGGCGACACGCTGATTACAAATCAGCTGCTCTACCAGCTGAGCTACACCGGCCTGACCGACCTGCGCGGCGCAGCTTAGTTCTGCGCCACGCCCACCTCGAGCTTCCTGGGATCCGGGTACTCGCTGGGGTGGGCGATGTGGCGGAACCTTGCCCGCCCCGTGTTCGAGTGATTCCCGAACACGTCTCGCGCGTGCATTGCCGCGCGGAGCTTCTCCATTGCCGACTCGATCAGCAGCCACCAAGCGTAGCTGAGCTCGCCGCGGGCCTGCACGTCGGCGTTGACCTGCTCGACAACCCCGTCGAGGTTGGCGAGTTCTTGCTTTACTCGGTCGTTGTAGTAGTCCGCCAGCCGTTCCATTTCGTCAGCGGCCATGAAACCCTCCTAGTAAAAGAACCAATCGAACACAACGTCTCGAACAGGGCCGTGGTCCGGCGGGCATTTTGATGCCCTCCCACAGTTTAAGGAGGATAACTTCCCCCTGTTTTTCGCGGCGCTCTTGCTGCGCCGCCGAGACGATGGAGGTGGCGGGAATCGAACCCGCGTCCCGTGATGATTCAGAACAGACGTCTACGTGCGTGTGCTGTTGTTACTCACACAACAGCCAAGGCCAGCCGATTATCGGCGTCAGGTGGGCTACCACCATCTTTGGCTGTCTTTCCAGCCTGCCGGCCGTCTTCCCGGCTTCCAGCGTGAGGGGCGAAGGTGTCACGCGCACCTCCCGGTCACTGCACTCAGGCAGCGAGAGCGGGAGCGCTGTTGAAGGCGCCAGATAACTGTGGGCGATTTTTAACGTGGCCATTCGTCCAACCACGGCACGCAATCTGAACCTCTTGCATCCGGTCGAAACCTTTACACCCCCGCATAGCCTGCAAACACTTTGTTTATCGCATAATCGGCAGCTGCATGTACGTTTTTTGCTTGCCCGTTTTTTGACGGTTGTTTGCGCAGCGTCAACGTGTTGACAGTTTTACGCAACACGTCGGACTTAACCGCGTATACACACCCGTCTGACAAATCGCAAATTGCGAAATAGTCAAACATGTCGGGTTGGTACGTGAATTTGTAACCGGGGCCGCTTTTTCTCAGCGGCAAGCGCAGACAGCCCGATACAGGCGTAATCGCTTTGCACTGAAAACGCAGCAACTTTCCGTTTTTTTCAGCGACGAGGTCAATTTTAGAGATATCGCCTTCTTCGCTAAACACGGAAAAACCAAGCTGGGCTAAAGCCAGACTGGCGGCAAATTGCCCGATGTTGCCTTTAATCTTACTGTGCATATTTGTCTTCCTTGACACCGTGTGATTAGTAATCTCACGGTTGAATATACACAGCGTTGCGCAAAGCTACAACCTAATAGGGGCGTCCGGAGTTGCGCCGGATTCACAGGATTAAAAGTCGAGTGCATCACTAACAATGCTTCGCCCCCGATAAAATCATCGACTTGCGCGGCCCAGCTTACTCGCAAAATTACGCCGCGCAAGCCAAATTCTTGTCTGCCACGCCTCCATGCGGTGGCGCAGCCAGCGGCGAACGCGGCGATATGGCGTGTTCATGCCATTCTTGGTCATGTAGGCGTGGGTGCACCACATGACTACTTCATCGCTGGCGCCGTCCAGCGTGGTGTTGCCGCACGACATGCACCGATGGCACGGCACATTTTGCACCGGAACGTCGTGCAGTGCGCCGTCGAGCCGAAGCTTCCAGGTATCGGTGAGCGTGCACTGCTCAATCCGACCCCCGCAGCGGTAACACTGCAGAGACTTGTAAGTTGCTGGCATGCAACCTCCCTTTTTTTAAATGGCCGAGGCGGGAATCGAACCCGCACGGGATTACTCCCACGGGATTTTAAATCCCGTGCGTCTGCCGGTTTCGCCACTCGGCCCAAGGCCAGTGGGCGACAAGGGACTCGAACCCCTAACCCCCTCGGTGTAAACGAGGTGCTCTGACCAATTGAGCTAGTCGCCCGGAAGCGCGGCTGGTTGAAAAATGGCAACCATTTAACAAGTGTAACACCACGGGTTTTTACACCCTGCGAATCACTTGTGCACCGCGCGATTGACCCCGTGGGGATTTGAACCCCAGTCCCCACCGTGAAAGGGTGGTGTCCTAGACCAGGCTAGACGACGGGGCCGTGCGTACCAGAACTTAGCCGAAAAACAGCTAATATTCCAGTACATGGGACATCACTTCCCAGCCTCGATAAGCTGGGAGAATCGCTTGAGCGCGTTCTCGACCAGCTCGCGGCACTCGGGGGTGCCGCGGAACCAGTCGGAGAACACGCCGCTGGACTTGGCCGCCATCCGACGACAGATGGCGAGCAGCTGCACCCGCTCTTCCAGTTGGAGCCGCCGGATGCTGACCGTGAGGAAGACTTCGTCTTCCATGGCCTCCGCCCGGCAGCCCTCCGGGATCTCTTCACCCAGCGGCCAGAACTGCACGATGATCCAGGCCAGCCGCCGCAGGTACTCCCGCGTGTACTGCTGGCCGCGGGTCAGCTTCTTCGTCTTGGGCATTTTATTCTCCCAGTATCGCGATCTGCACCTCAGCCGGGAGCTGCTCGATTTTGCGGCGATTGATCGCCTCGTAATCATAGCCCGGCTCCTTGGTCTCTCCGTAATTCAACAGCCACAAAAAGGGCTGTTCTTTCCATTGCGCGAGAAACGCACCGTTCTCGCGCAGCCGCTTCAGGTGGGTCATCATCCCTTCGCGGCCGTCCGAGTGGCCGACCCAGACCCACTCGGGCTTGTCTCGGAAGCCGCCAGAGTGAACGAGCTTCCAGGCGTCCATAACTGGCACGCGGGGCGCCCAGTTGTAGTACACCGTCGACGAGTTCAGTGACGCGCCGAGATAGGATTCTGTTGTGATCAGAATTCCCTCGGGGTGCCACCAGATGCTGAACTCGTCCGGCTTCTCATAGACTTGGAATGTCTCGACAAACACTTTCTGAAAACCGTGGCGGCCAAGAATTTCCATCGTCGCGGCGTACGTGCTCTGACACGTATCGCCCAGGACGTCGAACACGTCCCGCTTGGCGCTGTTCAGAGCCTGCATCAAACCGAACGCGACATCCACCGCCGCGTCCGAGCCAACCGCCTTTTCAGCCACAGCGAGCGGGTCGATCGCCATGAGCTTTTCAGCATGCTTCTCGAGCTCGTTCATTTGCTATTTGCTCTCCAGGTAAGAAAGGGCGGGCGCCCAGGATGTTCACCCCAGGCGCCCGCCCCGAAAGATCTGCGTCATTGGCGCCACCGGGTTCCCCAGCAGCGCCTAGCAGATCACCTCCAACTTCTGACGCGATACCATCGACCATCCGGCCCTTGCGCCGCCGCGTCGCCGGTAAGGCGCATCGGCCTCGACGGCGTGCATGTGTTGCAGTTCGGCGAACTGCCCCTGCCGACGCCTTCGAAACTGCCGATACAGCTTCCGACGTGCCCGCAAAACCGGCGTGAGGCCATGATGTTGGCCTCTTGCTGGCACCGGGCCTGGTCGTCACCCCGGTAGGTCGTGTACTGCCTTGGTGCCGCCTCAGCCACTCCGTTGCCGAGCACCGCCAGTGCCATCAACACGCAAAATCCGCGAATCATAAACTACCCTCCTTGAGGAACCATCGAAACGTCTGCCGCCGCGCGGCAAACGGAACGGGCAGGCGGGGGACGAGCCCGACGCGCCATGTTGCGCCCTGCCCGGAAACATCACGTGGCGGGTGACCAGGTGGCCGCGACCACCTTGGGGTCGTAACACCCCAGCATTTGCGCCACCCTCGTCGCGGCCGTGCGCGCCCAGTCGTCCGGGTCATACCCGAACCCCGGGGTTTGCTCACGGTCGGCCTCGACGACCACCGTGATCAGCACCTTCTCTCGCCGCGGCCGTTCGAGCTCGGCAACCTTGGTCCGCAGCCGCTCGATTTCCTCGACCACCGCGTCCTGCAAGAAGACGCCGTCGACCACTGCGTCGCACTGCGCGCAGTAGTCAAACTTCTTGATCTGCTCGAGCACGTCGAGCGCCGGCGGCGTTTCCGCCATCGGCGCTGCGGGTAAAAATCCGTGCGGCGCGGTGACACTCACGGCCGCGCCGTCGGCGACGCGGGCGGCCGGGTCGGCGACATTCTCGCCGTTGACGTACACCCGCCCCGTCACGATCAACTTTCTGGCGGTCGACGTGTCGCAGCCCCGCCGAATTGCGACGACGTCAACCAACGGTGTCGTTTCAGTTTCCATTGTCATCTTCGTTTTCCTCCAACTGCGTAGTTAGAACATCGGCCATGAACGCACAGGCGAACATGCAGCCGAACGCGGACAACAGCGCCGCGAAATCGTTGTCGGCTGTAACGTAGCCGAAAACGCCGCCGAGCAAGCCGGCAGTGCTGGTTATGCAATGCTTAACGCAGTGCACGAGCTCCTCCTTGAGCCAGTTGTAGTTGCGGCTGCGGCTGGTTTGTCCACACCAGCCACACGCCGTTCTCGAACTTCCACCACGCGCCGGCGTGGTAGACGCAGTTAGCTTGCCCCACTTCGGGAGGCGCGGGCGCAATAGCGATTGGCGACGGCCGGCGGACCTGCTGCGCAAACTGCAGACTCCGTTCAGCCAACGGCAAAACCGCGGACAAAATCGTCAAAACTGTAAGAATCAGATTCATGTGCCCCTCCTTGGGATAGATATCTATCTCGGCATTGTTTGGGCGCCGAGTTTCCCAGATGCCCAATTATCTTGGACGTATGCCAAGAAAATGTGGATCGCCTCTATGCTGTTCGTGTAGAACGGATCAACATCTGTGCCGGCGATTTTCTTCGCCAACTCCGGGTTTACGTCGTATAGGGCGTTGAAATAAGCCTGCCCAAGCCGACAGTGCTTACGATGCCGGTCGTAGTGCGCGATGGCCTCGCGCACATAATCCTGATAGGAGGCGGGCATTTTTGCTCCCTAGTTTGGATTGAAGCTGGCAGTGCGTCCGTCGTAGACGAACTGTTTGATCTCAACGCGGGCCGATGGCTTTTCGGCGTCGTGACGAGCTCGAACTTCTGCCAGCCGCTCCGCGATCTCGGCCAGTTCCTCCGGGCCGGGATCTTCAAGCGAATCAAGTTTGCAGCGCGGCTTGCGGCATTTGCGCTGTTTGTCGGCCCACGCCATTGGGCCCTCGATTTTTTCAAACAGGCGCTTGCGCGACCAGTTCACGGCAGCCGCAGCCGCCGTCGAGCTGATTCCGTGTTCGAACAGGAATCGGCCCCACACAAGAGCCAGCGGCGCGGCGAGCAGATACGCACCGGCCATTTGGTGCGGCGAGTTGTCCTTGTCGTGGCGCTCGAGCCACGTCAGGATCTCCCGTGCGTCTTCGACCGGCACGCCAGCGGCGACTGCTGCATGGTGCACAGCGCGCGTCTGGTTAAACGCGCGCACCAACTCCTTTGCCTTTTTCAGGCTGTACGCTTTCATGCGTACACGCTCCTTTCGTTCCTTGAAAAGCCCCAGAAAAAGCCACGCGGGGCAAGTAATATGCCCTGAAAACGGCGGCAGTTTAGCTGACCGTTGGCGGCGATGGAAGAGTGCCGGTCACGTCCGCCACAAAAGCTTGCGCCTCTGGGCCGGTTGGGCCGCGGAACGGCATTCTGGGGGCATCAGGCGGAGCAGGTAACGTGTACCAACCTTCTTCGTGCAGCTCGTCCAGCTGCCGAAACACAGCGTCGTACTCAACGCCGCACTGGCGCAGGCTGTATCTCGCTCGCGCCGCTTCAGCAATCTTCTTGCGGTCAAGCTTTTGGACAGCGTTGATCGCGCCCAGCCATTGTTTAAGCACGTGACACCGGTAACCGTTGAAGCCGGGCTGCACGGTTTCAGTGAATGCGCCAAAGTCTGACGCGATTAATGGCGTGCCGCACAGTAGCCCCTCGACACCAGCGCCTCCGAACGGTTCTACGAATTGCGTCGGCATCAGCTGGCAGTACGCGTTGCGCAAGAACTCGCTACGCTCTTTGCCCTTGAGCGGCCCCACGTATTCGATGTTTGGGTGGGCCCACGGCGTCGGGTCGCCTTGGCCGGCAATCTTGACCGGCATGTTGACGCGCCGGGCAATCTGCAGCACCGTGTCGAGGCCCTTGGCGGCTGTAATACGGCCCATGAACGCGATGTAGCCGCCCGGCTTGTCACTGGGCTCCCAATCGTCAATGTCGAAGTAGTTGGGAATCACCCATTCGTAGTTCTGGCCTTTTCGCTTTTCTTTGCCCTGGTGATAGTGCATCCAGGCGTAACTTTCAAAGATCTTAAAAGCGCCGGGCAGCAGCTCAGGGTAGCCGATCCCGGTTTCCACGTGAATGTGGTTTGGAAACTCGTTCACCAGCTGCGCGTGCGCCATGCCAAACGGGTGGCAGATGATATCGCGGCGGTCCAACCGTTCACGCAACGCCGGAAAAAGCTTGGCTTCAAATGCCGCGTGCCACTCGCTGCCAACCTGCGCAGTGTCGCCGTGAAACTTGTTGCCGCCCTGCTTGTCGCCGATGTAGCTTTGGAGCTCAGCCTGCGACAGCATTGGCACTTTGACCTGCGCCTCGCTTTCGCTGCCTTCGTTGGCGTACTCGATGACAGGGTAGTCATACTCCTGCATCATCTTGGAAAAGCGCAGGGCTTTCCCAGTGAATGCGCAGTGAGAGTATTCCTGACTGTGTACCGTGTGAAAGATACCCAGCAGGTGCAGCGTGGGTTTCAGCGGCATGATGGGCTCGTTACTCCGAGAACGGCAGATCTAACTGTGTCGATAAATCTGGTTGCGTAACAAACCGGGCTTTTGGCTTACTGTTGGGTACATACAGCACGTAAGCCTGATCCGGCCCAAACCGAAAAACAACGTCGTTCTCGGCGACAGGTTCCGGCTTTATGTCGCGATTCAGCAGTTTTCGCAACATGTTGTTTTCAATTACTAGTGCAGCAATCTGCTCAGCCAGCGCTCGGACAGAGTCGTTGGGCCACGGAATCAGATTTTTCAGGCCTGTCTGCGCTACAGAAAGCAGCTGCGTAACCACCCAGTCAGGCAAGCTAACCATTTCAGCGCGCGGCAAGTTATTTTGACAGCAACCTTCTTTTTTGCAGGCCATGATTCTTTCTTTCGTAGCGAATAGCTGCGCCAAAAAGCCAAGCTTACACGATAACTGTTTTAGCTGCTTGAAGCCTGGCGCGGTTTGCTTTCCAGTGCTGCTCTTGATAACACGCCGCACAAGTTGCCACGTATTTGTCTTCAAAACCGAGTTCAACTGAAGGGCCGTCTAAGCTGGCCAGCCCATCGACTAGCTTGAGATTAAAAATGGCTTTGGATTCGCAGTAGTGACAGATCGTTTTGATCTCTTCAATTGAATCGGCCAGTTCCATGAGCCGTTGCGCTGCCGGGAACGCCTGCCGACGGAAATCCGTGCGCAGGCCGTAGCAGATCACCGGAATGCCGCGCCGGTTGTAGGGCCGGTAGGTACACGCGTGCGCCAGGCTCGAGAACTGGTCAATGCAGTCAGGATGCAAAAACTGCGCCTCGTCGACCAGCACGCATGCCGTGTCTTCTGGAAACTCAAAAGATATCTTTGCGCCGTCAGGGACCAAGATATCTGCGTGCTCGCGCAAACCGGCCCGGGTCGCAATCCATTCAACACCAGAGCGGGTGTCTGTTGCTGGCTTGACCAAAATCACCCGTTTGCCCTGCTGTCGGTAGTTATGCGCCACAGCTAGCAGGTTTAGCGTCTTGGCTGAGTTCACAGTGCCGTACCGAAAATACAGCTTTGCCATTACCGGCTTTCTATGCAGTAAACGAGCAGCGCGGCCAAAGAAAAACCGAGCATAAAAGCACACAAATGCGGCCACACCAGCCGGAAAACGATTTCGTCCATGGTTAATCCGCAGGAAACCAGAACTGCTCAGGCAGCAAATTACCCAGTGTAAATTCTGCTGTTTCGCCGAAGTGATACAGGTTGTCCAGCAGAATTTCGGTGGTCAGGCTACCGAATTCAGCCATGACCTGCAAGCACGCGCCGCACGGCATACAGCCAGTCCGCGGATCGCCGCGTTCGTCGACGCGTGAAATAGCCACGTGCGTGAGTTTGAGCGTTTTGATTTCTGCCCGGCGTAGCGACACCGCGTGACAAATTGCTACGCGCTCAGAACAAATCGTTGAACCGTAAGCCGCGTTCTCGACGTTGGCGCCGGTGTAGATCTCCGGGTCGTTTTCAAACTTGAGCGCGCAGCCAAACCGAACATTTGAATAGGGCGCGTAAGCCCCGGTAGCGGCTTTGCGGGCAGCAGCGATCAACGGCGACAGCGTCATTGCGTTTGGTCTTCCTGAATTACTTGTTGTTCTACCGGCACAAACTGATCAAGTTCTTCGTCGTAGCGCATGCCGATACTCGCGTAATTTCCGCGAAACGGAATGCCGCCTTTCGTGTGTTCGCCATTAAGTGTGTTGTAAGAAGTTCGCAGGCACCGCAGGCCACGAAACTCGGAGTAGTGCTGCTCCCAGTCGATGCCAAGCTCGCCTTCGTCTCGGCCGACGATCACCTCCACCACGTTGCCGTCTGCGTCAACGAATGCGTAGTGAGCCATGCTTGCCTCAAGAAAACGTGACCGTGCCGGTGCCTGCCGTGAACGTGACGATTGCGTCCGAGCCAGAGAATTGCGTCGTGTAGGTCAAGCCGGAGGTAGCTGTCATCAGCAGCGCGTTGTTGAACCTCACAATTACAACACCGCTGCCGCCGTTGCCGCCCGAGCTACCGTTGC